AATCTTGATTTGCATCTACATCTATCTTTTCATATTCGATTTTATCTGCTAGGCTTTCCATGATTGGAGCTAATGATCTACAAGGTCCACACCATGCTGCACTAAAGTATAATATTTTCATAATTTTATTTATTTAATAGTATTTATATGTTTTAAAATTCGTTTGTTTCAATTTAATATTAATAATTTAAATATATTTTCCACTCTTCTGGAGTTCCTTTAATATTACTTAATAACATTAAATGATGTGGTTTCTTAGGATATTTTATATCTTTACCTATTGAAATACAGTACTCTTCAAAACTAATATCACCCTTTTCGTTATTACAGTCTTTACAGGCTGTTACTAAATTTTCCCAAGTATTTTGACCACCTCTACATCTAGGAATTACATGATCTAGTGTTAATTCCTTGTGCATTTTTTCACCACAATAAACACATGTGTTTCCATCTCTACGGTATATGTTTTTCCTAGTCATTGGAACTTTGTGATTCTTAGTATAAACATATTTAGGAACTCTAATAATAGAAGGCTTTTTTATTATAAGTTCTGGATTGCATAGTTTAAATGATTCTTTATGTTCATGAACTACATCTGCATTTCCTTTATAAACTATAGTAAAAGCTCTTAGGCTAGTTATAATTCCACGAGGTGTATGGCTAGAATCTAATACAAGTGTTTTACTTTGTTCCTCCAATACTTATATATAATCTTCGACGATTGTATCATCAATTTCAACTTCTTCACCCTTTGCTCCAAATTCTTCTGGATTTCCCCACTCACCGATAGCAGCATACAATATAGCGTAGTTTTCGTTATCATCTGCTTCAACTCTGTTCCATCCATCTGCTTCATTATATACATATAACCCTGCACCGTTATCATCTTCAGAGTATCGATATAGGATTGTTTCTCCATTGATTTCAATTTCACCTTGCCAGGTTGTCATTTGGTATTTAATACACGCCTCATCAATTACTTTAAATTTTGCCATTTTAATTATTTTTATAAGTTATTATTTTTATTATACTAATTCGAATATATTTCCGTTACTTGTTAATTTACCAAATTTTCTATCAGTAACCACAGAACCGTTTGAGAATATAGTATCTAAACCATAGACCTTTCTAATACCTACATTTATTATATCTTCATTGTTATGGATATGACCGAACATCATAAATTTGGGTTTAACTATTTTTCATTTATTCATCTTTATTTATAAAATATATGTTATCTTTCTTCATATTGTATGAAATTCCATTCTCGGAAGTAATCATTATTTCAAAACTCCAACCAGACCATTTAAAATCAGGTGTTAGTTCAATTTCATCCTCTTCAGTTATTTGTATTTTAGAGGTTCTTTTACTTAAACCTACTAACATTTTTCGATTAGTTTCTTTATCAGCATTAAGTTGATGTGTGATTGAAACTCCTTTAACAGTTCCTTTTACTTCACCACCGTATTTGCTTTTGTAAACAAAATCTAAACCTACTAGATCTTTTTGTAATCCCTTTAATATATTTTCAAACATACTTAATCCCACCAATTTTGAATGTTGTGTTCTATATAATCCCAAAGTAACTTATGAGCACGTTTTTGTTTATCTTTACCTAATAAGAACATTTGATGTCTTACTTCATCAATTACTTTCTGATGAGTTTCATCTACTGCGAAATCATTCCATATTTTCATTTCATAAAATGGATCACCTTTTTCATCTTTATCTTCTAACTCAACAAATTCATAATGAGTTTTACCATAAAGTTTCTCAATGATATCTATATACTCCGTAATATACTCTTCATCATATACTTTCTCCATCAATTCAACAGCAGTCCATATTCTAGTAGCATTTGTTTTTGCTTCTACAGTATAAGCTTTATCTGATTCTAAGTATTTAGCTGTTCGTTTTAGCTGATATTTAAACAGTTCTATGGATGAACCGTAATCAAAATCATACCCTTTCCATATTACAGGAATGAATTCTATAACTCGTTTTAATCTATATATTAATCTTTTAATTTTCCACATCATATCTGTTTTTATATATTAAATAATTCGTAGTTACTATTCTCTGTCTTAAACTTTATGTAGTCTTCTCTTTGCTCTACAATCTCTGTTACTGTTGTAGTCTGCCAAGTAAAGAAATCATTGAATGGAGACATAATTAATGAACGACCTACGGCTGGTTCTTCAAAATTATCTTTGAATGTACCATCCTCATTCCACTCTAACCATAATATCCTAGCTGATTCTTTTACTAGCTTGTCTCTTTCTCTAATTAACCTGTATTTAGGTTCTCCTGTATCTAAATTTAATAGTAATTTAGGTTGTACCCCTGGTATCATCTTTTTAAGTTTAATATCTATCTTCTGAAAATCCTAATTCTTTAGCTTCTTTTGGATGCTCTTCTATATATGTATGACATTGCCTACATACGGATAACCAAGTGCTGACTTTTAAGTAATTAACACCTCTGCCTTTTTTATGATGTACATCAGTTGAATTATGATTACAGCCTGGTAGTGCTGCTTGACACATTGGATTTTCCTCCATAAACTTTCTTCTAAGTTTAGTGTAAGCAGAATCAAGTATAGCCATCTTTTTAGATTTCCTATTAATAGGTTTCTTTTGAAGTGGTTTACTATCTTTCTCTTTTGATTTATACCAGCAATTCTTGCAATACCGGCTACCTTTATCATTTTTCCAGATAAACTGCTCAGTATTGCAATTATTGCATAGCTTTTTCTTTTTCTCAATCATTTGACAGTTAAAAAGTTTTTAGGCAATAAGCCTTTCTTCATATAAAATAAAATCAAATCTTCATATTTGATATTTAGATCTTTTAAACTTACAGTATTAATGTAATTAGGATCAATCTCATCAACAGGTATGGAATTTAAATCTCTACCAAACTGTGTGTTTGTAAAGATACTAAAAATAGTTTGAATTTTCTTAGCTGTAATCACTTGTTTCCAAGCATTTACCTCTCTTTGTCCACGCTGCCATACTTTTTTGATTCTTCTTTTCTTATCCCAGTGAAGTTTAGCCTGCTCTGCAGGACTATAAACATTTAAACCATGTAGCACTCTCTTAAATAGAAAGTGTTGTTGTGGGTTAAGTTTTGTGTAATCTAACCTTTGTGCTATAATCTCAGGTTGAATTTGATATTCACTTAATATTCCTAAGTATTCATATCTTTCTTTACGGGCTTGTAATTCTTGAATTTGCTTCTCAAGCTTAAGGATCTGTTTTTGTTCATTTGTTAACATGTTTTAAAGTATATATAAAGGTGAGTAATAAAAAAAGAGGGTTAGTATTTCTACCAACCCTCCTAAATAAAAGATTTATTTAATAAGTACTATTATAATTCAAAAGCAGTGTCATCTTCCACTACTTCTAATTCTGCTTCTGCATTAACTTCAGCAATTGAATCTTCTAAATCAATTTGATTATCTTCTGATACAACTTCTTCTGCTTCTGTTTCTATATCAAAGGCTTCAGATGGTGTCACATTATTTGTTTGTGGCTTATTAAAAGAAGCTAATTTAGATTCAGTACCGTTTGCTTCACGGATTGCATCACCATTATTGTGTGCTACAAGTACGTCTTCAGCTGTTACATCAGCAACGTACATTGTTTTCCTATAAATAGGTTGCCCATCTTGACAACAAATAATACCTGTTTCTCCAGCAATCTTAAGATCACGATCAGGATCAGTTGAACTAAATGGTTCTAATGATTCACGCACTACAATTTTACCTGGTAAATCTTTCATATTGTGAATACCCATTTCTCTTAAGTCTTCTACTTTACCATGTAATAATGTACTTAGTTGTTTACGGTTTACCCAACCTGTATTACCAAATGATACTCTTTCTTGTGTTAGTCTAACGTGACCAAATTCTGAGTTATTTTTAGACACACGGATTACGTTACCCATTTCATCTGGGTTAATTTGAACTTTGTTTTGCATTTTTTAAAAATTTAATTGTTTAACTTATATGTCATCTGAATGAAAATAATCATCTGATAATCTATCATTTGGATCAGTTGTTATAACATCAAAGAGATCTGGTTCAAATTCATCATCTGATTCCAATTCTTCTCCTATTTTTTGTTGTACTTTTGATCCTGCAAATAAATTATAAAATGGATTATTACATTCAAGACTGTATGACGAGCTAAGCCCATTAAGATCTTTAATATCTGTGTCAGTTAATTCTAAATACTGCTCTACAGAAATTTCTATTATACGTCCGTTTGGTAATTGATATATCATTTTATTTACAACTATTGTTGTAAATTTAGATATATTAATTATATTGTGAAAATATAATAGCCATCTTAAGGTCTCAATTCTAAATATAATTAGCAGTATATAGCTAAGTATATTATTTTAATGTTATTATTCTACCATCCCTTTTTAAATATCCAGCTTTTTTTAACTGTTTAATTAGTATTCCAACATATGTTACAGATATATTGCAGTGATCTGCTATAGTGTTCCTTGATGGAAAACACTCTCTATTTTTATCTGCATATGTACATAGAAAACTATATAAACCTTTAGCTTGAAGACTTAATTCAGGATCTTTTAAAACTTCTTGATTAACTATACCAAATCTTTTAATATTTGACATGTCTTTCAAGAATTATTTTAATAGCTGATATACTACTAATAGTTTCAACTAGTTTATCATTATTAAAATGATATTTTTTATTCATATAACTTCCAAAGCTATGTACTTGTCTTGAGTACATTCTTTTTAGTGTACCCCAATTCTTAATTTCCTTTCTTAATAGGTGATGGTTTATTAGTGCCATTTTTAGTAAATTTAAAATGTTTTATATCTTTTTTATTTACTCTAGTTAAACTTGTAGTATTTAGAGTAGTTTGATGTTTAAATATATTACCATCATCATCATGATATAATAAATCTACTTTCATTTGGCCATAATGAGGGTCAAAATCATTACCCCAACTACCGTCATCAACTATATAACCATAAACAGAATATGTCTCTACACATATTAAACCCATTTCAAGCAATGTATCATAGTTAAAATATGTTCTGGCATGATATGCTTCAATTGGTGTTTTAATATAGTCTCCTTTCCTAAATACGGTTGCTTCTTCATCACTATATAGTAAATCAAGTAAGTAATCTGATGTATTAGAAGTAATGTTCTTAAACATTATAGACAGTACAAGATCTTTATTTTTTGATTTATTCTCTAATCCTTTCTTGAATATTTTATATCTGGTTTTATCATCCATACTGTTACTGTATTAAAAGGTTATGTAAAAAGGTAACTATAGTTTCTTTTTCCCTTATAGTAATATACTCTATTAGTATACTGGTACTGTTAGGGGTAACTATAGTTTCCTTTTTTTTATGTATATAGTGATTCACTTATATAAACTTTGGCAAAGTAATGGTCTACATATGTGACCCTTTTGCAAAAGTCAAGATCATCTCCATTTTCACGGATTATTGATTTAAACGTTTTAAGACGTCTTTTTGCCTCATTGCATAGTTCTATATTGTTTTCATGATTGAATGCGGTAAAACGATCTATAAATACACAATACTGCAACTCCATGAATCCTCCATACATATCAATTCTGTTATAATTCTTATGAATATCATTTATCTCAACAGAACTGATCTCCAGTTTACCGTTATCAGTAATGTTATTGAAAAATCTTTCAAGATACTTTGTCATAGGTGCAGTCACCGATACAATTATCCTTGACATACCTGTTGTAAAGTCATACTTGTTAAGTACTACAGAATTATAGTACCTATTCATAAAAGTTATATACTGTCTACCTTCACCCTCATCATAACTTATGTTTACTCTATGTCCTTTAAACAACTTACCTTGTTGTGATTTCAAGATATTTACATGTAAGTAATCTTTTAAAGCTCTTTCTTTTACTTTTAGATCTAACTGTTGTCTTATCTTCTTTTCCATGATATCTCTATCATTGCAAATGGTATTAGGATTGCAAATGTCCCTGGTTGATATGCAAGACCTAGTCCTACAAATTCTGCAAATTGAATGTGAAATTTAATTTTCTTCATGGTTTAATGTTTTTATAAGTTTGTAAATAAATAATATATTGCAGTTACTATCCCAGTAACAGCAAATAATAATAGAGTAGCTAAAAAAAGTGCTACTGTAAAATTTAATATGGTTGTTAGTTGTTTCATTTTAACTCTATAATTTTATACTCCTTATCATCAGAGCATTTACATTTTATTTTTTTTTGATCTGTTCTTTCTATTGCATGATCTAAAGATGGAGTAATCATTTCATATCCATCCTTAAAGTAAGTGTAAGTACATTCTTTAGTATCCATAATATTATTATTTAGACTAGTAAAGATATTAAAAGAGATGGAATAATAAAATCCCATCTCTATTTTTTTACTATGAGTATGATGACATGTAACTCATATAGTTGTTATCATCATTGTGATAGTCCCCAACTTCTATTAGGTTATCACTTACTGCTGCTTCACGTAGTATAGCATTACTCATTAGTTCTTCTTTGAGTTCATCTAAGGTAATTCCTGTTAATGAACTTTCTTTTACGGTTTTATAATCACCTAAGTGATCACGAATTAAAGAATTATAATTCACGGTGTTTAGTTTGATTACGACTTTGCCTCCATTATAGGCAAACGATTCTGGGTTATTAATGTATATACGCATGTTATTTGTTATTTAAATAGTCTTCATAATCACAGCCAACTATTACAGCTGGTATCCATCCTAAAAAAATCATAGTAACTATGGTAAAGCCATGTGTCATACATGCTTTCCATGTCATAGATTCTGAAACCCACCACGCTAATGTGGTTATAAGGATAAATGTGATTATTAGTACCAAAGTTGATATAAGAAATACTTTAGTGTTTTTCATTTTGTTTTATATTAGTTTATGCATTGAATATTTTCTTTCTTATAAACTCAGATGCATAATGCTGATCAGACATTGCTTTGATTGTAGGTAGATGTTTATCTAAACTAACTAAAGCTTTTTTATGATTATATTTACCATAAACTGACATGAAGACTGATAAGAAGTTAAACTTCACCCATCTGTCTGCTTTGCCTATCTTAATAAAGATATCAGAGAATTCTTTACACATAGCCTCTGTCTTAGAGTTAGTGATAACAAAGTCTCCTTCTTTAATAAGTTTGCCGATTCTTCCTGGTGTAGGATTACTTGTTGCTATCATAGCAATCATTGATGCTTCTAAGTTATACATGTTGATATACTTTAAGAGCTTCATGTAATCATTGTTAACTACTTTATAAGCATTAACATAATCAATAAGACCCCAAGATTTACTTGAGTTATTAAGACCTGCCATAGTTTTTATAATATCATCAACGCTTGTAATATTAAGAGTTCTGTATGATATAGGTAAGTTTTCACGAACTAAGGCAGTGTATAGATGTTGACCATCTATGATGTAGTTCTTCTTTACACCTTCAAAGGCTTTGGTTGTAACTACAATTACATCACGAATACAGCCTACTGTATTAAGTGACATTAACATTTTCTCAACATGCTTAGGATTTATTTCACGATTCATTGGAAGTAAACTAAACATGCTGTAGTTCTTACTGGTTTTAGATTTAATGTGTTTCATTTGATTACGAATTAGGTTTATGTGGTTTTAATATTGAAGGAATTTGTGTTGTTGCTAATGCTAGTACAGCAAATAGTATTGTTGTTAATATATTATCCTTAGTAAATTCTATATAAGCAACCCTGAATAATTGGAATGACAAGTATAGTGATGCTAATAGGAAAAAGTAATAAGTTATTTTTTTCATGATTTTAAGTTTTAAGTAAATAGTTTATGCTTCTTCTATAAATGAAGGTAAGTCTTCAGCTGCATCTTCTTTGGTTGCATAGTAGCCAGATATTCTATCATAAGGTAACCATACTTTCATATCTGTATCAAAGTACAAGTAACCTATGTAATATCCTGCTGCTGATTTTAATATTTTAACTTCTGATATTTTTTCTGATTCTTCTGAGTAAAACATGGTTATTAGTTTTAAAATATATAACTAGAGTGCTTATCCTATGGCTTACACTATTTCAGAATAGTAAGTGGTATTGCTTGACTCATCTCTCTAGTTATACTTAGGAGTTATATTCAGTTATTAATTCTTGTACAGTAGATACTTTTACTATCTCTGTCCGTATTTCCTCTTCACACATACCTTTATATTCTTCAGGTGTATCAGGACTATCCCACGTCATTCTATGTTTTTCATGATACAAATCTACCAAGTCAGTGATATCTTCATCTACATTGACAACACCTATAATATTTTTTTTAACTACAGGTAATACATCATAATCATAACGTGTAGTAATAAGTCTTATAATCTTTATGTCCATAATGTTTTAGTACAATGCTCTCCAGCTTTAGTTTATTAATAATTGTTTGTAATTGTTTTGATATTGCGGGTAATAGTATACTTCTCTTATAAAGAAACATATAGAGAGAGACAATACTAATTATGATTATAGATTGAGTGCAAGTTGAGTGCATGTGTATGTTTTATAGCTATATAAATATATATACGGCATAATAAAAATTATAGTGAGTGTGAAGGTAAAGAATATGGTGTATGATGACACACCTTCTCTACTTAACACACAGAAATAAATAGTTTATGCATTAAAAAGAATAAAATGGTGAGGATTGTTACATCCCCACCAATTATCTTAGTGTGCCCAGAATAAGTTAGGCACAGCCTCACCTGTAGTGTTGTCAATCACTGGTTTCCCTGTGATCTCTAGTGGAAGTTCATCTCCCACTGCTACTTGCATTTGACTAGATACCTCTGGACTAACAGCGGTAAAGCCAAATGTAATTTCTCCAGACGCAGCACCTGTTTGTACGCGTACTTGAGTTTCAACACCACCAATATTTTTTGTTTCCATTGTTTGGTTCAACGGCTCAGAGCTGGTTACTATACCTTTACCAGACTGAGTGAATTTAAAAAAGTAAGCCATAATTGTTTTGTTTTTTATATGAATTAATAATAATTGCAAGATGTGGCTGGGGAAAAGTTTAATAGCCACATGTTGCAGTATGCTAACTAGTGAATGCAATTGCAAAGCACAGCTAGGGAAAAGTTTAGTCCACTAACTAGTGAATGCAACATGGTGAGCAAGAGAGATGGTTTCCCACCTCTCTGTTCTTGATCTTGGCTTAATGTGCCCAGAACAAGTTTGGAATAGCCTCACCATTCCCGTCAACAACTGCTTTCTCAGTTATCTCCAATGGCAACTCATCTCCAACAGCCACGTTCATTTGTGATGCTAATTCCGGCTTTATAGCAGTAAAACCAAATTTAACTTCACCTTGTGCACCAGCCTGCTCTCTCACTTCTACTTCTACTCCACCAATCATCTTGGTTGTAGTCTTCATTCCTGTTAGTGGTTCAGTGCTAGTCACGATACCTTTCTTTGTCTGTGTGAATTTGTAAAAATACATAATGCTTAAATGTTTAAATGTTGTCTACCACTTCTAGGGGGGTAGACTATCCCAGAACTTTACTGGGGAATGGTTTAGCTAGCACCTCCTAACAATGCCAAACACAAAACTTTAGCAGGACCGGGGGGGGTATGTTATCACATTTAAAAATTGGGGGGATATAAAAAATTTACTATATTTGAAAAAATAAAAAAGAGGTAGTGAAGCTGTAACGAGCACACCACTGATAAAGGTGACTATACTGAAAAAAGGTTAACAGTAGGTATAGGTAAAATCAGGCTTAGTCAGTAACCTTGAAAGACCCGAAGCCTCTCTTTTATTTTATATAAAATTGAAACAAAAGAACTAAAAAATATAATAGAATAGAGGTTATGAAAACATTAGACCTGTACAGAATTTGGGAGATATTAAATTTTATATCGGAACAAGAACACATTTTAAATGATAAAGATATTTATCCTGATTTATTAGGAAATATGTCTTGTTATTATATTCAAGGTTTTGATTATTTTATAGAACATTATAGTTTTAGAATAGATAAAGATGAAATTTGTATTTTTAATGATGACCAAATACCATATGAAGACTATACTACTAATGATTTTTCATATATACCAAAACAAATTTTATCTTTTAATGATGAACAGTTAATGGGTTGGGTTAATGATGAAGTTGCAAAACATTTAATAAAGGAAGAAGAAAATAAAAAATTAGAAAAGAAAGATTTAGAAGATAAAATTAAACTTTTAACACAAAGATTAGAAAAACTATGAGAAGTACACAATTACATTATGAAACAGGTAAGGACTACGATATTATAGACGTGTGTAAGGATTACTCTCTTAACTTTAACAGAGGTAATATTTTAAAGTATGTAGCAAGAGCAGGTAAGAAGAATGACGAGTTACAGGACTTACGCAAAGCATTAGATTACTTACAAAGAGAAATAAATTATTTAGAGGATAAACAAAAGGAATATATAAAACAAACAATAGAAGTATTTGACAATATATAGTATAAAGTAACAATATGCTAAATATTTTGTATATTATATTTATAAAGGTCTAATAATATTACTATGAGTGAAGACGATTTTTGGGATAACTTAGATGGCATTGAAGATATAGATGTTTCTGACGAAATGCTTGAAAAAGCATATGATAACTCTTTTAGAATACTAACAGAAAAATTAAGTTTTGAAGAGCTACTTGCTGAAGACATAGAAAACAATGAAAGTTATACTGTTGTCATGCATGATATTGATGAAGGATTCAACAAAGAAACTATAGAGATTATGATAGACTGGTTTGCTGAATTTGAAGAATATGAAAAATGCGCTACACTACATAAAATGATAAAATAATAATATTCTTTTTTTGAATGCGTGGAATCGTAATACAAACGGTTAATATATAAAAATTAAAACGGTTTTATAAATAAACGGTTAAACTTTTTGCATTTAAACTTTTAATTATATATATTTGTTAAACATAAAAAAATTAACAAATATGTCAACACAAGAAAAACCAACAGAACTTTCCAAAGAAGAACTACAAAAGCGTAGAGAAGAAATCACTGCTTTTTACAAAGACAACATCAAACACTTAAAGGTTCAAAAAGAATATGAAGAACTATTAAGAGATGTAGAAAAAGCACGTGCTGAAAGATTACAATCTCAAATGTTTTTAGCTCAGGCTTATGCAGCAGGAGAAGAAGGAGAACAAGAAGATGAACCTGAACAACCATCAGAAGCTAGAGCTGATTTTGAAGCTGCTATGAATGCAGTCAATGAAACAAAAACAAGAACCCTTAAAAAACAAAAGTAATGGAGATGTTAAAAGAGGGCTCAAAAGGTCAAGACGTAAGTAAACTACAACAATTACTTGGTCTTAAAAAAGATGGTATTTTTGGACCGGCTACTAAAAAAGCAGTTATTAGATTTCAACTTGGGCGTAATTTAAGTGCAGATGGTATTGTAGGTAATGAAACATGGACGCTTTTAATTACAAACGGTCCTGAATTTGAAGCCATAGATGAAGATACTGATGTTGCAAAACAATACTTTACAACTTCATACAATCAAACAATTCATAAATATTTTTTACCTAAAGGAGAATACTTAGAAGGTCCTGTTACTAATGATTATGTTTTTATACATCATACAGCAGGGTGGAATAATCCCTACAAAACTATAGATAGTTGGGGTAGAGATAGCCGTGGAAAAGTTGCTACTGAATTTGTACTAGGAGGTCAGAATATCAAAAATAATGATGATGAGTATGATGGTGTAATGGTGCAAGCATTCCCAGAAGGTGGTCAAGGTTGGCATCTTGGTAAAACAGGATCTGGTTTTATGAACCGTCATTCTGTAGGTATTGAGATTAATAACTTTGGTTATATCAAAAATGGAAAGACATATGCAGGAACTACTGCACATGAAGATCAAATATGTAAATTAAAAGAACCTTTTAAAGGTTATATTGAATGGCACAATTATTCACCTGCACAAATAGAAGCGTTGGATTTATGGTTAAGATATATAGCTGATAGAGATAATATTGATATACGTATTGGATTAGTACAATGGATTAAAAAATATGGACCAACCAAAGCATTTGAATTTCAAGAGGATGCATACTATGGTAAAGTCAAAGGTCTTTTAACACATACAAATGTTAGAAGAGATAAATTTGATTGTTACCCACATCCTGACTTGATTGATATGTTATTAAATTTATAATATGGCAATAGTAAATAAAGTAGATCAAAAAGCTAAAGTTGATATTGATACGACAATCAAATATCAAATAGTAACCTACTGTTTTTTTAATAATATAAAAATAAGCAATGCTGATCTAGAATGTTTATCTGAATTAGCTAAAAAAGAAAAAGTAGAGCTTACTTTATTTTGTAATGACGTTACTGACATGGGCATTTTTAAAAGTGCTCAGTCAGCACGTAATGCAATTACAAAAGCAAGTAAAAAAAATCTTGTTATAAAAGATGGAAATAATAAAAAGAAAATATTTGTAAATAAAGATTTAAATATACAGATAAAAGGTCCTGTATTACTAGATTATAAAATATTAGGGATTGAAAGCTAAAAGTTATAAAAATTTTAAAAAAGATATTGCATTTAAAGTTGGAGTGCATCCTGACATGGTGGATGAACTTATTACTTTTTATTATGCTAAACTTAGGAAGAACCTTTCAAGTCTAACTTATCCTTCAATTACAGTAACAGGTCTTGGAACATTTAAAATTAGAAAAAAAGCTTTAAATAATTCTATAATTAAAAATAAAAGTATTTTAGGTAATATTGAAAAACAAACATACAAAGGGTATGAAAAGCATATTGCAGTATCTGAAAAACTTAAAGAGTTAGAAAAAATGCAAAGTATGATTGAGGAAGTAGAAAAAGATAAAGCAGATTTTAAACAGAAAAAAAATGAATTTAAAAAAACTACTAAACGCATTTAAAAATCTTGATCAGATAAAAGAAGGTGTCTTAAATACTATTTTTACAAAAAAGGAAGTAGAAATAATTGCAGAAGAAAGATTTAAAATTTGTTTAAATTGTGAACACCTTGATAATCAAGGAAGTAGCTGTTTAGCTCCCGGAACTCAACCTTGTTGTTCTGAATGTGGTTGTAGTTTGCAATTTAAAACAAGATCTTTATCATCAAATTGTCCTAAAGAAAAATGGGGTGCTTGGTTGACAGAAGAACAAGAAGAAAAACTAAATTTATAATTATGACAGTAACAGAAATAGTACAAGAGTTATTAGATAATAACATGATAACTGCAGAAGCAGCTATTGTTTTATTAAAAGCTGAATCAGAAGCTAAGGCCAATAAAAAATTTAATACAACACCTTTACAACCTTTTCAACCGATAGGTGTACCAAACATAACTCCTGTTGAACCAGGTCATCCTTTTTGGTATAGCAGTACTACAGGTGGTTCAATGGATTGTAATAACCTAAAAGCAGATATAGATGGCAGTAATATTTAAAGAAGAAGGTCATATTTATGAAAGCAATGACCAAGAAAAAATAGATTGGACAAGTGTTACATCTTTTATAGGTAAGTTTAAACCTAAATTTGATGCAAAAGGTCAGGCTAAAAAATCAGCTAATAATAAAAGATCTAAGTGGTATGGTATGACTCAAAAAGAAATACTAGCTGCATGGGAATCAGAAACACAAAGAGCAATAGGTTTAGGTAACTGGTATCATAATCAGAGAGAGGCGGATATGCTAGACTTTAAAACTATTGAAAGGCATGGTATTGAAGTACCTATAATCAAACCTTTAGTTGATGATGACGGAGTTAAAACTGCTCCTGAGCAGAAGTTAAAAGACGGAGTATATCCTGAACATTTTGTTTATTTAAAATCAGCACAGTTGTGTGGGCAAGCTGATTTAGTGGAAGTTGTAAATGGATACATTAATATTACAGATTACAAAACAAATAAAGAAATAAAAGAAAAAGGTTTTACTAATTGGGAAGGTATAACATCAAAAATGTATAATCCTGTAAGTCACTTAGATGATTGTAATTTGAATCATTATAACTTACAACTCAGTATTTATGCGTATATTATTAAAAAGCACAACCCTAAATTAAAAATAGGTGAGCTTGTTGTTCAACACGTTAAATTTAAACAAGTTGGTACAGATAAAAATGGATACCCAATTAATGAACACGTTAATGGGGAACCTGTAATTGAAGAGATTAAAATGTATAATTTACCATATCTAAAAGATGAAGTTAGAACTTTAATGATGTGGCATAAAGACAATATATAATGATAGTAAGATTATTTGATATACAAAACGGTAAAGTTATACCAACAGAACATTGTTATACTTTAAAGTTTTTAAAAGAATTAATGGATGAATATCCTGATACATACATGAGTGTTTATCAATATTTATTTTACATGTCTTGTCCTAATCCAGATTTAAATCCTTTCTTTAATTTACCAGAGCATGAGAAAGAAGATATTATAATTGAAGAAATAGGTCTTGAAGAATCAACAGAAGATGCTAAAATTAGGTATTCTTTAGAGATGGCTAGAAAGCTTTATGAAACACCTACATATAGAGCTTATGTTGGTATTAAATCAATGCTTGATAGATTGGCTAGATACATGGAAACTACAGCAATAGAACATGGTAGAGATGGTAACATTAATTCTATGGTAAACGCTGCCGCTAAATTTGAACAAATAAGAAATTCTTATAAGGGTGCATTTAGTGATATGAAGGAAGAACAAGAAAGTTCAGTTAGAGGTGGTGCAGGATTAGCTTATGATCAACTTTGATAATGCAAGAAATAAAAGAAAAATGGGTGTTTTGTTATTGGGATGAACCACACTTTGAAGAAGATAAAACAATAAATAATAAATCAACAAAAAATGATAAAAACAAAAGTAATACCAGTAGGGAAAAAGGTTTTAGTAAAACCAAAAGAAGTAACAAGATTAGTACCGGGAACTAACATTATTATACCAGACTCAGCAATACAAAAAGAGTATAAAGCTTATGTTATTGGTGTAGGTACAGAAGTTACTGAAATTAATGAAGGTGATTTAATACAATATGCTGAATACTGTGTTCCAACTGAAATGGAGCATGAGGGTGCTATGCATTTACTTATTAATGTTGGGGATATTCATGCAATTTTAAAAGAAGAAGAGTAATGTATATTTCCATTCCAACATATGAATCTGGTAAATGGACTGAAACCAAGTTTGATACAAGAGATAGTTTTAAAGAATTTGTATTATCAATTTTTAAAGAACCTGGTTTGTATGAGTTTAATGATACATCTTTAATTTTTAACCAAGAGGCTATTAATTTTAACAAAGATGGATTTTATTGTTCAGCTCCTTTTAGATCAACAGATTTTATAAGTTACTGGAATGATCAAAAAAACAAATGCCGTGTGGGGGTTATCTATAAAGATGGGCCCCTTACTTGGTATTTAACACGTGATTATTACATGTGGTTAAACTTCTTACCCATCTATGATAAAGAGGAAAAGAAGTATGGATTTGCTAAAGTCAGAGATGCACAATATCATATGGCTTTATATGAGATGCTTGCTGAGCTTAGTTATAAGCATTCTGCTATTTTAAAGAAACGTCAGATTGCATCTTCTTACTTTCACATGGGTAAGATCATTAATACATATTGGTTTGAAGAGGGTAGTACTTGTAAGATAGGTGCTTCTCTAAAGGATTACATTAATGATAAAGGTTCATGGAAGTTTCTTGATGAATACAAAACATTTTTAAATGAGCATACTGCTTGGTATAGACCTAGTAATCCTGAAAAGGTTTTATTATGGCAACAGCAGATTGAAGTAAAAGTAGGTAATAGAAAAACATCTAGAGGTCTTAAGTCTAAGATACAAGGTGCATCTTTTGAGAAGAATGCTACAACAGGTGTTGGTGGACCTACAACAATCTTTTTTCATGAAGAGGCTGGTATTGCACCTAAAATGGATAAAACATATGAGTACCTTAGACCTGCAATGTCTTCTGGTATGGTAACAACAGGTATGTTTATAGCTGCAGGTTCCGTAGGGGATCTTGATCAGTGTGAGCCTTTGAAACAAATGATATTGAATCCTACAGCAAATGATATATATGCTGTAGAAACTGATTTAATGGACAAAGATGGTACTATTGGACTAGCTGGTTTATTTATTCCAGAGCAATGGTCTATGCCCCCTTATATTGATAATTACGGTAACTCCAAGATACAAGAAGCACTTGATGCAATAAAAGCAGAAAGAGCTCAATGGAAAGCTGATTTAAGTCCTGAGCAATATCAATTACGTATTTCTCAGAAACCAACTAATATTGCTGAAGCTTTTGCTTATAGAAAAGAATCAGTATTTCCTCAAGGTGTTTTATCACAACAACAAAAAAGAATTGAAGAGAAAGAATATGCATATGAGCATATAGAACTTGAAAGAGTTAGTGATGGTATTCTTGCTAAAAGATCAAATAAGTTACCAATATCTGAATTCCCATTAAGTAAAAAAGCACAAGATAAAACTGGATGTTTGGTTACATGGGAAAGACCTGTTTCTAATCCTGAGTTTGGTGCCTATTATGCATCTATTGACCCTGTATCAGAAGGTAAGACAACTACTTCAGATTCATTGTGTAGTATTATTGTATATAAGAACTCTGTTGAAATAACAAGAGAAGGTCCCCAGGGTATTGAACGTTTTATAGAACCTGGTAAAATTGTAGCATCTTGGTGTGGTAGATATGATGATATTAATAAAACACATCAGCAATTAGAATTAATTGTTGAATGGTATAATGCTTGGACTATTGTTGAGAATAATATATCATTATTTATACAACATATGATATCTAAAAAGAAACAAAAGTATCTTGTGCCAAAACAACAGATTATGTTTTTAAAAGATCTTGGTTCAAACAAATCTGTTTATCAAGAATATGGTTGGAAAAATACAGGTACATTATTTAAAAATCATTTAATTTCTTATGCTATTGAATTTCTTAGAGAAGAAATAGATCAAGAAACAGATGATGATGGTAACATAATAAAAACAACTTTAGGTATAGAAAGAATACCAGATCCAATGTTATTAAAAGAAATGCTTGCATACTATCCAGGACTCAACGTGGATAGGCTTGTAACTTTTGCAGCATTGGTTGCTTTTGTAAGAATACAAGAATCAAATAGAGGTTATTTAAGAAGAAGTGAATCTGAATCAGGTGATTACTTGGATAATTCAAAAAAATTCCATAAATTAAAGTATAGTCCGTTCAAGAATATTGGAAGGATTAAAACTGCTAACGGTGGTCCAAAAATAAAAAGATCAGCATATAAAAATTTTAGATAAGTATGAAAGTGTTTAATGCAATGCAATTGAAGAACGGTGCTAAAGCTGATAGCGGCTATCCGTCAACTTCCAGCCTTACACAACCAATACAGTTTTTACCTTCAAAAAAGAAAAATGAAGATTGGGCTGCATGGAATTTAGACTGGCTTGAATTGCAGGGTATGCAGTTCTTAAAACAAAATTCTAGAAAGTTATTAAAGAATTATAAGCTTGCTAAAGGGATTATTGATAAAACTGACTACATTGTAGAAGAGGATAATGATTATAAAGATTTAGTTGATGTATTAACTAAAGAAGATGAATCAGCACTAGAACTTAAGTTTTATCCAATCATACCAAATGTTGTAAATGTACTATCAGGAGAATTTTCTAAAAGATATTCTAAAGTTCAGTTTAGAGCTGTAGATGATTTATCTTACAATGAAATGCTTGAACAAAAAAGAGCATTGGTTGAGGAAAATTTATTAGCAGATGCACAAGAAAAACTTTTATTCAGAATGATTGAAATGGGTGCCAACCCGGAAGATCCTGAATTTCAACAAAAACTTTCTCCAGAAAATCTTAAAACATTACCTGAAATAGAAGACTTCTTTTCTAAGGATTATAGAAGTATGGTTGAGGAATGGGCATCTCATCAATTAAATGTTGATGAAGAAAGATTTAAAATGCAAGAATTAGAGGAACGTGCTTTCCGTGATATGCTTATTACGGATAGAGAGTTCTGGCATTTTAGAATGCTTGAGGATGATTATGAATTAGAATTATGGAACCCTGTTCTTACATTCTATCAAAAATCTCCAGATACAAGATATATATCACAATCTAATTATGCAGGTAAAATGGATCTTATGACCATTGCTGATGTGATAGATAAGTATGGTTATTTGATGAATCAAAAACAACTGGAATCTTTGCAGGAAATATATCCAGCAAAATCAGGTGCATATCAAGTGTCAGGTTATCAAAATGATGGTGCTTACTATGATGCTACTAAATCACATGAGTGGAATACAGGTTCTCCAAGTTTAGGTTATAGACAATTTGTTTCTAATTGGAACACCTCTCCTGAATATGGTGGTGATGTTATTAGTTCCATATTAAGTGAAGGTGATGACGTTACAAATTGGGGTGAAGGTTCTCTAATGAGAGTAACAACTGTATACTGGAAGACTCAACGTAAGGTTGGTCATCTTACTAAAATAACAGAAACAGGTGAAGTCATTCAAGAAATCATTGATGAAACTTTTAAAGTAACAGAAAAACCTATATATGATGATTCATTGTTTAAGAATAAAAACAAAGAAACATTATTGCAGGGTGAACATATAGATTGGATTTGGATTAATGAAACATGGGGTGGTGTTAAGATAGGACCAAACCTTCCAGCTTTTTGGAAATCTAATGCAAGTGATAATATTAATCCTATTTATTTAGGTATTAATAAAAAGAAACCAGGTAGAGTACCTTTTCAATTTAAAGGTGACAATTCTTTATATGGTTGTAAATTACCTGTTGAAGGTAGAGTGTTTTCAGATAGAAACACAAGATCAACATCTTTAGTTGATTTAATGAAAGCTTATCAAGTGGGATATAACATGGTAAATAATCAAATAGCAGATATTCTGGTAGATGAGTTAGGTACTATAATTATGTTTGATCAAAATGCCTTACCGCGTCACTCCATGGGTGAAGATTGGGGTAAAGGTAATTATGCTAAGGCATACACTGCTATGAAAGATTTTAGCATGTTACCATTAGATACATCAATTACTAATACTGAGAATGCTACAAACTTTAATCATTATCAAACTCTTAACATGGAGCAGACAGGTAGATTAATGTCACGTATTCAATTAGCTAATTATTTTAAACAACAAGCATTTGATGCAATTGGTGTTAATCCTCAAAGATTAGGTGCACCTATAGCACAACAAACAGCAACAGGTGTTACGCAAGCATTAAATCAATCTTATGCTCAAACTGAAGTTTACTTTACACAGCATTCAGATCACCTAATGCCTAGAGTTCATCAAATGAGAACTGATGTTGCACAATACTATTATAGCAATAACCCAAGCGTAAGACTATCTTATATCAGTTCAGAAGCTGAAAAAGTTAATTTTACTATAAATGGTACTGATCTTTTATTAAGAGACTTTAACGTATTTGCAACAACTAAAACAAATCACAGATCTGTATTAGATCAATTGAAACAATTAGCAATTACAAATAATACTTCAGGAGCAAGCATTTATGATTTAGGTAATATAATCAAAGCTGATTCTATTGCTGAAGTAACTGATATATTAAAAGATGCTGAGGGCAAACAAGAAGCTCAAAGACAGCAAGAAATGCAACAGCAACGTGAAATGCAAGAACAGCAACTTAAAGCAAGTGCTGAAGAACAAAAACTGAAACGTGAGTTTGAACTTATGGAAGCTGATAAAGAACGTCAGAATGATTTAGAGGTGGCTCAAATCAGAGCTGCTGGTTATGGTTCTATGTCAGACATTAATGAAAATAAGATTAATGACTACCAAGATGAAATGGCAAACATTAGAGCTGATAGAAAAGACAGAGAAAAAATGGACTTTCAAAGACAGCAGGCAACTTTAAAAAATTCTAATGATCAGACAAAACTTCAGATAGAAAGAGAAAAAATTGCAGCTCAAAAAGATATTGCTGACAAACAGTTACAAATAGCAAGAGAGAACAAAAACAAATATGATTTTAAAGATTCTAAGAAGGAAAAATAAACTTTTTAGATACTTTTAAAAGAAAAAAAACATAGATAGCTATATACTGCAAAAAATGGCAAATTCTTTTTGCATTTTGTAAGTTTATTTATGAAAATGTTTTGTATATTATATATGTAAGAAAGATTAATTACAAAAACCAACAATATTATGGCAACAGAAAGTAAAACAGTTGAGAGCAATGTAGCTCAAGTGGATATTGATTTAGATAGCTTATTTGATGGTGCAGCCGGAGCAGAAAGTGTTACGGTACCTGAAGAAAATAAACCTAAATCTATATTTACCAAACCAGAAAAAGTAGACATGTCATTTGCAGATCCTGATTATAAAGAGGAGGATGACAAAGAAGCTGAAGCAAGTAAAGACACTGAAAAAAAATCAGAGTCTAAAGAAATTAGTGATGATGATAAAAAAGATGCAGAAGATTTTTTAGATGCATTTAATGATGAATCATCAGAAGAAGAAGAGAAAGAAGAAAAAGAAACAAGAGGAAGAAAAAAGATTTCTGGTATAAGTGATGTTTTTTCAAAGCTTATTAAAGAAGACAAAATTGTTCCTTTTGATGATGATAAAGATTTAGCAGATTATTCTGCTAAGGATTGGCAGGAGCTTATAGAAGCTAACTTGGAAGAAAAAGCAAATCAGGTTAGAAGAGAAACTCCTAAACAGTTCTTTGAAAGTTTACCACAAGAACTCCAAATTGCTGCACGTTATGTAGCTGATGGTGGTCAAGATTTAAAAGGTTTGTTTTCTACGTTAGCAGAAGCTGAGACAAAAAAAAGCTTAGATGTTACCAAAGAAAAAGACCAAGAAATTATAATCAGTGACTACTTGCAAGCAACAGGCTACGGTAATGCTGAAGAGATTGCTGAAGAGATTGAGATCTGGAAAGATTTAGGAAAGCTTGAACAACAGGCTATGAAATTTAAACCTAAGTTGGACAAGATGCAAGAAAAAGTTTTAGCTAAAAAGCTAGAAGAACAAGAGATGCGTAAAGCACAACAGCAAAAAGCATCTCAACAGTATATGGAGAATGTGTATAACACATTAAAAGAAGGATCACTGGGTGATTTAAAAGTTGATAGAAAGACACAGTCTATGCTATATAACGGATTAGTTCAACCTAATTACCCTTCTGTTAGTGGAAAGAACACAAACTTGTTAGGTCATTTGCTTGAGAAGTATCAGTTTGTAGAACCAAACTATACTTTAATTTCTGAAGCACTATGGTTGTTATCTGATCCTGATGGATATAAGTCCAAGATCATGGATAAAGGAGCACAAAGTAGTGTTGAAAAAACAGTAAGAAAGCTAAAGACTGAGCAAGCTAATGCTGGAGGTTCCTCTCTTGGAGTAGATCAACGTGAAGAAGAAACAAAATCACGTTCTACAAAAAGAAAGATACCAAGAAGCAATAACATATTTAAAAGGTTTTAATAAGTAAAACAACAATAAACAATAATAATTAACTAAATAACAATTAACAATTATGGCAACTCCTGTATTAAACAATGGAATTTTCCTTAGAGATACTGCTTATAAAGCAAGTTCTCACGTTGATTCTTATCACCTTACCCAAATGCTTGGATCTTCTGAGCCTATGGATATGGGACCAGTTGATCTTTGGGCTATGACCCAGAAGGTAGAAATGCCTTTGTATCAAATGGCTTCTTTTGGTGGAAAGAACACAATCTTAGTAGATAACGCTCGTGGTGAGTACAAATGGCAAACGCCAATTGCACAAGACCTACCTTTTGTAGTTGCAGACATTGAGCCTGCAAATGATGAAAAAGGTATTGACGGTACTACTTTTAAAATTAAAGTGTCTAAAAGAGCTTTTGGACATGGTGACATTATTACTTATGACAAGTATAATGGTTTAGAATTATACATTACAGCAGATGATATTATCCCTGCAGGTGATGGATTTATCTACACTGTACAACTTGTAAATAATAATAGTGCAGTATCATTAGATAACGCTTATTTAGCACCAGGAACTAAATTCTTTAGAAAAGGTTCTGCGCGTGGTGAGTATGGTGAAAGATTCTCAGACATTGAAACTGGATCTGGATTCCGTGAGTTTTACAACTTTGTTGGTGGAGCTGAAGCACATGTACATTACTCTATTTCTAGCCGTGCTGATCTTATGATCAAAGGTGGTTTAAATGCTGACGGTACTGTACCTGTAACAGAAATCTGGAGAAACTTTGATGAAAGTGGAAATCCTTCTGTATCTTCTATTGAGCAATTAGTAGCATCAATGGGTAAAGCCGGTGCACGTGAAGCAATGGAAGATGGACGTTTATCAAGAACGTTTGTTACTAATATGGAAGCTGCTCACTTAAGCAAAATTGCAAATGACATTGAAACTTACTTAATGTGGGGTAAAGGTGGAAAAGTAAAACAAGATGGACCAGATGATATCAGATTATCTGTAGGTTTATGGTCTCAGTTGGATAACTCTTTCAAGAGAGTATACAACAAGTCTTCTTTCACTTTAGACATGTTCAAGTCTGAATTATACAACTTCTACCAAGGTAAAGTTGAATTTAAAGGACCGGACCCACAAAGACAATTAGTTGTACAAACTGGTATTGGTGGTATGCAATTAATCAACAAAGCTATTGCTGATGAAGTATATGGTTCTGGATTAGTTCAAAATGCTTCTGAAATTGGTGCAGTTAAAGGTTCTGGTATGGATTTAGATTTTGGTTTTGCTTATACAAGCTTTACTATTCCTTTCCTTGCAAATGTTAAATTTGTATTGAATCCTGCATTTGACAACTTACATACTAATGATGTTGAGAATCCATTAATTGATGGACGTCCTTTAAGCTCTTATAGCTTTATCATCTTTGATGTAAGTGAAAATGGAAATGATAACATTCACTTATTGAAATTATCTTGGGATAATCAACTTAAGTGGTTCTACCAAAATGGTACTATGGACTACATGGGAAGAACTCAAGGTTTTGCATCTAGCGGTAACTTTAATGGTTATAGAGTTTATATGACTCAAACTATGCCAGCTATTTGGGTGAAGGATCCAACCAAAGTATTAAAAATTGTAATGAGAAACCCAGTAACTGGAGGATCATTCTAAGAATTGTAATATAAAGGGAGGGGTTAATACCTCCTCCCTTTTTATTTTAACCTTTTAATACTAAAACAATGGCATTAACAAAACAAAAACAAATAGTAAATGATCCAGTGCTTAAAAAAAGCGAAAGATCAGAGCATGGTTTTTCAACATTTGCTCATAATAATGTACTTGTTGAAAAAATAAATGAATTAGAAGTTGAAATTGCAGCTTTAAAAGCAACAGTTGCAGGTCTTGAAAATCCTGCATAGTTTGTAAATTCAAAGAACTTTAGTCAGGTATAACCTGACTTTAGAAATATTAATAATAAATTGTACATAATTATGTACCTTTGAGTTTAAAACAAATAATTATTAATTTTTAAAACCAAATTAAATGAGTGATTACACTATTGTAGAAAAGTACCAACAAAATAAAAACACTGCTATTGCAATAAGACCATTTTTTAATCCTAATAAAGATAATATGGGATTACAAAATTATGGGATGGCTTTGCATGAAGGTGTTTGGCATGAAGAGTCTCTAGCATGTTTAGAGATGAATGGAGTTAAAAGATATCTTACAGGATTAAATGAGTTTGCTCCTGAAGTAAAAAAATTGTCTCCCGGAGAAAAAGAAATTAAGATTAAAGAAATAAGAAATACTGTAGCACAATTAGAAGCAGAATTAGCTGCTAATGTTATAGATGTAGAAGATAAAGATTTTTGGAATAAAGTAACATTACTTAAACCAGATAATGATGCTTTTTGGTCTAAAATATCTTTAAGATGTGGTAATGATCCTGTTTTTTTAGATCCACAAAAAGATGCTTATGATTTAATTAAAATTTATGCTATTAATGCTGGAGGTTTTGCTATGGTGGCTAGAACATTAAAAGAAGCAAAAAAAGCAGTTAATGCACCTAAATTTTATCTAGATCAATTAGAAGAAACCATAAGTGAAAGAACACAATATACTAAACTTAGAAATAGAGCTTTATCTGAATTACAAAAATTGTATGATACAGATGTTACTAAGCTAATGTATGTTGCTAAAAGTGTTGATGTGGAAAGTGTACAATACACTAAGTCAACACCTAATGACATTATGTATGAAAATATGGACATGTATATAAATGGTGAAGGTACAGAATCTAACAAAAAAAGAGCAGCTCAATCTTTCTTAGATGCTGCTAAAGATTCTATGGAAAATCTTAAAGTAAGAGCTTTAGTTAAAGATTCTTTGTATTATAGATTTTTAGTACCTAAATCTTCAGGTTGGATTGAAACAATAGATAGTTCAGAAAAACTAGGTAAAAGATCTAGTGAAGTAATTGAATATCTAAAAAATCCAGGAAATGAAGATACATTATTAAGTTTATTGTCCAAGGTTGAACCATATTGGAACTCATAAACAATAAATAATGAATAATCAGACTCTTCAAATTAAATTAAAACAAAGGCTTAACAAACTTGCCAGTAATGACTATGATAATATAGAATGCTGGCAAATAGTTGAAGCTTTTAATAAAGCTCAAATAGAATGGGTTAGACGTCAATTACATGGAAATAACATGTTCCGTGAGGGAGATGAAATGTCTAAAAGAAGAATTGATGATTTACAAAATTTATTAGAAGAAGCCAAGTTACCTGGTTTTTCCACAAATAATTATTTTGAATCAACAGCTATACCAGGTGACTATATGGAATTCAAAAGAATATCAGCATTTGCTACCAGTGAATGTTGTCCTCAACCTAGATCAATGACAGTTTATTTAGCTGAGGAAGCCAATGTAGATCTACTTATGAGAGATCCTTTAAAGAGGCCTGATTATGATTGGGGTGAAACATATTGTACTTGGATTGGAAATGATATTAGAATATACAAAAGAGATTTTAATATTACAGATGTTAATTTAACATACTATAGACAACCTGTACTTATTGAAATAGCCGGTTGTCAAAATCCTTATGATGGAAGTACTACAACTGCTGATGTTTCATGTGAATTTAAAAATGATATAGTGGAAATTTTATTAGATGAAACAGCAGCTGTAATTGCAGGTGACATTGAAAATTTTAATCAATATCAAACTAATCAGCAAGATGCTGAAAGAAATAATTAATTATGGAATATAAAAGACCTTTAAAAGCAAAAGGATCTGAAGGATTAAAAAGACCTTCTGTAAAAAAAGCTACAATGGAAAGATCTTCAGAGATGAAACAAATTGATGCTTTAACTGCAGATTTAGTTGTTGAAGTTATGAATGCTAGAACTAGTTTTCATAAACTACATTTACAAGTAACAGGTGAGGGTTCTTATGCACAACATAAAGCATTAAATGAAATATATGATGCATTACCAGATCTTATTGATACAGTAGCAGAAGGTTATCAAGGTGCTTGTGAGGTAATACTCAACTATCCAGATAAGGCTCCTGTTACTTTAACAAGTGTAGAAGGTGCTGTAGAATATTTAAGAATGTTATCCTCCAAAGTAGCTGAGGCTCAAAATGTGATACCTCATTCAGAAGTGGTTAATAATTTAGATCTTATCAAAGATGAAATTAATTCTGCTAAGTATAAATTATTATTTCTTAGTTAATTGGTAAATTAAAAGAAATATTGTATATTATATATGTGCAATGACGCACAATTATATATTTGTTAAATTTAAATTTTTGAAAAAATGGCTTATTTTAATCATGCTTTTTATAAAAGCTTTTTAGCAACAGATGCTTCTGCTGCTAATGGAACAAAAACTTCTGCGTTGGCTGCTGGTCAATTAGCATTAGTTGATGGAAAAGACTGGACTGCTCATGCAACTGGTGCTTTCCCAAAACCAGGATTAGCGTACCTTGTACAAGGTTCTTTACACAATAGTGATACTATTGGTGGGAATAAATTTCACGGTGGTTACGCTGAATCTGTAAAATCTAAAGGAATTAATCCTAAATACTTAACAAGAGTGTGGGAATCTAGCTGTGTTGATGCTACTTCTGCAACTGTTGCTATTTCTGTAGGACCTAAATGTGCACCATGTGGATCATCTCTTATGATGAGATTGGATGTTAAAGGTGCTCCTGCTTTACGTTTTTTAAATCATAATGCTTATGCTATCGGTGATTCTGCTGGTGTTTGTTGTGAAGATGGTCAAGAATTTATTGATCCTGCATTAGCTATTGCTGAAGCAGCTAAAATGTTATTGGCTGATCCAATCATTGAACCTTTTGTTAAAGAAGCTGCAGGTGGTGGTGTTTCTGTTACTTCAAGTGCTTCAGGTTCTGCTGTAACAACTACTTATACAATTGAAGAAGTGTTAGATGGAACTTATACTCCTTCTGTTGATCCAATTAGTGATGAAGTATCAGCTACTGTAACTTTTATAGGTGCTTATGTTGACACTAAATTTGGTGATTGTTCTTTTGACACACGTGATTACTTTGGAAAAGAACCTATTCAATTAATAGGATCTATTATGGATGAAAGCGGAAATCCTTGTAATGACTGTGGAGATGTAGTAACTACTCCAGGTACAATGCAACAAAAAACAGGTGAAAGCGTATTGAGAAATATTCTTTTAACTGAGTCTTACGGTCAAGCTCCTTATCACCAAGGTAATGTAGATGCTGTACGTATGCGTGAGATTGAAGGTTCTGAAGAAGTAATTTCTGCAGTAGACCGTTCTGCTCTTTATAAAACATACTATGTACAACACAGTGTACCACGTTTAAACAATGCAACTAGCGTATTTGATAATGATCAATATGTATATGAAATCTTTGTTAAGTGTGATGATACTACAACTCAAGGTGAAGTGGAAGCTTTATTGGATATTTTAGTAGCTGCTGCAAATGCATCAGGTAATCCAATTGAAAGAGAAGATTCTATTGATCAATAAGATTAATAAAAGTTTTTAATATAAAAGGCAGGGGTAAATCTCCTGCCTTTTTTTATTTCAAAATATCAGCTTTTTTTTGTATATTATATATATAGTAATATAACTATATTATAATAAGATTGATATGGCAAGCAAACATATATTAAGTTTAGAATTACCTGCAGTTTCTAATTGTGAAATTTTAAGCATCAAAGATACAAGTCAATACGTTGAACAATTAAATATTGACTGTGGAGAATTATTAATAACTAGTCCTGGTTATACGGTTCCTGTACTGATTAAATTAAACCCTAATTTTAATCTTAACTTAAATGGTTGTTTATTAGGAACACAAACTGAAAATTGTGGTGATATGAGAACTGCATTAGCCGATGGTATTTACATTATTAAGTATAGTGTAGCACCAACTAATAAAGTTTATGTTGAATACAATCATCTTAGAACTACAAATCTTTTAAAGTTATATTATGAAACATTATGTCACATTGATGTAAATGATTGTGAACCACATAGTGAAAGAAAAGATTTAATTAATGAAATGAAATATATTAGAACATTAATTGATGCAGCTATAGCTAAAGTTGAATATTGTAACAGTCCTGGGGAAGGAATGGATTTATATGATTATGCTAAAAAAAGACTGCAAAAAATATCTTGTAAAACAATTGGATGTTAAACTTTTAAAAACCAACAAATTATGAATTGTAAACAATGTAATAAAAGCTTTAGTTGTGGCTGTCAAAAAACAAAAGCGTCTGATGGATCAATAGTCCATAAAACTTGTGTTAAAGCATATGAAGAAAAAAGCTTAGAAAAAAAATAAAAAATGGATAGCAAACTAATAAAAACTATAGAAACTGAAAAAAAATTTGCTACGGCTGTATATAAAAATTTTAATTCTATACGTTTTGGTATGACTCCTTGTTGTATTTTAGATATGGAAAAAGTATCTATTAAAAAAGAATTATCTGACTGGCAAGAATTAAATTCAGATGTAGCATTATCAGATGTTTATTCTTCAATGTTAGGAGTTGAAGTTTGTCTAACACCTACAGAAACAGGAACAACAACTTGGACTTCAGTTGATGTGCAAGCTTTAATTGATAGACTTCAAATACTTGAAGAAACTTTTGCAAATGCGGTTGATGAAAAAGATTTAAACTATGTTCATACACAATCAACAGCTCTTGCTGTTTGGACTATAACACATGATTTAGAAAAAAAACCTTCTGTTAGAATTGAAGATTTAGCAGGAAATGATATTGTTGCTGAAATTGATTATATAGATTTAAACACATTAAAAATAATTTTTGCTGTTCCTTTATCTGGTACAGCTTATTTAAATTAATAAAACAATAAGTAAAAATAAATAAATAAAAACAATTATGGCAATTAAATATTTTTCTAATATAGAAAGTTTAGCAATAGATATGCAACAAAATGTATTATCCAATGTGGTAATACATCCTTTAACTACTGCAACTAGGCCTGCAAACCCTACAGTTGGTCAAACAGTTTATAATGGAACATTAAAAGCTTTAGAGGTTTGGGATGGGGCAAACTGGGTTTCAGCATCTGGTGATATTACAGATATTATAGCAGGCGTAGGTTTATCAGGAGGTGGTACAGTTGGTTCTATAACTCTTGATCTTGACTTCTCAGAGTTAACTGACATGACTGCTGATATTACAGGAGCTACTGAATTCATTTTGCAAGATGGTGAAACTGAAAGTAGAAAAGCAGCTTCTGAAATTAAATTAAGTAATTTTGAAAATGATCAAAATTGGAGTTCAACTGTAGGTACAGTAACATCTATTGGTATATCAGGTAATGATGGTATTAATGTTTCAGGATCTCCAATTACAAGCGATGGTGTAATTACTCTTGGTATAGATAACAACTCTATTACTAATGATAAACTTGTTAATAGTTCAATCACTATTGGTACAACAGTTATTTCATTAGGAGGTGCATCAACATTGTTAAATGGTTTAACATCTTTAGATTTTGCTGCTGGTGATAGAACTATTGGTGCATCTATTGGTGCTAATAGTTTAACACTTGGTGGTCAAACATCTACTATTGTTATTCCTGGTGATTTACAAGTTGTAGGTACAACAACTACAAATAATGTAGAAACAGTATCTACAAGTAATGGAGTTATTTTTGAAGGTAATGTAGCTTCAGATGATATTGCATTAACATTATTAGCAGGCACTCTTACAGAAAATAGAACAATTACATTACCAGACGCTACAGGTACTATTGCTCTTTTAGATGATATTAATGATGCAATATTAACAGTAGAAGGAACTAATGGACTTATAGGTTCAGGAACGTTTACAGCTAATGATGCAGATGCTACAACAATCACAATATCTCACGCAGACACTTCTGATCAAGCATCAGTAGACAATTCAGGTCTTACAGTTATACAAGATGTAACATTAGATGACTATGGTCATGTAACGGCTTTAACTTCTTCTGATTTAACTAATGAAGTTAATACATTAATTACTGCAAAATCTGGAAGTATTGCTGTCCCAACCTCAGCAACATATACATACCCTAACAGTATGGAAGCTACAAGTACAAATAATGTATTAATACAATTAGTTGATTCAAACGGAGAAACAGTACACGCAGATGTACAAAGATTAAGTACTACAACTTTTTCTGTTACTTATGGAGTAACTGAACCAACAGGTGTAATAGCTTTGATACAGTTGATAGGCTAATAATAAAAAATAATATATGAAATTTAAAAGTGACATAAAAATACAGGCAGGTGTAGAGATTGGTGGCAGTACAGGTACTAATGGACAAGTGTTATCATCTACAGGTACAGGTGTCGCTTGGATAGATCAAAGTACTCAAGATTTAAGTGGGTACTTATTAAATACAACTGTTGCAACCAATACTACATTAGGTTTAATTAAGTTATTTAATAACACCGACCAAACAGTAGCCGCTAACGCAGTTACAACAACAGCAAATAGAACTTATGGGCTACAATTAAACTCTTCTAACCAAGCGGTTATAAACGTGCCTTGGACAGATACTAACACTTGGAGGGCTAACGCAGTTGATTCAGATGGTTATGTTGCTCAAGGATCAGGACAGGCAAATAAAGTGTGGAAAACTGATGCAACAGGTAATCCAGCGTGGAGAACTGATGCAAATACAACATACACAGCAGGTACAGGTATAAACTTAGATTCAGGGGCTTTCAGATTACAAGGAGGTGAAATACCTGGAAGTGTAGATTTAAATACATATAGAACTACAGGTATATTTTGTCAAAACGCCAATGCTGATGCAGCTAGCGGTAGTAATTATCCAACAGATTCAGCTGGTATTTTAGAAGTATACAACGATGATTACGGCAACGGTTTATTTACAGTACAAAGATATAGTAAATATAACTCTATAAATGTATACCAAAGACAATACTATAATGGAACTTGGTATTCTTGGAGAGATTTAACACAGGATACAAACACTATTCCAACTGATTTTGTATCAGCTGCTAATGGAGGAACTTTTAGTGGAGATATTTTTGCAACTAATCTTTCTGGTACTAACACAGGAGATCAAGATTTAAGTGGTTACTTAACAACAACAGGTAAAGCCGCAGACTCTGACCTTTTAGATGGTATTGATTCTACGGGTTTTGTAAAACAATTAGGAAACACAACCTCACCTGATTATACTACTCCTTCTAGCAGAAGGGTTGATCCTAACGCTAGTAATCCTACAAACGAGCATTACGCTATAACTACTTTTGGTAATAACGATAATGTAACAGGGCAGTTAGCTACTCATTTTGTTTCAGGGTTGCCTTACACTAGAAGTTTTAACACAGCGTGGAGCTCTTGGCAAAAAATATGGACAGACGGCAACGATGGCTCAGACTCAGGATTAGATGCTGATTTGTTAGATGGGCAGCATGCTTCTGCTTTTCTTACATCATACTCGGAAACAGATACTTTAGCTACCGTAACAGCAAGAGGTGCGAGTACAGATACTGCTGTTTCACTTTTAAGCGGAAATAATGTTTATAGTGGGCATTATTATCTTAATCCGCATGACTCTAATGGAAATCACTATCCACATTTTAATGACGGCGCTAATGGAAATGGTGTTAATGTAAATTGGAGATTATATGAAGGATCAAACCTTATAACTCACACTTGGAATTATACTGATACAAACTTTGTGAATTCACTAAGAAGTACGGTAGATATGAGAGCACCTATATTTTATGACTCAAACGACACAGCTTTTTATGTAGACCCAAATAGTACTTCAAGATTTAATAAAATACAAACCTCTTCATCTGGTGCTATCCCTAGGTATGATACTGCTTTTTATGTTATACAGGGACAGCATTGGTATGGAGATACAAGTTCACAAGGAATGTATCTTGGAGAGTCTGGAAACGATGTATATTTAAGAGGTCAAATGAGTATTGGAGGAACCTCTATATCTGCTGGATATGCTTTGACTATGGGTGGAAGCATAAATGTGAATAACACAGAAGTAAATTACGTTTCTCAACTACATTTTAATGACAACGTAAGGTTCTATGATGATGGTAATGATAGTTATTTAAACTTTAAGTATGGAGATGCTACTACAGGTGGTATAAAGTTTTTAAACGGTGGTGGTACTAGAAAAGGGTATGTATTTGCTGATGGAACAGGATTCGGGTTGTTAGATAATGATGGTAATTGGGCGGTTAGAACTCAAACAGGTACAAACCCATTAGAGCTTTATTGCGACAATAATCTTGAGTTTCAAGTTTTTAACTCATACACATTATCCCCAGGGTCATCAAGAGCACCTATTTTTTACGACAGTAACGACACTAATTATTATTTAAACCCAGCAAGCACTTCTAGATTAAATCACGGTAAATTTGTTTCAACTTTAAGTTTTGGTAATTTTACTACTGGTAGTCAAGGTACTCTTTTTGAAGGCTACTCTACGCATTCAGTAGTAAGAACAGACTCAGCAAGACTTGACTTCTATATGGGTAAAACCACTACAGGTGTTGGCACTATGATGTCATTGACTGATACAGGCAACGTGGGGATTGGGACTACTAGTCCAACAGATTATAAGCTAGACGTTGTAAATACAAATGATGGTGCAACTGGAATAGGACCATTTAGAGTTTCTGCTCAGGCCAACGCGGGAACTGTTGCAGTATTTGAAAACACTGTTGGAATAAATACAAGTTTAAAAATATCGGATACTGTTGACGATATGTATGTTGTATCTAGAAACGGTATAATGGGTCTAGGAGCTTCTAGCGGATGGAGTAGTAATAACCTAAATATAAAATCTAATGGATATGTAGGTATAGGAAACAGAAACCCTTCGGCAAGACTACACGTTAAAGGTGGAACCATGAGAATTGATAGTGGAAATGGCATAGACTTTTATGATGGCTCCGCTCTTATGGGTTCTATAAATCCATTTAATACTATTTTAAATATATCCAGCACTTATAAGATTGCTTTTAGAACAGGATCTGGTCAAACGGAAAAAATGCGTTTAACGGATGACGGTAGGTTACTGGTAAATACACCTGATGACGCTTCTGCTACTAACAGTAGATTTGAAGTAATAGGTACTTCTGCGAATACTTCAACTAACATGACGTTTAAGACAAACGGTAATTTAGGTCTTGGAGATTACAGCCCTGTTGCTAAAATAACCGTAGTTGGGTCAACTAATCCTACAACATCTAACTTAATACAAATTAAAAATATAAGCAACGGGGGTTCTGTTATTGATTTTAGAAATTCAGCGAATACTCAAGCCGGTAAAATATCAATGCCTTCTTCTACAACTGTTAACTACGGAACTACCTCAGACTATAGGTTAAAAACAAACGTGGTAGACTTAGAAAATGGTATAGAAAAAGTAAAAAAATTAAAACCAAGCAGATTTGAATGGATTGAAAACGGCATTGAAGTTGACGGCTTTATAGCTCATGAAGTAGCAGAGGTAGTCCCAGAAGCTGTAACAGGAGTAAAAGATGCAGTAGATGAGAATAGTAATCCTGTTTATCAAGATCTAGATTATAGTAAAGTGATTCCTGTCCTTACAGCAGCACTAAAAGAGGCAATACAAAAAATAGAATTATTAGAAACAAGAATACAAACATTAGAAAATAAATAATTATGATTACTTACAATTGGAAAATCACGGCTTTAAAGAAAGCACCAACGCTAGACGGATTGTCTAATGTGATTACACACATTAAATTTGATTATACAGGTACTGATGCGGAATCTGGAGAGTCCCACACATTTAATGGAGCTTGCCCCGTAGGAGCACCATCTGCTGAAAACTTTGCAAGTATTGAAACATTAACTGAAGATATGGTTATCGAGTGGGCAAAAGCAAATCACCCTGTAGATCATATGAATGAAGTTATTGAAAAAGGTATTAAAGCTAAGGTTGTGCCTACTAACGAAGATGTAACAGAATTAGACTGGTTAGCAACAGAAGAGCCAGTAGAACCAGAAACAAATATAGAAGATGATAACGTATAATTGGAATTGCAAAACGGTTGACACATACCCAACACACGGAGGAGAATCTGATGTAGTGTATAATGTGCATTGGAGAGTAACAGGTACTTCAGATCAAGTTGATCCTCAAGGCAATCCTTACTCAAGTACTAACATAGGAACACAATCTTTAAGTACAGAAGACTTATCTAATTTTACAGCTTTTGATACTGTAGTACATAGCGATGTTATAGGATGGGTTAAAGAAGCTATGGGAGAGGAGCAGGTTGCTAGTATAGAGGAAAGTATTGAAAATCAAATTAACGCTTTAATCACACCTGTATCAGTTACACTAACTGTAGCTGACGATCCTATAAATAATTAGGTAATTAAATAATAATTTGTATATTTGTAATAATAATAATTATTTAATTAAAAATAACCATGGCAAAAAAAGCAACAAAAGAAGTAGCAGATAAAAAAATTACTGCTGAAGAATTAGAAACATTAAGAGGCTTACAACAAAAAATTGGTATTATTGTAAATAATCTTGCAAGTATTGAAATTTCAAAGTATGAATTATTACAAGATCATGCTACTATGAAATCAGAAATGCAAAAAGCTTCAGCTAAACTTGAAGAAAAGTATGGGCAAGTAAATATTTCTCTTGCTGATGGTACTATTTCAGATATACCTGTTGAAGAAAATTCTTCTATGGAAGTAGTTTCAGAATAATAAAAATCTTTTTTTAGATTTATATAAATCCTATTTTATAACTTAAGTGGTTAAGTTCTTGCTTGATTACAAAAACTTTTGTATATTATGTATAGATACAAATAAGTTTTCTAAGTTGTAAAATAGGATTTTATGTTGCCAAAAACTAACAATGGTATTGCACCATGTACTAATATATCTTCAAACTGTGTTGTTTGGCAAGGGCCGGATATTTCTTGTATAGATTTATGCACAGGTGATACAGTAAGTGATGTGGTTGCAGCATTAGCACAAAAATTATGTGATTTAGTTATACCAGAACCAGATTCAAATGGTTTAGATTTATTATGTGTATTACCTCAAGGTCAAATTGAACCACCTAAATTAAAAGATGTTGTTCAATTAATTATTGATTATGTATGTAATTTACAAACAGAAGAAAATTCTGAACTACCTATCTTAGAACTACCTACATGTTTATCACCCTACACAGATGGTAACGGTGATGAATATACAGCTTTACAATTAGATATATATGCTGAAGTTATAGCAAATGAAATATGTTCTATATTAGAACAAATAAATGAAATTAATACGCAACTTGAAGATCATGAAACAAGAATACAAGTTATTGAGTCTTGTGTATTAGATTCAAACGGTGATTGTAATCTTGGAGGAGGAGATCCTAATGTTTTTTCAACTTGTATTTTAGAAAATCAAACTATAGCAGCATCTACTTTATTATTAGCATTAGAAACTGCTTTTTGTGATTTAAGAGAAGCTGTAGGTACACCTCCATTAGTTAATGCAGCAATTAATCAAGCTGTTTGTATTACAAATAGTGAACCTATGTTAAGTTCTTCAGGAACTTATGATAATATAACTGGTTGGATTGAAACACCAACAACTTTAGCACATGCAGTAGGTAACGCTTGGATAGTAATATGTGACATGTATCAAGCTATTAAAACAATTCAAACAAATTGTTGTCCTGGTCCTTGTGATGAAACTATTTTTTCATATGAAACTTCTATTATAACAAACAGTGTAGGAAATCCAACTGGAGTAGAATTTAATTTTGTTAATTCTAATATTCCTAGTGGTTTTACAGATTGTGGTGGTCAAACAACAATTTCTATCACTGATAGTAATGGTGTATTAGCTAATAATAATTTTACATTTTCTAATTATGCCGGAACAAATACAACATATGAGTTTAATCTATCTAGTTCTACTTTAAATTTATATTCTAATTTAAATACATCTATTTCTTTTTGTGTTACAAATGGAACAGACCAATGTGAAGAAACAGTAACTTCTTCAGTTGAAGCTGCAATAACTTGTCCTACAAACTTAGGAGTAAGTGATATAACTGAAGAATCAGCTATATTAAGTTTTACAAATACATTAGGTACAAGTGCAATTTTTAAATTTACTATTACAGATTTAGATGATGGTAGTAGTAATAATATAATATCGGTTTCTAATTTACCTTTTAATCCTTCAGTAGATCTGACAGGTTTGGAAGCAAATACTAATTATGAAGTTGTATTAGAAATATCATTAAATGGTGTTACTCAAACTTGTAGTCCGGTTACTTTTATATCAGCTGAAACATCTTGTTCTAATGGTATGGATGTAGCCTTTATTATGGATTATACAGGAAGTATGGGAGATGAAATAGAAACATTAAAAACTGGTTTTGCAAATTTAATTACTACCATACAAAGTTCATCTGGAGTGAATAACTATAGACTTTCTATTGTTACAGCAGATGAAAAAATATCTTCAACTGTTCCAGCTTATGCTTCTTGTGAAGATTATACAAGTTTACCTGAAGCACAAAGATTAAATTATACAGGTGGCGATTCCCATCAATTATTTATTACTGCTTGGGAAATGTTCCAAGATAATAATGGGGCTTCTGCAACAGCAGCATTAAATAAGCTTAATGGTGGTGTTGATGATACTTGTATTAATATGGGTAATGGAGGTTCTACTGGACCTGAATGTACAGATCAAGCTATAAGTAGAGTATTGAGTTACGATTTTACAAACGCATGGAGACCTGATGTTGCTAAATATATTATTGTTGGTACAGACGTATTACCAGGTGGTGATGATGGATCTTTTGAAGATAGTGATTGGACATTTATTCAATCGTTAGCAGCTTCGGCTCAGAGTCAAGGAGTTAAAATATTTATCTTAGGAGCAGGTGTTAATGCTACTTTTACAACATCATACGGAGAAACTGTTTATCCATGGCAATATTTAGCTACTGCAACAGATGGTGGATTTAATAGTACCTTTGATGCTACAATTATAAATGACCAAATAATAGCATCTTGTTAATAAAAATATAAAAAATTAAATAAAATGGCTTGTAATAATAACTGTGAAAATTGTAATGGATGTCAAAATTCAAATTGCTCTTGTTCAAAATTACCATGTGGTTGCTCTGATGTAGCATATGAAACACAATGCGGTTATACTCAATGTGGTGTTGGTAATGAAAGATGTGATGATGTTCAATGTGTTGAGTGTGTTAGTTATTGTGGTACATCTTTTCAAATAGAAACAACCAATGGTATTTTAAAAATAGATTCAGGTGAACGGTTAGATCAAGTAATACAAAAGTTTGCCTTAATGATTGCAAATGGATTAGGTACATGTACAGCAAATAATGTACATCACGCTCCTTATAATGTATACGCTGAAAATATTACAGACACAAGTTTATCTATAGTTTGGAATAATACTTCCTCTTTAAGTTTAGGTATAAATGTATTTTATGATACTTTAACAAGTCCATCAGGATGGGTTCAAGCCAACAGTGTATTATTAACATCATCAATAAATGATTTTAATATTACAACTTTAAGTCCAGATACTGAATATAAAATAAAACTTACGTCAACTGACGGAAGTGCATTATGTGACAGTGTTGAAATTTTAGTTAAAACATTAGTATAAAAAAAGTAGTGGTTTGTTGGTTTTCTACTACTAACGGTGGAGAAGGTCCCTTTATAGGGGCCTTCTCTTTTTTTATTAAATTTTTTTTCATACATTTGGTTAATTTATAAATATTTTTTATATGAGTTCATTAAAAAAACAAGTTGCAGAAACAATTAGATGGAAAAAAAATCCAACATACTGTGCTGCCAGGTTAGGTATACTTGAATCAGAGTATATTAAAATTAAAAAAGAAATACTTAGAGAAAGACGTAAAGCAAAAAAAAGATCTAAAATTATAAATGATGGAACTAGTAAATTTACAGAATCAGTTGACTTAGATAAAGGTGAAAAAACACTTTCAATTTCCTCAACTACTGAACCTAAATCAGCAGAGGAGATTATAGAACTTTTAAAAATTGACACAACTCAGTGGAAATTATCTCAATATTGGAATAAACAAATGTCTGATCACTGGCGTGTATCAGCTTTGGTTAGTAAAGTAAAAGAAGGTCCTGGAGATTTATTGAAGGATTTATTAGAAAAATGGAAACCTAAGACTTTTAAAATACCAAAAGTAAAATTAAACAAGCTTAATAAAGATGTAGTTTGTGGTGTAATGTCTTTACAAGATATTCATTTTGGTAAAGAAGGTAATGAAACAATAGATAAAGATTTTGAGGATACAATCAAAAACTTAATAAAAAGAGCTGTACCTACACATCACATAGAAAAAATGTATTTTGTACTAGGAGGTGATCTAATCAACATGGACACCTTTTCTGGTACAACCACAAGCGGAACACCTTTAGATAACTGCATGAATGCTACAGAGGCTTATCAACAAGCTTTTGATGCAATGCATTGGGCTATTAATTATATCAAAGCATTTTGTGAAAAATTAGTAGTTGTCTATATCCCGGGTAATCATGACAGATTATCATCTTATCATTTAGCACATGCCCTTTCTAAATCAATTAAATCTGATGAAATTGAATGGGATGTAAAATATGATGAAAGAAAAGTACATGTTTATCATAATAATTTTAATGCATTTGAGCATGGAGATAAACATTCTAAAAATACACCATTAGTTTATGCTAGTGAATATCCTATTGAATGGGGTAAAACAATCAACAGAACATTATTTAAAGGTCACATTCATACAGATAGAAAAACAGAATATATGACTTCTAATGAAACTGCTGGTTTTATTGAAAAGAGTTTACCAAGTTTAGGTAAAACAGATTACTATCATTATTCAAATAAATATACTTGCAATAGAAGATCAGGTAAATTAGAACTTCAAGATCCAATTATAGGTACAATAACTGAATTAACATATCAGGCAATATAAAGAACAACAACTTATACTTTCATAAGTGCTGTTTTTTTTGTAAATTAATAATATAAGTATGATTAATAATTTTAATAAACCTGATTTAAATGCTCCTAGATATAGAAGTAAAACTTTAGGTATACTAAACAAAGAAACGTTAAAAGAATTTAAAGACAAGAGACCACTATATTCACATATTGATAATAATAAGTTAAAAAGTATTATTAAATTATATAATAAAGCATTGTGGGAAGGCGTAATAAAACATAGAGACGGTGTTGAATTACCAGACTCATTGGGTTATTTATTTATAGGAACATGTCCTCCAGCAAAGACTGTTAATATAGATTATTCTAAATCAAATGAGTATGGTAAAGTGTTAAGAAATAAAAATTGGGATACAGACGGAAACATAGGAAAAATATTTTATACAAACTGGTCAACTAAATACAGATTTAAAAATAGAGAGCTTTGGTCATTCACAGCTTGTAGAGATTTTAAAAGATCAGTTGCAAAAGAATATCCTAAGAACTGGACAAAGTATATAAAGATGCAGAGTAAAATGAAAGTTTCACATCTGTATGATCCTAATTTAAAAAATACTAACAAAGCACTAAAGGACTATGATGAATTTGAAATATAAACATCATGACAACTATAGGATCAGTAATATCAAGAATAAGAGGTCAGGTAAAAGCAGAAACGCAAGATGCTTTTGTAACTGATAGATATGTATATAGCTTAATACAAAAATTTGCACAACTCTTAATTAGAAGACAAGACAATGCAAATAAGCTTATGAAATTTAATGCTATATGGAAAACTCTTCCTTTTATAGAATTAATTGAAGTAGATAAAGTAGAAGCAACTTGCACAGGAATACAATCAGGTTGTACAATAAAACGTACAAAAAATAAACTCCCTAATATGTTAGAAGGATATTGGGGTCCTTTAATTAGAACTGTGAGTTCAATAGACGGCTCTCAAGAGCTTCAAGCTACTCATCCGGGTACTTACACTTCATTGACAAAAACAACTTCATTTAGATACAATAACAAAAAGTACTTCTGGTACCTTAACGGGTATTTGTATTTACCAGACTTAGAATGGGATGCAATAAAACTAGAAGGTGTTTTTGATGATGATATATCTGATTGGTTATGTGAAACCAAAGATCAATGCACGCCAAGATATGAACAGGATATTAATATTCCTGAGTCACTGTTTGCTGAAATAGAACAGCAAGTATTAGGAGTTATGATGAACACTCTTAAGATACCTTCAGAAGATTCAGATAACAAAATTAATTTACATAGATAATGGCAATTTCACATAAATACAGAACCTTTGATAGTTTGATGGAAGATGTTTCCATTGACTTTTCTACTTATGCTTTAGATGGCATGATAGATCCTGCTCAGCTTATTAAAGTAGCAACAAGAGTTAATTATGATCTAGGTATAAAAATACATAGAACAAAACAAGTTGTTTTAGAAGTAGAACATAATAAAGCTAAATTACCCCATGATTTTGCATATTTAAATTATGCATTTATTTGTGGTGAGTACACTATAGAGACTCAAATGCCTTCAGGCACACATGTTGAAGATGTTCATGTAGATTATGTTCCTGATCCAGGATTTACAGATTCATGTAGTGACGGTAAATGTAATGATGTTTGTGTTATTAAGAATTGTCCTGATGGTGAAGAATACAAATTAATTCACAAAGTAGCAGGAAGTCAATATAGATCTTATACAGCTTTTGCTCCTTTACGCATTGCTACTGTAAATGATTCTACTTGTGATTGCCCAAACATAAACGTTGTTTCAGATAACGTAGGTGAGGTTAAAGATGGTTTTTTAAAAACAAATTTTAAGAGTGGTAAGGTTTACATAAATTATCAAGGAGCCATGGAAGACAATAGTGGTAATCTTTTAGTTTTAGATCATCCTTACTGTAATGAATATTATGAGTATGCACTTAAGCAGCGTATACTTGAAAACATGATTTTTGCAGGTGAGCCTGTAGGTAATCAAATGGGGTTAATAGAACAAAGATTAAGAGCTGCAAGAAATAACGCTTTGTCTTTTATTAATACTCCAGACTTTGCTGAATTGAAGAAAATGTGGTTAGTGAACAGAAAAGCTCAATACCATAACTATTACAACATGTTTAAAAGCAGTCCTACATTAAGATAATATTATGGCAAAGAAAAGAGTAAACAAAGCAAAACCTAAAATGCAAAATACATCTACTGTTGACAGTAGAACTTTTTTAAAGGGGATGGTTAAAGATACTAATGCTTCTTTTCAAGCAAAAGAATCTTGGTCTCATGCACGTAATGCTATAAATAATTCTGTAGATGGAGATTTAGCTGTTTTAGGGAATGAACCTGCCAATATTAGTTGTGCAGCTGCACCATACACTATTATTGGTGCTATTCATTTATATGCAGATCAATGGGTTATTTATTCTACAGATGATATTAATTCTGAAATAGGTAGATTTGATGATAGTAAATGTGAATATAAAACAATAGTCAATGATCAATGTTTACAATTTAATAGAAAAAATTTAGTTGTTGGTGCCGGTAAAGAAAACTTTGATTGTTCTTGGCAAGTATATTGGGATGATGGTAAAAATCCATCAAGAACTCTTAATATAGATAATATACCATATAAACAAATTATTGTATCAGGTAAAGACCCTTGCGTTATATATGAAGATACAAATGAATTAGATTGTGAAAAAATTAGATTAGCACCTTTATTAGATACACCTTGTGTAGACATAAGAAAATCAGAAAGTGGTGGTCAATTAAGAAATGGATCATATCAAGCATATGTAGCTTATACAGTTAATGAACAAAGAGTAACTGATTATATTGGTATTTCTAATATTCAATCAGTGTTTGATCACTTAGGTGGTTCTGGAAGTTTGGTGATTAATGTATCTAATTTAGATAAAGAATTTGATTATTTTGAATTAGTTATATTATCTAATAATCAAGAACAAACAGTTGCAAAAAAAATAGGTTTATATAGTACAGAAACATCAGCTATACAAGTAGATTACATTGATCAGTCTTTGGTTACTATACCTTTAGAACTTATACCTCTTAGAACTCCCGCATATGAAAAATCAGATGCAATGTTTGTGGTAAATGATTATTTAATAAGAAAAGGCCCAAGAGAACAATTTGATTTTAACTATCAACCTTTAGCAAATAAAATTAAATGTAAATGGACAGTTGCAGAATATGATTCAACTTATTACTATAAAGGCGGAAATAAAGTAGGTTTTTTAAGAGATGAACAATATGCTTTTTTTATACGTTGGATTTATAATACTGGAGAGCGTTCAAGTTCATATCATATACCAGGTAGAGAACCTAGAGTTAATGGGTTTAATCAATTTGGTCAAACAATCAATGAAACAACACAAGCATCTACTAGTAATGTAAATGCTTTAAGTTCTGATGAAAAAAATTGGCAAGTATATAATACAGCAACACTTACTAACAATTTAAATATACCACTTGACGATGGTGGTGTTTTGATTGCAAAAGGAGATATGGCATATTGGGAATCAACTGAAATATATTCTCCAATAAGACCTGATATTTGGGGTGATCTTTGCGGATTACCTATTAGACATCATAAAATGCCAACAGAAGAAACGGCTCAACAAGTTGAATTAACAAATGATTCAAAAGAAAAAATAAGAGTTCTTGGTGTTCAATTTGAAAATATAAGCCCACCAGTTGATAATGATGGTAATTTATTAGAAAATATAGTTGGTTATGAAATACTAAGAGGATCAAGAGAAGGACATAAATCTATTCTTGCAAAAGGTATATTTAGAAACATGAGAGAATATACCATCCCAGAAGGTGGTCAAAATCTTGGTAATGACAAAGGGTTATACCCTAACTATCCTTACAATGATTTAAGACCTGATGTTTATTTTCATGATGGTAAGGCTGATCCTGATACACATAGAACGGATGGTTGTGATAATTTTGGAAATTCCAAAAGAGATTTTAAACCTATTCAAGGTTATAAAAAAGATTATTTTACTTTTCATTCGCCAGATTTAATGTTTAGAAGACCTTTTTTAAACGCTTATGAAACTAGAATATATGGAGAGTTGGATGGAACTTCAATAGGTCATTTTATTAAATCAGAGAACCACCCACAAAATAAACTTATTAGAAATGGTGGTGCTATTATAGCTGCAATTATTGGAGTAGGTTATGCAATAAATCAAGTACAAGGGACAAGAGAAATTGAATACGAAGGTCCTAAAGGTAATATGTCTTCAGCTAACTTTAGTTTTGGTGGTCCAGCAGGTGTTGGTAATGGACCAGGTGTAGCACAAGTTGGAATTAGTGCTGCAGTTGGAGCTGGTTTAATTGGATCTACAGCTGCAGATGTGATAATAGCAACTCTTATTGATGATGCAACTTCTTTAGCTTCTATTGTTGATGGTGGATCATTGGCATACGTAAGCCAACAAGTTGACGCAGGTATTGCAAAAAATTTAGGAAATATTCCTGGTATATTAGGAGGTACAACAAACAATGCATATACTTTTAATACAGCTTCTTCAAATTTACCAAGATTTGTCAGACTTGTATTAGGTACTCAGATAGGTGCAACTAATATAGCAATAGGTGGTCAAGAGATAATTGATTTAATATACAACCTTGTTAAAGAAGAAGATTTTGCTTTTAAACATAACTCACATGGATTCTATAGTAATTTTACAAAAAGATCTAAGACTCAACAATATAGAACTAAAACTTTAAATTCAAATTATTTAGGAAGTTCTTTTCAAGAATTTGAAGGTCATAAAATTAATAATTTATTTAGACCTGCAACAGTTGCTATTGCAACAGAAGATCAATTAGATGATCCTGGCACAAAAGATATTTCTAGATATGTAGTAGGTGGAGATGCTGATTCTGATTTTGGAAACTCATATTTAAAAAAACCAGAAGAATTTCAATCAAAAACAATTTCTTGTTTATATGGAGGTTTAAAATTTCAATTTGATAATCAATATGGTCAACTTGATGGAGTTAAGCAAGTTCAAATGAGAGGTTGTATTGAATTTATTAATGCAATCAACCCTGGTCAAAAATTTACTAGTGAACCTATATTTAGTGGAGATGTATATATTAATAGGTATACAGAAAAAACAGTCATGCCTATATTTTCTGATTTTTTAAATGGACAACCTGATCAATATACTTATGATTATTTACAACGTATAAATATACCATATCCAAGATTTTGGATGGATACTAGAAAATTTGATATGACTGGATTAGGTCAAGAAATAGCTACTTTTAGTTTAGCATCAACAAGTGATCCTTTACCAAATGATTTATTTTATTTAGATAGAGGTAATAGTTCTTGTAATAGCAACATTGGAAGTTTATTAGGTAGTGGTAGTGATCCTAATCCATCTTTTGCTATGAGATATGCTTACATGTATACTCATTGTAATGGTATCCAAGATTTTTTTGTTGAGTCTGAGTATAATTTAGCGCATAGAGATTGGGATGATACAGATGATAAACGTCATTATGATTATATAGAGTATGCAGAAACGGATGGTTTGTTTCATGCTGACATAATAAAGAAAGGTAATTTTTATAAATATGATTTATCATTAAGCATTTCTAAATTTGTTACACAAGTAACATCTTTTGGTAATGTTCAACCAAGGGATTATGACCCTAGTGTTGCCGAAAGTTGTTATCAATATTACCCAAAAAGATTATTATATTCTTTAAGATCTCAACAAGAATCTAAAAAAGATTTTTGGAGGGTGTTCTTACCAAATAATTATAAAGATTTTAAAACAAAGGTTAATACTATAAAACCTATTAGTAAGAGTGGAGCTGTGATATTATTTCCATATCAGTCTCCTGTAATGTTTCAAGGTGTTGATACTTTACAAACAGATCTAGGTACTAAAGTTACAATAGGTGATGGTGGTCTATTTAACCAACCACTTCAAAATATTGTAAATTCAGATTTATCAAATGAATATGGTTCATCTGAAAGTATGAGAGGTGTTATTAATACACCTTTTGGTTTATTTTTTATCTCTCAAGCACAAGGTAAGATATTTCATTATACCGGAAAACTTGATAACATTGCTAATGCAGGAATGAAACAATGGTTTAATAAATATTTACCATCAATATTAGTTAGACAATTTCCTGATTTAGAACAAAGCCCATTATCAGATAACCCTGTTGTTGGAGTTGGTTGTCAAGCAATTTATGATCCTAATTATGATATAGTTTATTTTACTAAAAAAGATTATAAATTAAAGGAAAAATATGTACCTGATTTAAATAATGAAGAAGCAGATCAAACAGGTAAAGTTTTACTTATTGATAATACATTTTATTATATGGGTGTAGGTGCTTCTAAAATTAAATTGGAAATAGGAAACCCTATATTTTTTGAAGATGCATCATGGACTGTATCATATGATCCTAAATCAAGAACTTGGATTTCATTTCATGATTGGCATCCTGAACTTGTGCTACCAAGTATTAATCATTTCTTTACTACTAAAACAAATAACAGCGCAGCAGTTACAGATAAAGGAGGTATATGGAGACATAATGCAACTTGTCAAAGCTATGCTAAATATTATGATGAAGAATACCCATGGGAAGTAGAAATAATAGAAAACACAGGTCAAAATGTTATGACATTAAAAAGTGTTGAATATCAATTAGAATCTTATGTGTATGATGGTGATCTTATAAATGGTTGTGGTGATGATAGATGGCATGATTTAGATTACAATTTTGATGAATCTATTATATATAATTCAGAACAAATATCAGGATTATTAAAATTAGAGATGCATCCTAAAGAAGATCCATATGCAATGATTCAATATCCTTTAGTAGGATTTAATGATATTAAAATTCTATATTCTAAAGAAGAACAAAAATTTAGATTTAATCAGTTCTATGACATTACTAACGATAGAGGTGAATTTACTGGTGTTCAAAATAATCAGTTTATTACCCAAGTAAATGGTTATATTAAAGACTTAAATAATGTAAATCTTAATTATAATAAAGAAGAAATTCAACATAAAAAATTTAGACATTATTATAATAAAATACTTTTTAGAAGAAAAAAATCTAAAAATAGAAAAATGCTTTTTAAACTAGCTAATACTAAATTAAATTTATCTTTTAGGTAATGAAAAAGAAATTTGAATACACAGAAAGAATAGGATTACCGGGTGGACCTAATGAATACATAACTCATGTATCAGGTATATTTAGTACAGAGGGTTATAAATCAGATAGTCCTGATGTAAATAACCCTTTTAATATTATACCTTCAGGTGATATAACTATGAAAGGTGTAGACTTCCCTGTTATAGGTATAGATAACTTAGGTAATAGTAAAGCTATGATACCAGGTAATGATTATAAATTTCCTGGTGATGTTGTATTTGAAACTCCAATGTATAAAAGAGGAGGTGCTCTTTTAACTAAGACTATGAAATGTAATAGTTGTGGTTGGTCATGGAAAGCTGCAGATGGTGGTAATGATGTAACAACTTGTCATAAGTGTGGGGGAGAAGCTTTACCTACAGCACAGAATGGGCGTGAACAGGCAACTATATCTGCTTACGAAGAACCAGCTTGGTATGAAAAAGCAGTAGACTATTTAGCAAGTCCTATGACCGCTTTTGGTTACTTGGCTAGGAATCAAGACTTACCAGATAATTTACCAATTAGTGCAGAAAATAGAAATACATTTGATGGAGTAATTGATATGATCAATCCATTTGCTTGGGCAAAGTATGCGGCATCCTCTAAACGTAATGTAGATCAAGGAGAATATCTTGATGCTGGGTTTGATGCATTAGGTGCAATACCTGTAGTACCCGCTTGGTTAGCGCAAGGTAAGAATGCTACTAAAGCAGGAAAAAATGTTATTAAAAATGCAGCTAAATATAAGGATGAGTTTATTCAGAAAGATTTATATAAATATAACCCTTGGGCATATAATAATATAAACTCAAAGCTTCCAGAGTTTTTACAGTTTAATAAAGAAAATGAAAAATGGTTAAGACAAGTTGGGGAACCAGCAATTAGAGATGCACAAGCAACAGGTACTGTAAGAGAAATAGGTGAAGAAATAAGTCCGCGACTTTTTGCAGAAAAACTTGCTGCGTTAAAAAACCAACAAACAGGTGTAAGTTTTTCACTAGATAAAAGATATCCGGGACCATTTTTTCAAAAGGGAAAAACATTTTTTGATTATAACAAAAAGTCTAGACCTGGTTTAGATGGTATTCCTAATACTAGAGGAAGATCGGGAAGTGCTGATTATTTGATTGAGTTTAATCCATCAGATCCAATTAAATATCAAGGTATGGATTCATACTTTCAACCAGCATATTTGAAAACCATGTCTCTTGACTCAAGGCTTTTTAATAAACAAATTGGAGATGTTGCTATTATGAAGCCTAAAATGAGAGATGTTGAGAATTTTAATTTTTATAAAAAGGATCCTTTTTGGGCTTATAAAAAAGCACCGTTAGATAAATTACAAGAAGGTGGTGAATATAAAGTAAAATCAGGAGATACATTTTATGGTATTGCTAATAAAAACAATATATCAAAAGAAGATTTGATAAAGGCTAATCCAGGAATAGATATTCAAAATCTTAAATTAAACCAAACTATTAAATTTCCTGCACAAGATAATGTACAAGATAACGTACAAAAACCTGAAGAAACATCTTGGAGTGATTATTTAAATCCTATGAATTGGGGTGTTAGTGATAGAGATGATGATGGTGATTTTAAACAAGCTTTTAGAGCAGCACGTGAAGCAGGTGAAGATGAATTTGTGTGGTATGGAAAAAGATATACTACAGATCTTAAACCAACTAGTGCAAAGAATGCGACAGTTCAAGTTGAAAAAGTATCTGATAAATTAAATAAAGCTGTTAAAACAGAACCATTTGATAATTATAAAATAACACCTCAGTTACTTTATAAGCAGGCTTTTGTAGAATCAAGATTAGACCCTAAAGCAAAAAATAGTTTAGGCTACATGGGATTAGGACAGATAGGAGAAGGTGTTATAACAGATTATAAGAAAGCAACAGGTGTTAAAGAAGTAGATCCATTTAATCCAAGACAGAATCATGATGTTCAAGAATGGTCTATGAATGAATTATACAATGCTTCATTTATAGATAAACCAGGTGCTACTGCAGAAAATAGATTAATTAAAGCTTTAGCTTCTTATAATTATGGGAGAGGTAAAGTAAAAGCCATATTAGAAGCAGAAAAAGCTAAAGGTAATGATATTTATAAAAGTAATGATTGGACAAAACAATTACCTAAAGAAACTAGAGAGTACATAGACATGATTGTCTATGATGGGGTAACAGAGAAAAGACCTGATGTTCAAACAAATTTTAAGAAAGCAACTAAAGAAGATAAATACAAAGATTTAAGAGAATTGTATAAATATCAACTTAAAGGTGAAGTACCTAGTAAAAAAACAGAAGATTCTAAATATTCTATGCTTATGGATTCACCTTATTTTAAAAACGTTGGAGATAAGTTTGAACAAGAACAAAGAATTGTTGCACAAGATAATACTAGGGTTAGTATACCTGCAGTTAATAAAGATTTAGTTAAGGTAAATAATTTAAAAAAATTTGATATTGATCAAAGGGAATATCAATTTGATAAACCAACGGTAGCTCAAGACAATACATATGTAAAACCAATAAAACAAATAGACTATAGACGATTCACAAAAGAACGATTTGATATTGCAGAAAGAGAATATGAAAGACCCAATTTAATAAGTGGTTTTACAGAAACTGTAAATGATTACAAACCAAAAAATAAATATGAAAAGGATTATACTAATGCTTCAGAAACTGAAATTAAAGAATTACAAAAAACTTTAATTAAAGAAGGATATGGTAGTTTATTGGGTGATTTTGGGGATAATGAAAATGGTGTGGATGGTAAGTTTGGACCTAAGACAAAAGCTGCATATGAAAGTTTAATTTCTGAAGGAGATTTGGGTTTAAATAATATAGATAAATTTTACAAAAAATATTCTAATAATAATAAAATACCCGTTAAAAAACTTCAAGCTGAACTTGTAGAAAAAGGTTACTTGTCTGAAAAAACAAAAGAAGGTAAAACTAATATAGATGGTAAGTTTGGAGATAGAACTAAACAGGCTCTTCAAGAATATAATTCTTCAATAAATAGTGAAGACCCTCAATCTTTTATATTTAATAAGATACCTAATAAATTAGAAGATCCAAGGTGTGCTGCGGGAATGTGTTCTATACTTGAAGACAACAATGTAATTACTGAATCATTAGGTGTAAAGTATAAAAATGCTTGGGACATTCATGAAAATATGATGAATGCAGGTAATAGTAAAAGTATATATAATATATATGATGAACCTGAATTTGTTACTTTGGGCCCAGATACATCTGCTGAAGAACTTAAATCAATAACCAAAAAAGTTAAACAACGTTCACAAACAAAAGAATCAGATTATGCAGTTGGAGACATTGTTGGTTTGTATTGGCCTAATTCAAAGTACCATGAAGAAACTTTGAAAAATTCAAAAACGTTTAATACACACGTTGGTTTTGTTTCTGATTTTGATAAGAATGGTAAACCCATTATAACTCATAATGTTAACGGTAAAGTGTTACAGCAGCCGTATGATCAGCTTCAAACAACTTGGATATCAAGACCAGACAAAAATATAAAACTTAACAAAAAGTATGATGCTTCTGAATATCAAAATATAGAAGTAGATGAAAATCTTATTTCTAATTTTGAAGCAAAAAAAGAAAGACCTTTAACAACTAATGAAAAAGATGTTGTTAGTAATATAATGAAAAGGTCAAGATACAATGCACAAACTATTCCTGAAATGCTTAATTCATCAGTTGACAAAAATTGGTTGGAAGCAGCAACATTTGCAATAACAGGTGTTGAAAGTTCTGCAGGAATTTCACCTAATACACCAAGAACTGCAGAAGAAGCGGCTAGTCAAAATTTTGGCTTGCAAGGACTAGCTTATGCATGGAAGGGTAAAACACCAGAAGATATATCATTAGGTGTGAGTAAAGTAAAATTTAATTCTTTAGATAATTTTGCAAAACAGTATTTTAATATTAATAGCGCAGAAGATCTGGCCAATGATAATAAAGCAGTAGATGCAGCAAGTTATTTATTAGTTAAACACTATGAGCTATTTAAAAATTATGCAAAGCAATATCCGGAGTTTGGATTATCAGATCAAGATGTAAAAAATATGTCTATACTTGCACATAATCAAGGTACAAATTTGTTATTGAAAACAGGTAGAAATTTATCTGGCCCTGGGGATAATAGAACAATTGAAGAACAAATTGAAAGTTTAAGAAAATTATATCAAGGAAACATAAAAGATGTATCATCTACAAAATTAAATCATCTTGGTAGTATTGGTGACCTTATTTATGATATTACTAATGATAAAGGTGATGAAAGTTATGTGTCTAAATCAAATAGATACATAAATGAAGTTTATAATAAAAATAAAAAACAGTATGCAGATGTAAATAATAATAATACTTTTGATTCAAAAGTAATGGCAAAAGGCGGTGAATATCAAGTATTTAACAATTATGTAAATGGGATATATGATAATACACCAAAAGAAAAAGAAGCACAAAAAGTATATGACAAACTTAATAGAGTACATTATAAAGATGCAAAGAAAGCTGGAACAACTGTACCAAACTATATTTTAAGTGTATTAATGAATGCAGGTAATGATTAGGCAATCTCGTCAATATTTTGTATATTAGTTATATATAATACTATCAATGAAAGCAAACAAAAAAAGTTTATATCAAGAAGGAGGTTCAGTAGCTAAGGATTCTATAAATCCTGTAGTTAGTGAGCTTTCAGATGTTATAAAAAATAATATAGAAAGCGGCGGATCTCCAGAAGAAATATTAAAAACTTTTTTACTACAAGGTATTCCTGTAGATCAGCTTACATTGGCTTTTGAATCAGCAGGCTTAGATCCTTCATTATTTGGTGAGTTGCTACAAAATGTTGAGATAATGATGGCTCAAGAAGAGCAAGCTCAACAACAACCTCAACAACCTTCACCAATTGAACCTTCAATGATGCAACCACAAAATGAAGAGCAACCTCCAATGCAATATGGTGGTAATGTTTCTTCAGGTTATTTATCACCAACTACACAAGATGAGCGTCCTATTTATATGCCTCCTGTTCCTGCTAAAGGGAATGTATTAGGTGCTGCATTTTTATTAGATGATGCTGCTGGTAAATTTTTTGGAACATCTGATAAAGATGGTGACGGTTTAATGGATGGCACTTTTAAAGATTGGGAAGCTAAAAATGCTAGATATAAACAAAAACAACTTGATAATAAATCTTATGAAGTAGATTTTGGTTCTAACAATCCTAATGATTATATAGTTACAGCTGAAGATTTAGATAAAGGTAAACTTAGAACTAATGAAGAAATAGCCTCAGATGTTGCAAAGTATAGCAGACTTAACTTTGATCCAGAATCAAATAAATATACAGGAGCTCTTGCTTTTTCAGAAAATCAAGCTAAAACATTTGGTAAAAATCAAAACAAAAACACAATAGCATTACAAGACTTTATTAATAACATATCTGACTACAGTAAAGAAGATAAAGAGATGTTACTGGAAGGAATGCAGTATGATAAAGGTAGGGGGATGTTTATGAATGAAGAAGGAAGCTTTGGATCATATAGTCCTGGAACACAAGCAAACCTTACAGGCAGACAGCGTAAAGCACAGCAAGATTCTTTTAGAGATATAATGTTGGGTATTCAAAGGTTAACACCTAATGCTATACCTACACTTCAAATTGAAGAGTCTAAAGCTCCGGTTAATTCTAATCAAAGAAGTATTTTAACAATACCAAATTCTGATAAACCAATGGTTGCTAATATACCAGACTTTAAAGAATGGTATGTTAAAAACTCACAATCTTTAATGGATAAAAGTAAAGCTGAAGCTAAAGAAATATATAATAATACCGAGTTTAAATATGGAGGTGATTTACCAAAAGCTCAATTAGGAATTCCGGATATGAATAGCCTTTCTACTTTTGTAAATCAATATTCACTACCTGACATGAATGAATATTTGCAAAATCAAGGACAAAGTGATTATGCTAGAGATACTCAAATAGTAGCAGATGCTCAGTTACAACAGAAACAATCTAATTTAGGTCCTACACCTTTTGAAAAACAAACTCAAGAAGATTTTGGTTTAACTACACCTAGCATTAATAATATTGAAACTGATATTATTGAAAATGTAGAACCTAAAGTTGCAAGAAAAAGAACAATAGGTAATGCAATTAATCAAGCTGAAACATTTATTAAAGAGAACCCAGCAATGAGGGCTTTTGGTGATGTCTCAGATTTTGCTGTTAAAGGAGCAAACTTAGCTAATGAAATATTCCAACAAAAAGAGTTTGATGATTACAGAAATAAGTTAAGAAATTCAACAGCTGCAGATAATATTTATTTAGCAACAGAAAATCCTGTAAATAAAAGAGGTACTTTTGATGCAAATTCAGGTTTAGCTGAACCAGATAATCTTGTTGATTACTATGCTCAAGCAATGTATGGTAAAGAACTATATAAATCAGGAGGTGAGTTTCAACCTCATATGATGTTTGATCCTGTATCAGGAAAAGGTTATAAAGCTAATGTAGAAGCAGATCATAATAGATTTGCTAAATTAGGTTTTTTACATCAAGATGAAATGCAAGGTGGTGGTGAAATAGAAATAGATAATGATACGCTAGCAGCATTAATAGCTGCAGGTGCAGATATAGAAATATTATAATCATGGCAAAAATTAAAATAAATAAATTACCTGAAGGTTTTGAATTAAAAAAAGGTAAGGTTGTAAAGACAATGCAGCAAGGTGGTGCAACCACAGGTGATCAATCTGGTTACGGTCTTGTTACAAATAATCTTACACCCAAGCAATTTAATGATGAAGATGGTAAATCAATAAGATATTCACTTTCTTCAGTACCTAGAGATATGGCTAATATTGAAGCTGAAGGTGGAGAAACAGTTCTTACTGATCTTAATGATGATGGTCAATTTGGTTTATATAATATAACTGGTCCTAGACATGGAAGTGGTGGTGTTCCTATGTTCTTACCAGAACAGTCATTTGTTTTTTCTGATACACAAAAGATGAAGCTTAATAGAAGAGAGCTTGCAGAATTTGGTATAGAATCAAAAAAGAAAATGACTCCAGCACAGATATCAAAAAAATATCAACTTAATGAATTTATTGGTGCAATGGACTCTGAGGATATAGATCCTATAAAATTTAAGAGTGCTGAACTAATGATTGATAAAAATCAAAATAAATTATCTAAGTTGGCTTTTGCTCAAGAATCAAAAAAGAATTTTGAAGATGGAGTACCACTTGCATCTCATCCGTATTTGATAGGTATGGGTATTGATCCTATAGAGTTTACTCAAAAGGTTGAGAATATAACTGCAGAGCAAGCGGCACAAAGAATGTTACAATCTTTACCTCCTGAAGAACAAGCAAAAATGGCAGCTCTTCAGCAGATGATGGCACAAGCTGGACAACAGCAACAAATGCCTATGGCTAAATATGGTAGTGAATTACCAAAGGCTCAAGATGGTAAAAATGATTATGAATTTAAGTATGATTTTATACCACCTACAGTAGCGCAAGATAATACCAGAGTATTTCAACCACGTGTGTTTGATTTTAAAGACGCGAAAGACCAGTTTGAAAAAGATGAAGAAAAAAATAAAGCTTTTGAAGAAAAATATTTTGGAAATACTGCTATAAAGCAAGATGAACCTGATCTTACAGACTTTGGTATAACAAGTGTTAATCAAGATGCAGCAAATCAAAACACCAATACAAACACTAATACAAATACTCAAAGCAATACTAATACAGAACGTAGAACTACAGGTAGACAGATAGGTGGAAGAAGAATAGATCTAGATGGGTTTAAAGGTGGTAGATCTTTAGGTTCTGGATACAAACAGTATCAAGAACTAGAGCGTTTATTTACTTCTGATTCCCCTGAATGGAAAGCAACAACTGATAGAGCTTATGCTGCGTTTAAAGCAAATGCACTTGCTCAAGGAATAGCTGAAGATCAGATACCAACAAAAGATGTTGCAATGCAAAACTTTTTGAAGTATCAAGAAAATAATTATAAGATTCAAGATTTAGTTCCTGATGAATACAGGTATGCAACCCAATTAGATAAAGGTAGTGATAAGGCAGCTGATGTAAAGAAGAATGAAAATACTCAGAAGTTGTTTAATAGAACTGCTGAATTATATCCTGATCAGTATGAAGCTTATCAAATAGATGACGCTACAACTAAAATGAATCAGTTATTTTTTCAAGCTGTTACTTTAGCAGATAATGAAAGTGACAACCCTAATTTAAATTATGTTGCTAGCGGACCTGATCAAAAAGGTAACTGGGCAGATAATAAAACAATTTCTAAAGCTGAAGGATTTTACGGTAACAACACTTTGAATCAAACATTACAGGTAAAGGAATCAAAAAAACCAGAACCAAAGAAAGAAAAAGAGGAAGAGAAAAAAGAATCTGATATTCCTGAAGTTAAAAGTCTAGCACCTTTACGCCCTGAATACTGGACACAGGATTTAAATAATCTTGCTGCAATTGCAATGAGAGATAGGGAGATGTTTTTACCATGGCAACCTGCTGTAGAAATACCTAAAGCTGATTATGTTTTAGAAGAACCTACAAGACAACTTGCTGATGTAAATGAACAGTTAAATATTATAACTCAAGGTGCTGCCTCATTTGGTAATCCTCAATCATTTAATGCTAGAGCATCACAAGCTCAAGGTAAAGCATTTGCGCAAAATGCAAATACTTTTGCTCAAGTTCATCAAAGAAATATAGGCACTGTTAATAGAGGTTTAGCAATGAATGCTCAATTAGAAGCAGCAGGTAAAAGAGAGCAAAGAGATAGAGATGTTAAATTGTATGATGATACGCAGTTGACATTGCAAAACTATATGGATGAAAAAAATCTTGATAGGGAGCAGTATACAGGTTTGATGAATACGGCTATAACCAATAGAGCAAACACAGCAAACTTAAATACTTTATATCCATATTTTAATATAGATCCAACAACTGGTGGTGTAATAAATGTGGCTGATAATTTACCTGCAATAGTTGCTAATAAATCAGCAGCTAATACTAACAATTATGGTAGTTATACAGATAGAGCTAACGCTTATTCACAACTACAAAAAGACGGCTTTAGTGAAGAAGATATTAAAACCATAATGGGTTCTGGTTCTAAAACTTCTTCTACAAAAGGTGCTCCATCTTATGGGGCTAATCCATATGCGGATGCATTAAAGATGCTAAGTCAAACAGGCGGTTATCCAGGAACAACTGGAAAGAAAGGAAAAGAGATGAAAAAATATGTTGTTCCTTTTTATACAGGTAAAACGGGTTATTAAACTCAAAAAGTGTATTGAAAAAGTTTTTAAAACTTATAAAATTTTAGTAATTTAGTATTATGGCAACATACGTACCAGGAAGTAAGACATATTCAAGAGAGATTCAACCATTTACACCAGACTATAAGTTTTTGTCTTCTGTATTGGATACAAGACAGGATCGCTATGATACCAACTATAAACAATTAAGTGATTTATATGGTAAGGTTGTATATGCAGATTTATCAAGAGAAGATACAATTGCAATGAGGGATCAGTATGCAAATCAACTTGCACCAAAGATTCAACAAATTTCAGGCATGGATCTTTCTCTACGTCAAAATGTTGATTCAGCTAAGAGCGTTTTTAAACCTTTTTATGAGGATGATCTTATTGTAAAAGATCTTGTTTATACAAAACAGTATAAACAAAATGCACAACGTGCGTTGACATTTAAAGATTCTGATAATGTAGATCAAAGAAAAAAATATTGGTCTACAGGTATGCAATACTTGAACTATCAAATGGAAGATTTTAAAACTGCTGATAGAGATGCAGCTTTAAAGCAAGGTCTACCAACATATATAGAAAACGTTGATTTATATTCAATGTCTACTAAACTTTTAAAAGATGCTGGATTTGGAGATGTAGAAATTGATATTCCAGATCCAACAGGTCATTGGATTATCAGAGAGAAGAATGGTAAACAACAAGTACCAGGTGCATATAATTTTTTACAAAAAACTTTAATAGAGGATCCAAGAGTAATGGATGCCTACAGAGCAAGTGGTTATGTTGATTCTAGAAACTTTGCTCAAAAAGGTTTAGACAACGGTTTATACTCTACTGTGTTAGAGGGACAGACTGCATGGGCAAAAGATAAGTTAAGTGATCTTGCTCAAAGAAATGCTACTGCCAATGAGATTATCAAACAACAATTTGATGAAGCTTTAAAAGCTAAAGAGAATTGGGAAGAGTATGAAAGAACATCAGGTGTTACACCAAACAGCCCTGAAGCTAAAGCAATGCTTGAAGCTATTGAGCAGTATGACAAAAGCAGAGGTGCTCTTGAAAGAAATGAAGAAACTCTACAAAGAGTTGATAATATAAATATTGATGAGGATCCTGAGCTTTTAAATAAAGCCTTTAATCTTTTGATGAACTATAACCTCAGCTCTGATATCTTAGGAGCGGCTAAAGCTCATAGTATGAAAGATTATTCCAGAACTATTACGGCTAACCCTTATAAAAAATTAGAGGTTCAGCATAAATATAGCATGGCTAAAATTGAGCAACAGCACATTAATAGAAAAAAAGAAATAGAATTAAAGGCAAAATTAGATCCAACATTGCAATCAACAGCTGATGGTAATTTAGTTGATGCTTTGTTTGGTGGTTCAACAACAGGTATAACAAAAAATTCAACTGAGGTTAGAGAGGTTGAAGATGCAATGGCTGATAATGCTCAGAGAGCAGCAGCTTATGCACAAGAAACTAATCAAAGTAAAACTGACTTTATACTTAAAATAGATCAACTTAGTAAGATGGGTGGAAGTCTTCAAAATACTAACTATAATAGTATGGAGATTAAACTCAATGATGGTAGCACATTTAAAGGATCTTATGATCAAATAAAAGCTAAACTATCAGAAGAAGGAAATGAAAACTTAGTTGATTTAAATTATGATAATGCTGTAAAGACTCTTACAAATAAACTACCCACTAATAATCCTAAAGCTTTAGAAAGTCCTCAACTGGTTGAAGCTTACAGTATGTATAATACAATACAAGGAAGACAAAGTAAATCTATTGCTTATGAAAAAAGTTTAAATACAGTTCTTGGTAAAAATTATGATTTATTAAAAGTAGGTACTACAAAACAAGGTGCAGAATTAAAAAGACAACTTGAAGCTAATATGCCTGAGCTTGTTATCACAAGTAAAAATGATGACACTCAAAGAGCTCTTTTATCCAAAGATGATTTTATTGCTGAATATGTAGAGAGAGCAAAAAAAGGTGTAATAAAAGGTAAAGACTACATAGAAGGTAGAAATGGTAGGAATGACGATGGTAGTAAAGATCTTATTGAAATAAGCATGTTTCCAGGAATAGCTAATTATCTTGGTAAAAAGACAGATGAATTATTTGGAAATACAATATTTGTAGAAAAAAGAGCAAAGGAAGATGCTGAAGAAGCTTATAAAGTACAATATGGTTTATTAAATCAATCTATAAATGGTACTTTAAATATGAATGAAATGGGTGGGTCAAGAACATTCCAACCATTTTCAGCAGAAGCTGTTTTTAGAGGTGTTCCTTTAGAAGAAATGAATGAAAGTAATTTGTTTACTTATCAAGGATATGGTGCCACATTTAGTGTTAGTACTATAGCTAAGGATAAAAAGGCTCAAGAAATGATTTTTAATTTTAAGAGACAGTATGATATGTCAGCGGATAAAGTTGTTATGACTCAATCTGCAACTGAAGTTGAAAACAATGCAAATGCTAAATTTATTGTTGATGAAATAATAAGAGATAGTAGACAGGCAATGCTTAATCCAAAATCAGCAGCTTCAAAGAAACTATCATATCAAATAGAATATAATCCCGTTGAAACAATAGATGGTAAATCATTTGCATCATATACTCTTAAAACTGATTATGATTATATTAAAGAATTTTCCGGTGCAACAAAAGGTACAGGGGGTGGTAAAAACACAGCAATGTTAAATCCTACACAAATACCCGAATACACAAGTATTAAAGTATTAGTACCATCAGAACAAGACATGAATCCAAAAAGAGCTGGTCAGTATAATGTATCAGCTATTCAAACAGCCATTGATTTATCAGAAGATAAAGTTTATAACTATGATGCATTTTCTGAAAAAGCTGGGTCTTTTAAAGTCTTTAAAAATAATAACAATTATTATGTTGCAATGGAAATGATGCAGCTAGATCCAAAGACAGGTTTGTTTAATTCAGCAGGTATACAAGATCCTATTTTAGTTCAAGATGAAAATGGACCTGCAGGTAAGCATAATATTGATAACTTTGTAAATCATTATCAATTAATAATGATGGAAGAGTTTAGAAGAAATATTGAAACAGAGAAAGCTTGGAAGAAGAAAAACAAAGCAGCACAATAACATATTAAAATAAAATAATCAACATGCAAGATTCAAATATCCAAACTGATCCTATGTATCAACCAGATGATTTTCAGTTTAAACCAATTGATGAAATGTTTGACTTAGACTTTGACGTTGAAAGCGTTCAAGATATGGGTGATTACATGAAAGATTTAGAATCTTTGGCACCAAAGATGAATCAGTTTGCTATACCTCTTGATTTACCTATGTCAAGACATAACTCACCAAAACCTGGGTTTGATAATTTTGAATCATTTAAAAAAGTTTTTAATGCTCCAACTCCTTTTCTAGGAGGTGAACAGCAAATGAAAATACAAGACCCTATTATATCTGGAATTAAATCTTCCGGTTATGATAGGTATGCAAGAATGGGTGCTTTTGAAAAATTAGGTTGGAGACCTGATATGGATATGGAATCTTATTATAATGCAAACACAACAGGATGGGATGATTATAAAAGATCAGTAATGCCTTGGTTGACTAATTTTTCTAGTGGTTTTGGAAGTGCATTTAGATCTTGGGGTGATCTTTTTTCAGGTGATGAAAGTTATTGGACATCTGCAGATTTAGAAGGTGCTGCAGCTATGTCTGAAGCAAATAGATTAGGGGCAAGCACAAGAGGTGGTGCAACAGGTTTTTTGATAAATCTTAATTTAAACGCAGCTCAAACTTTAGGTACAATTAGTGAGATTTTAGCTGAAGAATTAGTATTAGCCGGTGCTACTGCTGCCACTGAAGGTGGTGCGGCACCTATGTTTTTAGCAAGGACGGGTAAAAACCTTGTTAGGGGTGTTAAAAGTATTGGTAACATTTTTGATGTTACAAGAACAATGAGGCTTGGTAAGGATGTTTTAGCTACACTTAGAACAGCAGATAAAGCAAAAGATTTTTGGAGCGTGGCTAAAACGGGTGGTAAACTTGCAGGTGATTTCTTTACACCAGAATTAAGAGCTACATTAAAATCTTTTAAATCAACAGAAAGCGCGGCAAAAGGTTTAAGTAATTTAGCTAAAACATCAAAAGGGTTTGGTGCTTTTTATAGAGATGCTAGAGCATTAAACCTTACAATAAGCGAATCAAAACTTGAAGGAGGTTTTGTATATCAAGATATGTTTGGTAGAAATGTTGAAAGAGTGATGCGTGAAAACGGAGGTGCTCAATTAACACCAGATCAATTAAGTGAAATTAATGAAGAAGCATTAAAGGCGGCTTCAAATGCTGCTTTGTTTAATGCTCCTGTAATTTTTGTAACTAATAAAATAGCATTAGGTAAAGCACTTGGTGGATTTTCTCCACAACTAAGAAGAATATTTAATAAACTTGGTAATTCTAAAAATATTGTTAGAAGGACAACAGTAGAAAACTTTGTTAAGAATAGAGCTGCTGGAAAAACAGCAGGTAAATTATTTCAAGAAACATCTAATAAAACAATATTTGGTAAATTAATTGGTTGGAATCAGTTAAAAGCTTTAGGTGTTAAAGGTAGTATCAAACATACAGCAGGTGGGATACTTAGATACTCATCTGGTGGATTGGGAGAAGGTTTTCAGGAAATGTTTCAAGAAGGTGTATCTCAAGGACTTGTTGATTATCATTCATTATTATTAGAAAACCCAAATGCAAACAGGCACGATCTTCAAAAAGCAGCTTTTCAATCAGGCTTTAATAGTCAAATGACAGGTCAAGGTTTTGAAACTTTTTTATCTGGATTTTTAATGGGTGGTTTGGTTCAAGGACCTCAAAGATTATTCTTTGAAGTATTACCTGATTACATACAACAAAAAAGAGATCCTAAACAATATGAAGAGTATAAAAAACAAAGAGATGCTTTTGTAGATGAGGTTAATAATATAGCTGAAGAAGTAGCTAAAGATCCTCAAAACTTTATGAGCTCTTCTAAACTAAACTTTTTTGCTCAAAAGCAATCTGAAGATGACGGTGATAAGCACATGTTTGAAGATGATGAGTTGGGTATGAGAGATAGTAAGGATGATTCCTTTATTATGAATGCTCATCACATGGTTACTAATGGAACTGAAGGTTTATATATTGAGCAGTTAGAAGACTTACAAAAACTATCAGATGAAGCTTTAATAGAAGCATACCCTAATCAAAAAGAAGATATAGAGTCTGGTAAGTTTAAAGAACGTATTGGTAAATCAATTGATAGAGTTAAGGACTTTAAAAAAGATTATGATGCATCTTTTGATGTTATACAAAACCCTTATGCTTTTAAAAGATTTGATAAAGGTACAAAGGAATTTAATGCAGAGTTGGCAAAATACAGTGCTGTAGAACACGGACGTTTGCTTTATCTAGTTAGTAAAGAATCTTTTAAATCTGCAGCAAACAGAAGAGATGCTATTGAACAAGCATTAAAACTTTCAACAGTTGAAGGTAGTACTGATGTTAATGACCTTACACCATTGTTAGCTGTTGATTCTATACAAAGAGAAATAGCTTTATTGTCAGATGAGATAAGAGTTTTAAAGGATTCTGAAAATGTAGATAAAAAAATTCTTACTGATAAGGAAGATAAACTAGTAGCTCTAGCTGGTTACTTAACAACTCTAGAAGGTATATATGATAAAGACTCAGATGTATATGATAGAGATAAGATGGAAAATTTAAAAACTCCACTTAAATCATATATTGAGGCTGTATCAAAAGGTGCAATGATTGATGATGCTAAGTTATCATACTTGGTAAAGCAGTTAGTAGATCACAGTTATTTAGACAAGAGAGCTCAAGTATATGCCCGTAGTGTTTCTATGTTTAGTGATAATGTTAAGTTTACTGAAATGTCAGATAGACTTAGTGAAATATTCTTAACACGTTTTAATAATATTAAAGCTGATTTTAAGAAGAGTGTCATAAAAGGTATTCAAAATCAAGAAAGAGTTTCTTTACTTGAAGCTCTAGCTGGTATAGGTAGTGAAAATAAAAACGGAGGTGTGTATGCAGATACAGAACAGTCCATTAAATTTATGGAGACTGGTGATACATCTGTATTAACAGATTTTTATACTGAAGCTGGTAAAGTTTTTAAATCTAATAACAATGAACTTTATCAGAAAATACAAACACTTATTGATAATTACAATAGAGTAAAGTTTGAAACTGAAAATGCTGATAAAAAAGCTGAAGAAGAAAAAACAGATGTTAATCAGAAAGATACAAGTTCAAATAAAACATCAGAGTTAAATGAATATTTAAAATTAACTTCTGATAGTCCTATTGCAAATGTTGAAGAGGGTGTTGATATTTTAAAAGAAAATGAATCTCCTTTTTCAAAATTGTTATTGGATGATTTATATTTAAAGTATAAACAAAAACAACAGTTAGGTAAAAAAACAATACTTAGCAAAGCAGATTGGATTAATACAAAAGAAGGAACTAACGCTGTTGCAGGGTTAGAAAAAATTAAAGGTATATGGCTAGCCTCAGAAAGCAATAAAGCTTTATCAGAGCAAGCTAAAAACAATATTACTAAAAGTGAAGAAGGCTTTCAACAATGGATTCTTGATCAAAAGGATGATACTTTTGTATACAGATCCCTTGAATTTGCTGGATTAAAAGCAGCTGATATAGAAAGAAATGAGACTAATGAAGGATTAGACTCAGTTGTTGAGAATGATCCTTTAATGGAATGGGCTGATAAAGGACCTGGTGTAAATATTCTTAAAAAAGAAATAGCTAGTATTGATTCTATTGATAATGAAGATGCTTCTGAGTTGAGAGAAACAATATATGTTCTAACTGATAATAACGGTGATACTTTATCCGGAGATCTTTTGGAATTGGCTGGATTAGACAAGGCAGCATTTACAAATTTTGATGAGGCTGTTGAAGCTTTTGATGAATTAAAGAAACTAATGCCTGACACAACACCATTTAACTTTGATGGTACAACGCTAGTAAATTTAGATGTTGTAGAAGATGTAGATGGAAATAAATTTGTAGTTCTTGGTACTTCAACTTCTGCTAAAAATGCAGCAAAGCTTGAATTAATTGCTTTAGATAAAAAAGATCTTGAGGGCAACGATAAAACGCTTGCATCTTTTACAGTTGAAGAAGCAGGATTCTCAGACATATATACAAAGGTTGAAGAAACATTTGAAGGTGTTAAGCTTTCAACAGATGCTGTAAAATTATTACCAGGTGAAGTAAATGGTTTATATCCTAAATCATTTGGTGCAGTTGATGCAGATTCAGCTCTAAGACTTAATAAGGTTTTGTCTTTATTATCTCCTGAGCAAATCTCTGCTTTAGAAATAAGAATAAGACCAAATCCAAATCAATCATCTAATTTTCTTAGAGCTGGTGATGATACAACTGAAAACAAGCTTATTGTTAGAGGTGATAAATATTCAATAGAAGTATTTATACCTGAAGTATTAAGAGAAGAGATTGCTAAAAATATGGATGGTTTTGACTATCCTCAAAATTGGGATGGTTCTATTGGTTTTATAAGAAATGATCATTTTAGATTTACTAAAAACGGTAATCCAAAAGAAATTGTAAAGATTAGCCAGCTTGAAGATAAAGTAATTGATAGGTATATAACACCTACAGGTGTAAGCGTTTCTGAATTAAGAAATGAAATGCTTAAGCAAGACTACTTTACTTTGAAGATTGATGAGTTCATGAAAGACAAAACTAATGCTGCTATTACTATAGCAGACTTAGAAGAACTAGGTTTCTCAGTTAAAGTAACAGGTGGTCAGTATGAGGATACAGAAAACTATGATAACTCATATGATGATCTAGCACAGAATACATATGATGGACATAAGGTTGTAATAGTTAATACAAGAAACGTAGACACAGTAGGAGAAAGATTTGAAACAGATATTGAAGATCCTAAAGAGAATGAAGCTTTTATACAGAAGCTTATTAAAGATCTTGAATCAACACCTGCATCTGATAGTAAATCCAAAGAAGGGTCTAACATGTTTAGAAAAGCTTTGTCAAAAGGTGGGTATGTTGGTATTATAAAAGATCCGCTTACGGGTAAAATTGTATTAGCTAGATTAAAACCTAGAAAATTAGAAGTAGATGAACGTAATGAATTATTTACTGAACTTATAGAAAAAGCTAAAGAAGTTAGAGATTCTAAAAGTGGTCAACAACCAAGACAACAAACAACTAATATTGAAGCTAAAAAAGCTGATATAGAAAAAAGAAGGCAAGAAGAGTTAAATAATATTCCTACAAAAGAAAATTTAGAAAACAAAATATTAAAAATGTCTTTTGTAAATGGAGATAAGGTAGTTGATTCTAAATATAAAAATAAACTAACTCAACTTTTACCTTTTGGAGGTGAATTTTTAGGAGATGAATTGTTTGCATTATTAAATGAATTAGATAATTTTAAAGAAGGTGTAACAAATACTAACAAAATTAATGCTAAATATGATGCAGAATTAGCTGCTTTAGAATCAGCACCACAAACAACTACTAAGGTTGGTGCTACAAAAAAGAGCATGTCTTTACTTGATTGGAATAAGCAATTTAATAATAAATTTTTCAGTGCAACTAATCCATCAGTAAAATCATATTTAGATTTAAACGTTTCATCAAAAGGAGATATTTATTTAAGATTTAAAGTAGATGAAACAGGTTTTACAGTAAGTGAAAGTTTTAAAGCATCTGAACTAGATGGATTAAACCCTGATGACATTTTAACTTTATATTCATTGCTTAATAAAAATGAAAAGATTATAAAGTTTAATAAAACAGTTGAATATCCATTTAGCTTTGGGGACAATAATATAAGAGAAACTTTCCCATTATCGGCATCTTTACAACAAATGCTTAGTAGCACCAAAACAAACTTAGATCCACGTGTTCTTAAAGGTGTTAGAGTAAAGCTTGATACAACTGATGAAATGGTTAAGGGTCTTGAAATGGTACAACCATCAAAACCAGTTAACACACAGTCTGATGAATATACTCAGTTTGTTGCTAAAGGTATTGTATCACAAGAAACTTTAGAAAGGATAGCAAACAAATATGTTAATAACCCTAACTCTCTTACAATAGAAGAGAAGGCTATATTCCAAGATAAGGTAGCGGAGATTAATAAAATATTAGAGCAAAAACGTGCAGAAGAGTTATTACAAGAAGATAACAGCTTGCAAGAAATGAGTGATGAGCGTTATAATGAATTTAAAAGTAATGACTTTAAAGATCTACCTAGATCAATAAAAGTTGCTATTGTAAATAAAGTAGTCCAAGAAGGTAGAGACTCATTAGATGCTAGAGAACAAGAGATATTAAAAATGAATAGTGATGAGCTTGAATTGCTTATCATGAGTAAATCATATCAAAAACCTGTTGAAGAATCTAAATCTTTAGAGGAAGAAATAGCTGAAGTAGAAGCTGCAATAAAAAAAGAGAAGAGACGTATAGCTGCTGAAGCTAAAAGAACCGGTCAACATCAAGCAACTCTTAGAAAAAATTCTGAGTTGTATGTCAGCTTGATGGATCAACTGGATGAACTAGAAAGAAGAAGTACTGATGAGAGTGCATTTAAGATATTAGATCCTTCTGAGTCTTTACAGAAAGAAGAGTCTATAGATGAGTTCTTAGAATGGGCAGCTCAGAACTTACCTGATTTTATTAAGATCAAAGATTTATCTGAGATTAAGTCACGTCTTAAAAGTACAGGTACAACTGTAGGTCAGTTTACAATGGCTTTGAGAAATATTGCTGGTGGTCTTAATATAGAAGGTACTATTTATACGGGTCCGTCTAATGGTATAGGTTATCATGAATCTTTCCATGCTATATTTAGAATGTTACTTACAACTGAAGAGCAAAACGGATTATTAAAACTTGCTAAAGATGAAGTAAGAAAGAAGTTTAAAACAACTGAAGCTTTACAAGAAGACATTAGCAGATTTGCAAATAGACATCCAAAGTATAGAGCACTATCTAAACAAGCTTTAGAACGTGAATACTTGGAAGAGTATATGGCAGATCAATTCCAAGCTTTTAAAACAAACCCAAGAAGTACTAAAACTAGCTCAGCAATTAAGAGTTTCTTTAACCGTGTTGTTGAGTGGATTAAGTCTGTTTTAAAATCATTCAGAAAAAATGAACTTGATTTATTTTATGAAAGAATTGATGCAGGTAAATACAGAGGTGGTCAAATATTAGATAATCAATACACAAGATCTTTAGAGTCTGGTGTAGCCCTAGATGCATTTAAAGCAATACCTTATAAAATTATAAGAGGTAATAAATTAAAATCAGCTAAATATTTAGATCCTTCAAAAGCAGATATTCTTACAAGAATGATTGGACAGATATTTGTTTTAAAAAGAGGTCAATCAGATTATAGTGAGTTGCAAGATGAAGAGTTATTAGATACTATCATTATTGATTTTGCAGATCTTTATGATTCAGAGAGAGATATCTATGCAAGTCTTTCTGACGTTGAATTAGATACTGTTGAACAACTAAATGAAGCACTTAATCTTCAAGATGGTAAAGCTGTCAAAGAATCTGTTGTTCAATATCTTGATATTTTAAATCTCAAGTTTGATGAGATGGATGAGCAGCTTGAAGAAGATGAGGATGACTATGGATCAAGAAAGGTTGGTGACTATACTAAAGATGCTAATCAGACCGGTGGTTATAACTCAGCTACAAAAGAAGTAAGAACCTTTATAGCAGGTGTATCCATACAATCTAAAGATATGTTTGGTAACGTTGAATTGATGGATGGTACACCAATAAGAGTTCCTGTAAATCATGTAGATGTTTATAACGGTCTAATGTTAGCTGGTATGAATGAAACCAGTGATGCAAAAATGTTAGAGAAGATGTATTACTTCTCACGTAGAAATGAAAACACGGCTGCTGTAATAGATGAATTATTTAGAGTAACAGGTATTGATATAAATGAATTTCAAGAAACAGGTCAGATACCAAATACAATAGATAACTCAATGTTGTTTAATCAATTTATGACAACATTTAAGAATGCTAGATTTGATTACATTTTCCAATTAACTGACCCTAACACAGGTAAAGTTAGAATTATATCAGCTTCCAATAGGGATGCTGCTAATGCTCAAATAGATTATTGGAAAAAGTTATTTAATGATAAGTTTGAAATATTTAGAAATGATAATGCTAGTATAAGAGAAGCAGTTTCTGGTGTAAACATGCTTTTAAAAGACTTGACTAATTTCTCTGAGAAGAGAACTAGAATTACAAATAAAGAACTAGGAGCTAAATCTTTAATGTATTCTAAACTTATTAATGATCAGTTAGGTATAAAACTCAGTCCTCTTTATATAGAAATTAGTATAGCTAATGCTATATCTGGTAAATTAACTAAGTATCAAGAAACACTAAAAGATATTGGTAGAAATGCAAGGTTGCTTACTAAAGAAGATTTAGTTTTAATTAATAACAAATTAACAGGTAAGGATAAAGAAACAGCAAAACCACTACCTGAGAATTTATTTATTGATGATGCCGAAAAAGGTATTAGCTCTAGGCTGAAACAAATAGCATTAGGAAATGCAGAGTTTGATGAGACGGTTGGTAATACTGTGTTTGAAGATCCTGAAAGAAATCTAATATATGCACATCAAAATCAAACTCTACATTCAAGAAGAATGATTCAGTTATCTGATCAAGAGGTTATTAGAAAACTTCAATCAGAGTTCCCTGATAATACTTTACTTAATTCAGAAGCTTTCTTAGAATTGTCAGCATCCAAACAACTTCAGTTAATTAGAACGGCTGGTTCAAACATGCTTGCAGAAAACATGGAGTCAATGGATCTCCAAGATGCTGATGACTTATCAAGAAGATCTATACAAGGTAAGAAGTATGGTAAGTTTACTTCTGTTGAGTTTGTAACTAACCTTATAAATAATTACTTTGAAGGGTTTAATACAAAATCAAACAAAGTAGAAACTGCAGCTAATGTTGCATTAGCACCAGTATTTATAAGAATAATTGAATCATCTAACACAGGTGATAGTACAAGACTACCTATTATAAAAAGTGTTAAGTTAAGTTCAGATGGTAAATATGTTGTATTGACACCTGAAGCATTTGATCAGTTTGTTAACAGACTTAAAACAGAATATAATGTTATTCAGAAAAATAATCAAGAATATGATTTAAATGGACCTGGTAACATAAAAGGTTATAATGATAGTAAGAATGGACGTGGATTTAAATTCTTTAAGGGTGCTGAACTTATAAGTGAAGAAACTCAGAATGAATTAATTAAAGCAGCAGCTGAAGGTAAAAACTTTGATGACGTATTTAGCAAAGAATACAAGACAGAGCTTAATAATAAATTAAAAGATTATATAAAAGAGTTCCAAGATCTAGCATCTGGAAAATTACAAGGTATATCACAACACGCAAAAGGTATATTCCCAGATACAGAAGCAGCTTCAAACAGTATGGAAAAGCTTAATGTATTTAGAAAGAATGAAAAAGCAAACCTTGCTCAGATCTTTATTAGCAACTGGTTGAATACAATGGCAATCAATGAACTAATATTGGGTGAAGAAGCTAAACTATTTAAAGATGCTGTAGTAGATCCAATAAAAAGAGCTAAGATGCAAAACGCAGCTCATGATTCTATTGCTTTTGATTTCTTACCAAAGGATGATTCTTTTGGTATATCTCATACACTTGGTGATAAATCTATTGGATTGTTTACATTCACAGATCCTTCAACAGAAGATGGTGGTGATAAAGCTGATGCACAATCATATCAAACAATCAAAGGTGCACGTTATTCTGCATTTGGTTTAGGTAGCTTAAATAGTGACTTAGCTAAAATGTATGATAAAATTGAAGCTGGGGAAAGTGTGGATAATGAGTGGTTTAATAATTACTTAAAAAAATTCTCTAAGCATGCTCCATTAAATTCTAAAAAATATGTTTTTGGTAATGGTCAAACATTTATCAAAACATCTACAGTTGTCTTAACAAAAGAACTTACCTCTTATCAAAATGAAGAAGGTGCGTGGGTAGCTAAAGTAGGAATGGAAAGGTTGCACAACTTACGTGAAAACATGGAAAGGTGGGAGTCTCAAAATGGTGATAAGATTGCTATAGGTGCTCCTGAGTCAGCTGTTAAAATGTTAAAGCAAAATGTCATTGACAATGAAAGCATGACTGCTGAAACAATGGTTTTAAATGAAGAGCATGTTACCTTGTTAGACGCCAAAGATTTTGGTAGACAAATGGTAAACCCTTCAAACAAACTTTTAATAACAGATCCTAGTCAAATTAAAACAATTATATCTTCTGAACAAGATATAAATGATAAAGACTTTAAAGTTGTTATTGATGGTGTTGAACTGCCAATGGCTGATGTTGTAAGTGAATATCATAAGCTTACAGCTGCAGGATTGGATTTTGAATATATTGGTAAAAAGAATTTAATATTTGATTTAATACCTCACTTAGATGAAGAAGTATTAGAGCAAATGAATATTGAGCCTAATTTATATTCTTTTATTAAAACAGCTCAGGCTAACTTAAAATCATCTGCGGCAAGTAGTAAAGAAATAGAATTCTTTACAGAAGAAGATGGTAAACCTAAATATGAATTAAATAATCCTATAATCAGTCAGAAGTTTGAACAGTTCTTTATGGCATACTTTAGTAAAAAAGTATTGTCTCAAAAAGTACCAGGTGTTACTTTAGCATTGATGTCTGACTTTGGTGTTCCAGTTATTAGAGAGATATATTCATTTGATGAGACGGGTAGACCAGATAAACAAAGAGTTATTAGAAGAAAAAACTCTAACCAATATAATGGTCAAAAGTTATTAGATATAACTAATGCTGAAGATTTACAATCAGCACAACAACAACTTGAATCTGATCCTTCTAAACCAATTGTTGTTTTAGATAGATTGCGTTATGACATGAAAGAATATAATATGGTTAATCCAAATGATCCTTCAACTTGGGTGCCAACTAATGTCAGATATGCTGAAACACTAATGCCTGCTCATCATGAAGAAGTGATGCGTTATTTAGAAAATAAAAATATTAAAGATGTACCTGATTCTGTAGCTAAGATGTTTGCTGTTAGGATACCTACACAAGATAAACACTCTTCAATGGCTTCAAAGGTTGTTGATTTCTTACCTGTATATTATGGATCAACTGCAATATTCCCTGAAGACTTAATTAAAATATCAGGAGCGGATTTTGATATTGATAAAGTATATGCTGCAATTAAAGAATGGTATTACCAAGACGGTAAATTCATTGAATATGGTAGCAGAAAGGGAGAAGAAGGATATGCTGATTACATTAAGTATACTAATAAAAAGGTGGCAGAAAAAGGCAGCAACTTAAATGAAGCTTATTCAAAGTATGAAGATGGTGGTCTTTCATCTGAGGTTGAGACTAAGTCATTAGCTGAGATAAAAGAACTATTAGAACTTGGATATACTTCAGAAGCAATAGATGGTGCAACCATGTTAGGTTTACCTTTAACTCAAAAAGAGTATAAAGATTATATTAAGGATAATGATGTAGAACCGTACAAAGCTGCAATCACTAATAAACTAGTTGATCTAAAGTATACTCTTGTTGGTAACACTAAACTTACTGAAAGTAAAGATGATTCTGTTCCTTTATCTTATCAGCCCGCAGACATTGAGGCTGTTAAACAAGTATGGCAAGATTTAAGTGAAAGATTTAGTATACTTAAAACGTACACTAAAGATGAGGGTATTGCTATTGATAATCTAGTTGGTCAGTTCTATAGTCATAAAAATGTTAAAGAAAACTCAGGCCTTATTGGAGGTGTTGTACCACCAGCTACAATTATAAACTTTTTAAGAGAAATGAATATTTCTTCAGAATGGTTTGAATTACAAGTAGATGGGAAATCTTATAATAGATTTGTAAATGAAATAGACTCTAATGGTGAGTTGCAAAGAACACAGTATGTATTATCCAACTTAATAACACTTGCAACAGATGATGCTAAAGAACGCTTATTAAGTAAACTTGGATATAATAAAAAAGGTATTAAGTATGTATTAAGCATGGTCTCATTTGGTGTTCCTTTGGAGCAAGCAACAATGCTTGTAAATGTAAAAGCCATAAGAGAAGCTTTAGAAACTGAGAGTCCTGTTGGTCAGATCAGAGAAATAATTAAAGATTTAAATGCTGGAGGTGTTAAACCTGAAAGAGTAACAACTAAAACTTTAAGTGAAGGTATAGAAGGTAATGAAAAGCCCGGAGCTTTATTAGGTTTACTTCTTGAAGTATTAAAGGTGGATAGATTAACAAAAGAAGTTGATAATCTTCAAGCTATATTTCAATTAAATAAAGGTTTTGGTAAAGATTTTTCTTCTTTGTTAAGTGTAGATGAGTCAATAGAAAAAGCTGGCTTATATACATCTAATTCAGAAATGAAAGATAAGATCAGAACAAAAGAATTAATATTTGATTTAAGAAATGCATTTAGTACTGACTTAACAAAAGATAAACCTGTACGTCATTACATAGGTCAAAACATAAGAGTATTTGAAGACTTTAAAAGAAATGTTTTACCGGAAGTATTCACTTCTCAAAGTCCTGCTTTTAAACGTATTTTTAGTGGTGTAATGTCTTATGCTAATGTTTCTTTTGGACCTGAAGGTGCTAAACTAAAAGCACAAGTTCAGAAAGATATATTGTCTTACTTTACAATAAAAGCTTACATAAAAGATCTATTTGATAGAGAAGCAGGTTCTCTTGTTGGTGCATCATTATCAAATGAATTTTTGTATCCAAGTGAAAACAGTGACTTTAATATTACTACTGTAATTAAAGATCTTAAGAGTAACTTTAATGTTGGAGATAATTATTTCCTAGATTATTTTGTATTTACAAAAACTGTAAATGCAGAAGATAATAAAACTGGGATGAATATTGCAACTACACGAGGCTTTGGAAAGCTCAGTGATAATGAGAAGGTAAGAATTCAAAATGGTTTCCAAGCTTTATATGGTGATATTAAAACAAGAAAAGAGGCAGTTAACATACTTCATTATATAATGGCTAAGGATGGTTTAAGTCTAGCTGCTGGTAGTCTATTAGAAGCAATCACTCCATTTGGTCTTGAAAAATATTTATCTTCTAGTACAGAAGTATTCAAAGCATTCAAAGGTCAAGTTGAATTTGAAAAGGTGTTTGGTGAAAGCTTAGAAGATATGAGCAAAGATTTTATAAATAATTATGGTAGATCTGCTGCATTTTCTAAAAATATAAAACCTGATTATTTTGTTTTTAATGAAGACAATGGGTACAAAGTAAATGTTGATAAAGATAACAAAGACATAATTAGAGTATCTAGAGCTGTAGAAGAAGATGGATTACCTGCTATAGTTTTCCCTAAATTCATTTCTAGAGAAACTAAAAATCCAATAGGTGTTCAAAAACAATACTACATACTAGTTAAAGGGGGTAATAAAAATTTAGAAGTTCCTGTTGATAACATAGATGGTTCAGTATTAACAGAAGGCGTTTATGAAAGGTTTGATTTAGAAGGTTCTTATTACCAAAATGCAATAGGGTTTATCTTTAATAATGATAACTTCCAAAGACCTAAAACAAAAGACTTGTATGTTTCTGATAGGTTTGATTCAATTGATGTTGATTTTAATATGGATACAATTCCAGATGACATTACAATGCCTGATAATATTGCAGAGTTTGGTAGTTTAAACAACTTAACAAGAACTGCTACAGAAAAAGGTATTGAAGTTGAAGGAAAAAATATTGCAGATCTAACTCAAGCAGATATACCAGCAGAGGTTTCAGAGGAAGTGAATGATAAACTTACCGCTTTTATATCTAAACAACCAACACAACAAGCTAGTGAGGTTGAAAATGCTCAATTAGATTTATTTGATGTTGAAGAATTATCAGCTATGAATTTAGGCTTGACAGATAATTTTAGTATATTGCTGGATGATTTAAAAACAACACCTGGAGCAATCCAAAAAATGAAAAAAGATGGTGTTAACATATCAGATTTAAATTCTCTTAAAGAATCATTTAAGAAGAGCGCATTCACAGAAGAATCACAATATGAAGAGCACTTGAGAAAGTGTTACTTAAAATAAATAAATAATGGCTAAGTGTTATAATAAAAATTTACCTGAGTATCAGTCTTTAAGTGAGGAGTTTAAAGACAATATGGTTGTTGATAGTTTAATTGAAAAATGGCAATCATTAAATAACTCAGAAGAGTTTCCTACGGTAGAGCAAGCAAAGCAAGTGCAAGAAGAACTTAATATGTCTTTTTCATTAAAGACAAAGGCTTTTACAGATGCTTTGATTGCCAACCTTGTTAGAAATAAAATTATACATTATTCTGAAAAGTATGGTGGTTACTATCTCAACAACACAAGAGATGGTGAAATGGTTGGTAACCCTAAAAGTCTAAAGATTAATTATAATAGATTACTTGGATACTTAGATAAAAATAAAATACCAAGAGATGTTATAAATGATACTATAACAAGGAGGTCAAGAAGGATCTCTATAAATGAAGATGCTTTAATGCCTGTGGATGTTTTACCAAAAAGCAGAAGAGCTGCAGGTACACATACAGTAGATGTGTTAAGTCACATACAAAAAATGTTCCCAGGTTTAGCAATTAAGATCTTATCTGCTAAAGAAGCAGAGAACTTGTATGATACATTACCAGCATATCAAAAAAACAAAACACCTTTTTCACAGGTAAGAAGTTTTTATGTAAATCAAACTGCTGTTTTAATTAAAGGTAAAGTGACACATGATATAGCTATAGAAGAGGTCTTACACCCTTTTATTGATGCTGTGTATGTAGACAACCCAGAGCTGTTTAAAACTCTTTACGATGAAGCTGCTGCAAACTTTCCTATATTAAAGCAGGAAATAGATGAAGCTTATAATACCAAGTATAGAAAGTTTAGTGAAAGACACAGAGAACTAGAGTTGGTAACACAAGCTCTTACAAGATATTTTTCAAATGAATTTGAGAACACACCCACTAAATCTTTTAAAGATAAAATCAATGAGTTCCTAAATTGGTTCTTAGGTGTAATTAAAAATCTTCATGAAGCATACACTGGTGGTACTGCTAAACTTAAAGTAGATAAAATAAAACCCGGATCAAACTTATCTGATGTTGCAAAACTTTTGAATACAAGTGAATTGCAATTTATATTAGAGAAGAAAGTAGATTCTAAAGTTAGATATTCATTATCTGAAGAAAAACAAACAGCACTTGATCAGATAAGAAGAAATGCTAATGACGCTCAAAAAATTGTTTTAGATAAACTATTTCATGCTGCACAACAAAGAAAGGGAGAGACTCCTACATTTAGTGCTGGTAAAAAAGATGTTGGAAACAATGATGACATAGTAATTCTAAATGAGAAGAATCATACATACTATAATCTAAAAGATTTATCAATTGAATATGTTTCATCAACAACTGCTATAGGTGGTAAGATGGAAAATCTTGATGATGTAGAACTTAATTTAGCTGTAGGTAATGACTTTGATAATATAGCAGAAGCTATAGTATTAGGAAAATCCCTAGCTGATGTGAAAGAAGCGGGTATGCAAATCTTAACAGATGAACAGCTAACAAGAGCTTACTATTCAATGGACGGTTATATAAAAGCAATAACCAATGATGGAGATATTTTAGTTCCTCAAGTTGTAGTGCATGGTGAAAATGCAGACGGTGTTAATATTGCAGGAACTATAGATTTACTTGCAATAACACCCCAGGGAAAGCTGAAGATTTTAGATTTAAAGACAAGTAAGAATAGATTATCAACAAGTGAAGATGGTAAGTATAATAATAAGTGGGATTTAAAAGATGACTCTTTACTAAAAGCTTACGGTGTAAAGACTCTATCAACAAAACAAAAACACAATCTTCAAGTAAACTTATATAGAAGGATGCTTGAAAATATGGGTTATGAAGTTGATGCAAGTGAACAAGGTGCAAGCACTCATCACTTATGGGTGGATATAACAGGTAAAGGGAAAGATCAAAAGTTTAATGGAAATTTTGAAATAGAGAATGTTGTATTTCATCCACTAAATCAAAATGAGCCTTATGTTAATGCCTTAGTACCTAAAAAAGTAAACAAACAATCTAAAGCAGAATTAGAAAAGCTTCTAAATGAAACAGATACTGCTATTGAAAAATTTGATGGTCAAGATCTTGGTGATATAAAGAACATGGATTTAGCTGGCCCAACAGAGTTTGGTGGGTTGGAACAAAACATGTATATAGGTGCTATTAAAGAATACAGAAAAAGTCTTACAACAAGACGTGATGTTATAGAAACAGTAAAGTCTGCTGTTTATATGGATAGAACTAAAGAAGATGCTGTTGAAAGATTAAGTTCAAACATTGCATTAACAACAATTGCACTAACAGAGACAGGAGAAGCACCTAGAGTATTTACAGAATTACTTCTTGATATTAAAAAAGAATTAGAGGAGTATGAAAAATATCTTTTAAATAAAGATAATGCTTCTAATCCTTTGTATTTAACAAGAGCAAGAAACTATGAAAACTTTATTAAAACCTTTGAAGGTTTATATAAGCTTCCTTCCATTGCGGGTTTAAATACAACACAAAAGGATATCATACTTCAGATACAAAATACATTAAATAGATTAGGTGAATCTACTTCAGAAAAACAAAGTGTTATTGATGAAGCTTTGTTTACACATGTTAAGGCCATTGTTAGAGAAAATTCAAGTAAAGACTTTGCTCCTTATGTGGATCCAATAACAGGTGAAGTTGTTGATCCATTTGAAGATTTATTTCATTCAGTAATTGAAGATATGAGCCTTACGGATTATTACACGAGAGATACAAATACAGCAGAAGACACTTTAATTGCATTAATGAAAAAGATGTGGCATGCTAAAAGACAAGAAGTTCTAGATAGAATTGAAGAAAGAAAGTCTTTTGTTTTGTATGCATCAAGGTTAGCTAAATTATCTCCAGGTAAAAATGCTAAAGAAATTTATGAGTTCATGATTGAACTTGATGAAAATGGTGTACATACAGGGGAGCTAGTTAAAAAAATAGGTCCTCAATACTATGATAAGTTTAATGCTTTATATAAATCACTACGTGACTCTAACGGTGAGATGATTATGTATAGACCTATTGGTGATATATCAAAAGCTAAACCTGAAGATATTGCTTTTAATCAAGAGTTATATAGAAAGAAACAAGAGTATAGAAAGTTTATGCAAGCTGAAGTTGTAAATGATGATGGTACAACTGAAACTGGTGAATATCATACATATAATTCTGAGTTTATAAATGCAAGAAATAAAAATGAAATACAACTAGATAATGGACGCTGGGTATACAATGGTTCTAAAGGGAAAGAACAAGAGATGTACTATAATAAATATTATAATGTAGTTAAGTACAACCAAGCTATAATGAAAGATGGTGTATTTACAGGAAAGGTTGTAGAGAAAGAAGGTGTTTTTCCTAAAAAAGAATATGTAGAAATTTTAGAAACATCTAAGTCAGGTCAGATTATGACTAGTGATAAGTATAGAGCTATAATGGATGCTCCACAAACTGATGCATTAGCGTCAGCTAGAAAAGCTTATTATATAGCTTATACTGCATTGTGGAAAGATCTTAATGATAAGTTACCTGATGGTGTTGGTAGTTACATGTATGGTAAATCACCAAGAGTCCGTGGTAATTTCTCAAGTTATGCTAAAAATAAACCTACAGGTGCTAAAGCTCTTTGGGCAGCAACTAAAACTAATACTAAAGAATTCTTTTCTACAACAACAAGACTTACAAAGGTTAATGTAAATGAAAAGGGTGAAATGGTTGATGGTATACCAATAATGTATACTGGAAATCTTAGACAAGCTGAAGATGTTGAAGCTATTGAAAATAAAATAGCTGAGCTTAAAAATCAATATGGTAATTCAACAGCTGCAACTTCTCAAAGCTATTTAAAAAAATTACAAAAACTGGAATCTGAACTGGTTGCCGTAAGGTCTAAACCTGCAGCAGAAGAGTTAAGTTATGATTTGACGGAAGCTATAATGAAATACGCTGCAATGGCTGAAAACTATGAAGTCATGAGTGGTGTTGAAGAAACAATGTTGGCTTTTCAAGAAGTAATTAATAAAAGAGAATATAGTAAAAGAGTTACAACAGTTAAGAAAGTTGCAAGAAAAGCTAAAAAATTAACAGGTGGTCGTAGTGTTGATGATACACCTGCTGATCAAAAAGCACGTAATACTAAAGAGGCTGCAAAAAAATTCATGGAAATGGTATTCTATGATTCAGATGATATGACTAAAAATCAATTTGAAAAAATCATTGATGGCGTTTTAGGATGGACTTCTTTAAGTTATGTTGCATTTAACGTTTTTGGTAACTTTAATAACTACGTTATTGCAAGGGTTAATAATGGTATTGAAGTAATGGGTCAAAGATTCTTTGCAAGAGATGCTTATATAAGAGCAAGTAAAGAATTTAATACCAGAGCTATTCCAGATTTTATTAGAAGAACAGCCCATGATGTTACTGCTGTTAGAAGTAGCGGTAGGTATGATCCATATGAACCAACAAGTAAGTTTGAAGGTTTTGTTGATCTCTTTAGAATGATGGATAATAAAGGAGATTTAAGGGAATCTGGTGGTGTTACTGATAGAACAGGTAAAAGTTATTATGACCGATTTAAAGAGTTTGGATATTTGTTACAGGATGCAGCTGAATATAATGTTCAAACTAAAATAGGTATGGCAATAGTAATGGACACCTATATATTAAACAAAGACACTGGTGAAATCTTAAGTTTATATGATGCATTTGAATTTAGTGGAGATCAAAAATTAGAATTAAAAGAAGGATTTACAACAATAATAAAACCTAAAAAAGAAATTCCAACATTTAAGCAAGCTCTAAAAGGTAACAACATTAAAAAAGATGAGCAAGGTAATATGCTTTATGATGAGGTTGGTGAATACAATGATAAGTTTAGATATGATCTGCGTATGAAAATACGTGAAGTAAATAAACAAATTCATGGTAACTATGCTGCTGAAGATAAGGTTGTTTTACAACAACTTTATGTTGGTAAATTATTATTTCAATTTCATAAGTGGGTTGCTCCAGCAATAAGAGCGAGATATCAAAGGGAATATTTTGATGAAAACTTAGGTTGGATGGAAGGTAGGATTAGATCTTGGTGGTCATTTGTAAAGTACATGAGTGAAGCTGGTCTAGGTAAACTTAAAGGGGATCTTAATAAAGGTATGACTGTTCAAGGTTACATAGACAGTATAGCAAGGTTAAATAATGATAAAGAAATAAGTGAATCTGAAAGACAAAGAATAGAAAACAAAATATTAAATGTTCATAGATTTAATGGTGAGTTAGCTACAATTGGTTTAACATTTTTAATAATTAATCTATTTGATTCAATACTATTAAGTGATGATGATGATAGTGATTTTGTAAAGAAGCTTAAAAATATTGCACGCTATCAAGCAGATAGAACTAAAAAAGAATTATTAATATTTGTACCTAGTTCTAGTGGTTTAACACAAACTGTTGAATTCTTTGATAGCCCCTTTGCTATAACAAGAACTCTTGGTGAAATGGGAGGGCTTATAGATGCATCTTGGGATTATGGAACAAGCGGTATTAAATACATGGTCACAGGTAATGAAGATGACTGGTATTATAATAAAGACGTATACTATCAGAGAGGTAGAAGAGCCGGTAAATTAAAAGTAGGTAAAGAATTTATGGATATAGTACCAATTCTCTATACAATTAAGAAGTGGCAAGATTACATTCAGCTAAATAATTTCTTTATAAAATAACTAAAGAGGGAGATGTAAAAGTCTTCCTTTTTTATTTTCCTATTTTCCAGTATAATCCGGCTGATATAACAGGTTCCATGTTTTGATTAACACCTAAACCAATACTATATATTTGCTTGCTTTTAGTTCTATATAAAAGACTTCCACCTAAGTAGTTTAGTTGATCTGATTTACCGTTAAGGTTTAGACCATAATAAAACTCTCTATTGTTTAAGTAGATTTCTTTTGTAATAGTAGTAGTGGGATATATAAGATCATAAGCTATAGACCTTGATATAATTTTGTTTTGAGTTACCGAGTCTTTGATAGTTATGTTTAGACTATCTAACTTTTGACGATCTTCATATACATATGTAGCAAAATAATCTTTAAGTATTGCTACTGTATCAATAGGTTGTGTTCTAACTACTGTGTCATGTACATACTCCACTTTTGTGATAAGCTTAGGGATGTACTCAGGTACATATTCAGTGATGGTGTCATACTTGACTTCAACGTTTGTTATAATAACAGGTTCAACAGGTTCTGACTTACCAGAACAACTTCTCATTAGTAATATAACTACAACCAGAACTACTATAAGCAGTGTCTGTAAATTCTTAAAATACTTTTTCATTATTCCTTTGTATTATCTGTGGCATACTTTACACCCATAATGGTCCCTACAATAGAGAAAGCATTAGTTAGGAGTATACCAAACATATTAGACCAGGTACTACCGATTATCTGAGTATCTACATCATTCATTAAAGCTACTGCATACATCAAGGTTGTTAGTATACCAACACCACCTATAACCCATAAAGCAACTCTTACAATAGTACCAATAAGTTCAAATTGACTTTTCTTTTGAACAACCTCTAGATCCTGTAAAGCTTTATCCATACTATCCTCAGCAGTTTTTTTTGCTGATTCAGTTTCTTTTAAAGCCTTTTTCAAATCAACAACAAGTTTTTCATTTTCTTTAGCTGCTGACTCAAGATCTTTATTTTGCTTTTGAACTTGTTTAGTTATTTGTAATCTTTTCTTTCTGTTCTGTAAATCTTTTTCTTTACATAAATCAATGTAGCTTTTAACTTCTTTATCAGAAGTTTCATTTAATAGCTTTGTAAAGTTTCCTTCTATGTAAACTTTTTTATTTTTAGCTATTTCTAAAGCTTCTTTGATTGTATGTTTAGAGCTTATCATCTGTATACTTTGAAAGGATTTGTTTTACTAACATACCCTTCATAATCTTTATGAAATTCTTCCAGTCTTGGTTCAATGTCATCAGACTTAATAATCCAAAACTGAGCACCTACTGCTTTGGCTTTCTCAATTTCTTCTTGATCTGAACTACTAGAAATAATTCCAATAACACAACCATTACCATAATCCTGATTTATTTTCCTAATCATTTCTATGCCATCAAAGCTAGAACCAATGATATTTAGATCCACAAAGACACACTCAGGTTTTTCCTCATCATTATCTGGAAACCAACTTTTAAACATTTTATCTGCTTCATCACTACTGTCTAGTGATTGTATTGATAATGCTATATCTAGCATTGAACATGCATCTTCAAACACTAAATGAAAGAGATTCTCATCATCAATCAACATCAATGTATTTATCATAACCTTATATATATTTTTGTACCGTTATCTTTTTGTTTTTTTTCTGCGTGAACTTTAAACCCATGCTCTTCTAAAATTGCAATAGAAATATTTAATCCTAATCCAGTTCCAGTTTCACTTTGATCTTCTTTACGTATGTATGGTTTTGATAATTTTGTAAATTCTTCACCTGTAATACCTCTACCATTATCTTCAATAACAATAAAGTTTTTTGTTTTGCTATTTATAATTTTTGATTCAAGATAAATCTTAACCCATTTTGTACCACTATCATTATACTTTAATCCATTTCTAATAAAATTATCTACAGCTGTGCAAAATAAAGCTCTATTTATTTCCAATGTTTTAGGTAAGTCATCAGATAAGATAACGCTGTTTTTGTAAGCTGTTAGTCTTAGATAATCTTTTAGTATTTCAGTTACATCATTTTGTTCAGTGGTAAGCTGTGCATTCTCTTTAACAAGATTTGTAAACTCGTATACACCCTTATAAACTTTTTGTGTATGATCTAAACCATCACTTATTAATTTTAAAGGAGCACTTATTTTTAGATCTTTAATATTTTCTTGACTAAGTCTGCGGTTAAGGGACTTAATTCCTCTTGGTAAGTAAGTATTGATACCACTGTGCATATCATGACGTATGATTTTTGCTGCATATTCTAAATAAGTATTCTTTTGATTTACTATTATCTCAGCCTCATGTTGAGTTGTTATATCAGTTGCTATTTTTAAGACCCTAGTATATTTACCTGCTTTATTTTGAATAGGGGTATAATTACCAAATAACCAAACACTTTTTCCATTTTTCCCTATACGTTCAAATTCACCAGTTATACTTTTACCTTCTTTTAATGTTTTCCAAAAGTTAAAGTATTCTTTACTTTCATTATATTCTTTAGGTACTAAATTTTTGTGAAGCTTATTTTTTAAATCTTTTTCTTGATACCCCATTACTGAGCAAAAGTTTTGATTTGCTTCTAAAACATAACCATCAATGTTCAGTATAACAACTAGATTAGATTTATCAATAGCATTTAAATAAACATCTATATTTTCTTCTTTTCTTTTAATGTTGCTGACAAATTCTTGCACAACTTTAAAAAAAGGGGGCATGAAAAACACTACACAACCCCAGCCAAATTTAGCTAATTCTAATGAAGGCTCACATAAACCAAAAACAATACAGGTCTGCACCATGAAGAATGTCATCATGATAACTAAAGCAACTCCTAAAGATATTTTAGAGTTAATTGATAAACCTGAAAGTGCTTTCATTATAAATCAGCTTTTCTAAAACCACATTTAGCAAAGAACCATTTGCTAGGACAAAACCCCGTCCATACACCAACGTTTAACATAAATGTTACAAATATTACTACACTCCATGATTGAAAAAAATAACCTGTCAATAAAACAATTGACATTAAAAGATAAACCATACGGGTATCAGTAATGCTATTAAGTAATTCTTTCATAATATTATATTAAAATATACATAAGTATTTATATAATAATATACAACTTTTAAGAATGTAAAACAAGAAAGACCAGCCACATTATATGACCGGTCTTTGTTTGTTTTAACTAGCATTAAAAGTCTTTTTACGTCTTAATGATAGTTTTATCCTTCACAGCTAGCACATTCAAGAATATTTCTTGAAAATGCTTGAGCAGAACTCATACTAAATTGATAGTATAAAGTCTTAACTCCTGATTCATGTGCAAATAAATACAATTGATTAATATCTTTTGCTGGCACTGTTGGATGAATCATTAAGTTTAATGACTGTGCTTGATCAATAAACTTTTGTCTAGCACCCGCTTGAATAATTATTTCTTTAGGGCTAATCTCAATGAATGATTTAAATACAGCTTTTGTTGGAAAGTCTAAGTGTTGCACACTTCCATCTTTTTTCAAGATGTCTTCCCATACTTGAGGAGTATTCATATCATACTTAGCTAATTCACACTCTAAGAATGAATTCTTATATATAGTCTTTGACTTAGCAAGATCCTTGATAAAGTAATTAGATTTAATTGGTTCAATACCCATAGAAACTTGACCATGAATAAATGAACTTGATTTAGTGGGTGCAATAGCTACTAATGTAGTATTTGCATAACCTTCTCTAATTGACTCTACACCATAAACTTCACATAGTTCTTTGGACGCTACCTCAGATCTATCTTTAATTGTTTTAAATATACTTGTGTTTAAGAATTTAGCTTCCATTGATTCAAACTCAATCAGCTTAGACTGTAGATAAGAGTGCCATCCCATTACACCTAAACCAACAGCTCTATGATCTTTTGCAAAGTTGTATGCTCTGCTCATACCTGGCATTGTTTTAGACTTTGTAATAAATTCATCTATAACAGCATTTAAGAATAAAGTGTAAGTTTCAATAGCATCTGTTTTAACAATTTCATCCCAATGCAATAAGTTGATTGAACCTAAACAACATACAAATGAATTGAATGAATCAGTTGGTAATTGAATCTCAGAACATAAATTAGATGCTGTAATATCTAAACCTAATTCTTTATATGGTGAATTATTATTAGAATTATCTTTAAACATAATATATGGAAATCCAAACTCATTTCTTTTTTGAATAATCTTAGCCCAAATCTTACGTTTATCAGAATCCCCTTCTTTCATTTCTTCAATCCACTTATCTGTTACTGTAATACCAAATTGTAGATTTTGAATAGGATTACCTTCTCCACCTATTTCTAAAAATTCTAAAACATCAGGATGCTCTACAGGTAACCAAGCAGCACATGCACCTCTACGAGCCTCAGATTGTTTACATACATCTACTACAGTATCATAGATTCTAGCGTAATGCACAGGACCATCTGCAGTTCCACCTGTTGTTATCTTTGTACCTCTAGGTCTAATGTTACCTAAGTATACAGAAGTACCTCCTCCGTATTTAGACATCATTCCAATTTCACGGCCAGCATTTAAGATACTATCTAAGTTGTCATCAACGTTAGATCCATAACAACTGATAGGTAAACCTTTTGCTTTACCAAAGTTAATCCAAACTGGTGTTGACAAAGAGTAATATCCTTTAGCCATATAGTTTTCAAACTTTTCTGCAAAGCCTTTTATATTCAAATATTTTTCTGCTTTAATAGAAATATCTTTGATTCTTTGTTCTGGAGTTTCTGAAATATAACCCCTTGATAAAAAAGTACGGCTATCATCATTAAGCCAATAATATTTTTTGTATTCCATAATTTGTTGGTTTATTAAAATAAATCATCCTCGGTTATTGCCTTGGACTTTTTGTTGTAATCAATTTGTTTTTTGTAAAAGAAGTCTCCTTCTTTGGTTGCTGTAATTTCTACCTCAAACCATTTTGTTGACTCTAATAAATTGGTGTCAACTTCAAATATAGGATTCATTCCAATTTTAGCTAAAGAGTTATTGAACCTGTTTTTTATAAAGTGATATATAGTCTGCTTTGGTAAAAACTCAAGTTCTCCTTTTTCAAAGATCCAATCTAATATGCTACACTCAGCATCATATGCTTTTTTACATGCTGAATAAATTAAATCATTAAATTCTTCATCAAACCAATCTGGGTTTTCTTCTTTAATGATATTGATAAGTTCTGCACCAAAGTTACCGTGAATATCTTCTTCTTTAGATGTTGCTTCAACTACGTTGGAAATACCTTTAAATAAATTTCTTTCTTTGTTGAAGGACATCATAATTAAGAATTGACTAAACAAACTTACATGTTCAATAAACAAAGAAAATAGAAGTACTGATTTAGTGTACATCTTATCATCTCTACTACGTGAACCATCTAAGTACTTTTTTAAGTACTTAATTCTTCCAGCAATAGCAGGTATCTCAACAACCGTTTTAAATTCTTCTTCTAATCCTAGAATTCTAAGAAGTCTTGCGTATGCATCTTTGTGTCTTACTTCAGATTCTGCAAATGTCATTCCAACATCTCCAATTTCTGTGATAGGCATTCTCTTGTAAAGATCAGCCCAAAAGGTTTTGACATTAACTTCAATTTGAGCAATAGCAAGCATTGTTTTTTTAATAACTTCACGTTCTTCATCTGAAACTTTAGTTTTAAAGTCATCAATATCAGTTGTAAAGTTGTACTCTGTATCTATCCAATAAGAGTGTCTTATAGCATCCTTATAATCAAGTAAGGACGGGTATTCATAGGGCATTATGTTTTCCCTAGGCATAAAAATATTTTTGCTCATAATGTGTTAATTTATAATAGTTTATAGAAAAAAATAGCTATAAAACCAGCTCATTTAAGCTGGCAGTATAGCTGTCTAGTGTATAATCAATTTAATAAAAATTGATGTATCTTACAAATGTAAATTAGATTATTTCCAAATCATATTGGAATAACTAATTTTAAAAAAAAATAAACCCACTTCAATACTTAGCACGTTTCTAAATTGCTCATCAGCACATTTAACTTGAGCGTTAATTGTGTTAATACCTAATAAAGGCTCTGATGGAAACAATGTAAAATTGACTTTGTGGTTGAATGTGTTTTCAGTTACGTTTGACATTTTATAGTAATTTAAAGATTATAAGTTTAAAATTTCAAAATTCATTCAGAATTTTGTATATTATATATAGATAGTATGCAAATATAAGAATTTGTATGTTTTCTTTTTGTTTATGTATGTAAAAATTTTAAAATGGATATCACTCAAATAATATTAACTTTGATCACAGTTGCTGGATCTACAGGCATATGGCAGTTTATATCTACAAGATATAAAACACAAAAAGAAAAAGAAAAATTTGATCAAGTAAATAGTGATGGTATGCAATACAGAGATGATTTAAAAGCAAGAGTAAGAAATATGGAGTCTTTACTTGCTCAATCTTCAGAAGAAAAAGATCTTATGAGAAAACAAGTTCTTAATCTTACAGCTGAAGTTCATGCTTTAAGAGTCAAGGTTGATTTTCTTGAAAAAGAAAATGAACGTCTTAAAAATTTGTCTTAAAAAAAATTATTATATTTACAAAATAAAATCAATATTATGTTTAAAAAAGTATTAAATAAAATCTGGAACTTCTCATTGTCAAAAGCATGGAAATTACTTTGGTCTAAAACTACAGTTGATGAAAAAGCAATTGAAGTTGTTAAAGAAACAAAGAGACGTGTTAAACGTGTCAAAGAAGAAGTTGCAGATGTAGCAGATGCAATCAAAGAAGTTGGTAAACAATCCAAAGATGTTGTAGATGCAGCTAAAGGTAAAGCAAGAAAAGGTAGAAAGCCTGCTGCTAAACCACGTAAGAAACGTGCACCTAAAAAACATAAAAATGAAAAAAATAGTTAACTGGGTTTCTGATTTACTTAAAGATGAAAAAGGAAATGCTTCATCTAAAAGATTTATAGGTATACTTGCAGGTATATCTCTTTGTGTTACTTTATTTGCAAATCAATTTACAGAAGAACATATTGCTCCTTCTGCTGTATTGATTAATGCTGTAGCAGCATTAGCATTTGGTGCATTAGGTTTAGCTTCAGTTGATAAAGTTTGGGGTAATAAAAATAATAAAGAGTAATTATGAATTGGAATTTAGAATTAGCTTTACATTGGCCTCATGACAGATTTGCTTTAGGATGGGAATTTATTGGAGCAGATGAAAAGTTTTCATATGATACCTTTAAATTATATTTAGGTGTATTAACAATAACATTAGACATAGAATAAAAATTAAAAATTATGGGATACGATAAAATAAAATATAAACCAGGTGGTGAAATGAAACCAGTACCAAAAGACAATAAAGGTTTAGCTAAATTACCAACAGCTGTACGTAATAAAATGGGTTATATGAAAAGCGGTGGTGAAAAACTATTAAACAAAATGACTTATGGTGGGGCATCAATGGATATGTCAGATCAAATGGTCAATAAAATGAGAATGGGTGGTAGTACTGCTAACACTTATAGCGGTCCTAAAAAGAAAAAGTAATGAATATATTAACAGACATATTAAGTTTATTTAAAAGAAAACAACTTGTAGAAGAACTCACATCTGATGACCTTATTGTTGTTGGAAGACATGAGAAACCTGATATGTTGGGAGTTGCATCACCAATACCTTATAAGAGCGTTAAGCTTGTTAAAGCTAAAGATTTAAAAGTAACATCTGTTCCTTGCGCTCATATTAATTTAGATAATGGTGCACCATCATCTGGAAGAGCTGGTATTTATATAAATACAACTTCAAATCCATGCTCCGTTAATTTAAGAAGCATCTCTGTTACTGGTAACAATATAAGTTTAGTTCAAAACAATAATGAAATTGAAATATCTACTGCCGGTGAACCTAACACTGCTCAAAATATTGGTGGAGGTAATGGTATTTACAAAGATAAAAATGGTGAAAGTTTAAGATTTAAATCTATTACTAATAATGATAATAGTATTCAAGTTACTGAAAATACAGATACTATAGATATAAAACTTGCTAAAGTTTTACTTACTTCTCCTGATGGAAATGTTTGGGAAGTTAGTATAAATAATGCAGGTGAACTAACAACATTAATACAATAACAATGAATTCAGTATTACAAGATATATTAGGTTTAATTAAAAGACGTAAAGTTAAAACACCTACAGATAAAGATTATATTATATCTGCAGCTTATGATAATCCTCAAGAAGCTTTAAAACCAAATCCTAAAATGCATCCTTCTTTAATAAGCATTGCAGGATTAAAAAAATATTTTATACAAGCAATTAAATCTGCTTATGTTGGAGGCTGGGCCCGTTATGATGATAAAGAATATACGGAGCTGGATCCATTTACAGTTATAGAAGATGCTACACCTGTTGTTTTACCAAACAATGCTGGTTTTTCTATTGAAACAAGCATGCATGATATTAAACCTTTTTATGATCCTGCATCTGAAAAAATTCAAATAAACAAATTAAATAGTGCATACACTATGGTTGTAACATTTAAAGCTTCAACAGGTAATGTAGAACAAGCACATTTAGATTTATCTTTAACAGGTGGCGGTTCTACACCATATGAAAGAGTATCTCAAACTTTGTCTTTTACTAAAGGTAATAATGAAACTCAGAACTTTTACATGATGTTTAAGTATTATGGTGATGCTGATTTTGTAGCTAATGGTAATCAGTGGTTGGTAAGTGCTGTAGGTGAAGATGTTAAAATATGGGACGTAATTTATTATATTGAAAAAACATATGTATAAATTATGGCAACTAAAAAGAAAAGTACAGTAAACAAAGCAGGTAACTATACAAAACCAACCATGCGTAAAAACTTATTTAATAAGATTAAAGCTGGAAGTAAAGGTGGTAACCCTGGTCAGTGGTCTGCACGTAAAGCACAAATGCTTGCTAAACAGTATAAAGCTAAAGGTGGAGGATATAAAACCAAAAAATAATGGCAAAAGCAGCATCACAAAAAAGTTTAGATAGATGGACTAAACAGAAATGGAGAACACCATCTGGTAAAAAAAGTAAAGACACTGGAGAAGTATATGCTCCAGCTAAAACTATTTCTAAACTTAAAAGTACTGCAGCAGGTAGAAAAAAGTTAGCAGCAGCAAATAAAAAGAAAAGAGCTGCTACTAAAAAAGGTAAACAACATGCCAAGCATGGATTACATAAAGGGAAAAAAAGATAAATAATAAAATATATAATCATGAGTATTTTTATACAAGAGGTTTTAAACTTGTTACAACGAAAGCAAGACAAAAAAAAATTACAACTAAAAAGAGACTGGTTTGAGTTTGGAAGAACAAAAAGTAGTTATTTAGGTAAATCATCATATGCACCTAAGATGGATCATTATACAATTAGGTTTGATGATTTAAAATGTGAAATTATTTCTGGCTTGGTTGGTGGAACTGGGACAGAACATACTTTACCTGTGTGGTCTACAATTGATATAAACAATTGTAAAGTTCAAACCATAGTTGACTCTATCTTTAGTCAAGATGATATAGCTACAGAAGGTCTTGTTAGTGGTGACTTTAGAGTTACAGGTAATACTGTATTAGAACAAAACTTACAAGTAGATCAAAATGCTAATATAAATTCACAACTTACAGCAGGATCAGCTAACATAAAAGATTTAACTGAAGACCGTATAGTTATTGTAGGATTAGACGGAGAGTTGGAAGATGACGCTAATTTTACTTTTGATGGAACTACATTTAACATTGGTCAAGGTAATTTTACTGTTGATGTGACTACAGGTAATACTCAAATTATTGGTACTTTAAATGTTGATGATCAAGCTACCTTTGCTAGTGCGAATGTAGAAGATCTTACTGAAGATAGACTTGTTATTGCTGGACCTGATGGAGAATTAGAAGATAGTCCTAATTTAACTTTTGATGGTGAGGAGTTAACAACAAGCAGTTTAACAGTAACAGATCTAACAGAAGACAGAGTTGTAATTGTAGGCTCAGGAGGACAACTAGAAGATGATGCCAACTTCACGTTTGACGGTGTAGAACTTAATATAGGAGCTGGTAACTTTACAGTTCAGGTAAGTGATGGTAACACACAAATATTAGGAACTCTTGATGTAGACGGACAATCAACTCTTGCATCAGTAAACGTAGAAGATTTAACAGATAATAGAGTAGTTATTGTTGGTGTAGATGGAGAGTTAGAAGATGATGCAAACTTTACATTTGATGGTTCAGTACTATTAGTAAATGGACCAAGCTCACATTTACATGGTGATATTGAATTAGGAAAAACTCCTAGTGATAGTATTTATGTTAATGGAGCTATTGTAGATGCAGCAGGTAATACAGGTCAAGAAAACCAAGTTCTTATTGGACAAGCTGATGGCACTGTACTATGGGGTAATGATGATATTGTAGAAACACTTACACATGGTGCTCTATGGTATGGTGATTCAAACAACTTAAAAATTGAATTACCCATATCTGCAGCTAATTCTATATTAGTATCTAATGGAACTGTACCAGAGTGGCAAACTCTAGACTCATTGGATATTGTAACAGGTAAAGGAACTATATACCGTTTACCTTTATGGACACCAAGTGATGATGAACTAGGTGATTCTATCTTAATACAAGATGGAGACTCAACTACTCCAGCTACTAAAGTTACAATTGAAGGTGAAGCTATAGTAGAGGGTGATTTACATGTAGAAACTAATACTTTTCTTGAAGGTAATGTTGAGGTCAACGGAACAACAAAATTAGATACACTTGCTCAAGATGATACACTTGTTCAAGTTCTTGTAAGAGATACAGCAAATGATAATTTAATTAAATTTAGAGATGCTTCATCAATAAAACCACAGGTTGGTTTTGATACATTAGATATGTTACCTGATGGTTGGGCATCAACTAATGGTAACTTTAATGCATATATAAAACTTAATGACACAACAACACCAGTCAAAAATATTAAAGATATGGATTGGCTTGTTGATGGAGATAGAGTTGTTGTTATTGCAGAAAATACTAAACAAGGTTCTAATTTAGCTGATTATGCCATTCAATTTCCTACTTGGGGGAGCCCAACACAAGTCATAAATTTTGCTTCTTGGAATTCTCCAACTACTCCAGCTGGACCAAATTTAGGTTATCCAACGTCTCATTTACGTTTTGGTGATAAAGTTAAGTTTACTGGTGAAATGTATCATGATATTACTACAGGAAAACAAATGAATTGGTGTTACTGCGTTATATATGGAAATAATAGCTGCCCTGTAGCAACTAGTGATAGCTATACTATTGATGAAGATAGTGGTACATTAACTGCTACAGCTCAAGCAATAGACGATGGTTACGGGGGTTATGGTTTAACATATACTGCACTAACTCAACCTAATAATGGTACATTTACATTTGATAATGCAACTGGCGTATGGACATATACACCGGATGCTAATTATGATGGTGTTGAACAGTTTACTTTTCAAGCAAATGATGGATACTGTGATAGTAATATTGCTACTATAACTATAAATATTAGTGCTGTAAATGATAAACCTCTTTGGACATCTACAAACCCAGTAACAGCTAATACTTATCCAAATTTAACTGGAGGAGATCAATGGGAATATAATTGGACAGCTATAGATGCTGAAACCCCTTGTTCTGATTTAACTTATACAGTTACAGTAACAGATGAAACAACTAATACGGTATACACATTACCTGATGCTAATCAATGGTTAACTTTTACACCTACTCCTTCCAATAGATGTGGAGGTACATTATCTGGTCAATACCCACCAACCGGTGGAGCATGGACAGTTAATATGACTGTATCCGATGACGGAAATCCGGTTCTTTCTGAAACAGATAGCTTTACTATAGCGGGTATATTGCCAACTATAAATACATATTTTGTAAATTGGTTTGATGCATCTGGATCTATGGATGGAGCAGGAACAATATTATCAAGAGCATCAAGTATTGGTTATGTTAGAACAATAAACACAGTTCCAGCTAATAATAGTACTACCGTAATAATTAGCCCAGGAAGTCAAGATGGCGGACCTTCAGGTGAAGGTCAGTTTGTAAATGATATGTCAGATATTACTTCTAATTATGTACCTTATAATAATCAATACTTAATAGTAGATGGTATGGAACTATTTGTAATGGATCAAGTGACAGGAAATGAAACAAGTACTGGAGCTTTTGTTACTGGACAGCCTGTATCTACTAAATCTAATACCTCTATTACGCTTACTAACCCTGTAACACTTCCGGTTAACTCAGCTCTTGTCTTTAGAAGAACGGCTGCTCAGAAAAAAGCTGATTATGATGGTGGTAGAGCAAATAATACTAGGTTAACCGCTAGATCTTTTTTACAAGATTTTTATGCAATAGGTTTAACAGAAGCTCAAGAAGATGCTGCAAATATTCCAAATAATCCTGCAACAAATGGTTCAGATGAATATGACAATAAAGTTAAATTTGGCTGGAGAGGTGGTGGCACTTCTGAGCATACTATAAAGTTTTTAGCAAATTGTGGAAATGGACCTTTAACAACAAATCCGGGTGATCAATTTGAAAATGCAGATACTGTCGTAATTGCAGCATGGGGTGATGAGTCTAATACTAATTATATGACTAGTCTAGATTATCAATCTCCAAATACTACTACGTCAAGTCAACTTGTTGCATCTGATATTGCAGCCTTACAGTCTTATATTCAAGCAGCAGAAACTGCAGCAGGTAACAATCAAATTTATAGAGCTGTCCATATGGTTATTGGAAATGCAACTCCTAATATAGCTGATTTAGTTCAAGGTCTTGTTGTGGGAGTAAATGGACCAGCACCTACGTTTGGTGGTGATTGGACAAATAACAATCTTATGCCAGTACCTAATAACACTTCACCTATAAAATATGTTGCTGCTGGGTATACAAACGACCCAATTCATGGAGTAATCACAGGTGTAGGTAATCAGCAAGATTTATTTTTTGCATCCCTAAATCAAACAGGAACTGCACTTGAAGTTCAACAAAATGGTCAGTATTATATGGGTATATATAGAGAAAGGCTCTTAGCTCTTGGATTTGTAGGTATATAATTAATAATCCAATATGAGTATTAAATTTAAATAAATAAAAAAATAATATTAAACAACTATGAATTTTATACAAGAGGTCTTAAATCTTTTAGACAGAAAAGAAGACAAAGAAGAATTAAATCTTACTAAAGATTGGTTTGAATTTGGTAGACAAAAAGCAAGCTCGGTTGGTAATCCATTGTATTCACCTAAAATGAAACCACATGCAATTAGATTTGATAATCTTAAATGTGAAATTATTAGCGGTTTAATAAGTGGAACAGGTCAAGAATACACATTACCAATGTGGTCTACTGTTGATTCTAATAATTGCAATGTGCAAACCATTGTTGATTCTATATTTAGCCAAAATGCTCAAGCAACTGAAGGTAAAGTTACGGGTAATTTTAAAGTTACTGGTAATATAACACTAACTGGTAATCCTGGATCATATTCAGTAAATGCAATTGTAAATGATATTGAAGATTCTATTAATGATAGTACAACGTTACTTACAGTAGAAGGTTTAAAAAATTATAATACAGGTGTTAATGTATCTGAAACAGTAACCAGTTTGAGTATTAATGCAAATGTCCTTACATATACTGATGAGAATAATGCTGATACAGATATTGACTTATCTTTATACTTAGATGATACAAATCTAGCAAGACTTGTAAGTGGTACATTAGATGCTCAAACAGGTATAGCAACTTTCACACGTGATGATGCTACAACATTTACTTTAGATTTATCTTCATTATTAGATACAAATACAAATGATATTGATTATATATCAGGCGTTGCACTTAACGGATCTAATTTAGAAATTACAGGTGTTGGAAATGCTTTTACAGGTAATATTGACTTAAGTGGTTTTGGAACAGTAACTTCAGTATCCGGTACAGGTGAAGTTAATGGTATTAGTTTATCTGGCACTGTAACTGATTCAGGTAGTTTAACATTAGGTGGTAGTTTAAGCTTATCAAGCCAAGAAATTATAGACTTTCTAGGATATACACCTTCATCTTTTGATGGAGACTATAATAGTCTAAGTAACAAACCAGCTGCTTCAGCTATACTATCTGACTCAGGTACACCAACCTTAGCTACTGGTATCACAGCTGAGGAAATTAGAACATTGATAGGAGCTGGAGACGGAACAGGTTCTATTGACGGCGTAACAGGAACTGCTCCTATAGTTAGTAGTGGAGGAACTACTCCTGCAATATCTATTACTGCAGCTACTACATCTGCAGCAGGTAGTATGAGTGCAGCGGATAAAACAAAACTAGATGGAATAGATGATGTTAGTGATAATTATGTTAAAAACAATGAAGACGATTTTACGCCTTCTGCTAAAGTAACTCAGATAGTAACATTATCTCAAGCTCAATATACAGCTATAAGTAGTCCATCTGCTTCAACACTTTATATAATAGTATAATATGGGAGAATTTAAATTTAATAATATAACATTTGATGAAATTGGTAAAATAAAGCTAGGTACAGAAAATGTGCAAAAAATTTATAATGGATATACACAAGTATTTCCGATTCCTGAGCCTATTGGGGAAAATGAAGTTTTAATAGGAAATTTAGTTTGGACAAAACCAAATGTTAGCGAAACTGAAGCTGGTATTCCTATTGCTACTACAGAAGCAGAAGCAATCAGTTATTTAGATAATGATCAAGCTGCATGTGTTTATTTTGAGTTTGATTCAAGTAATAATTCAAGAGGTTTACTTTTCAATAAACAAGGTGCAGAGGCTTTAACTCCACCTGATGGTTTTAGATTACCAACTTCACAAGATTGGGCAAAACTTGAACAAGCATTAGAGTATTTAAGTGGTAGTACAGATGTAACAAATGGAACTGGAGGTACTCCTAATTTTTTACCTTTGGATATAACTTCTAAACTAGATTTTGGAAACTCTGGATTTGATAGTCAAGGACGTGGTTGGGCTCGTAGTAATGGAGATACTATGATTTTTTATAAAACTAGTAGTGAATTTTATTGGAGAAGTATAAGCAGCACGAACGAAAGTACTCCTGGTTTTTCATATAATGGAGAAGACTCTACAATATCATTTGCATATCAAGCAAATTCTAATAAGTATGCTTATGTTAGATTTGTTAGGGATTATTAAAAAATTAAAAGATTAAATTTAATATAATAATGGCTAAAAATAAAGATAGTAGATTAAAAAGAGCAGGAGTTTCTGGTTATAATAAACCTAAGAGAACCCCTTCTCATCCTACAAAATCACACGTTGTTGTTGCTAAGAAAGGTGACACGGTTAAAACAATACGTTTTGGTCAACAAGGTGTAAAGGGTGCTGGTAAAAATCCAAAAACTGCAAAAGATAAAGCGCGTAAAAAATCTTACTATGCTAGACATAATGCACAGGATTCAAAACCTGATAAATTATCTGCAAGATATTGGTCACATAAAGTGAAATGGTAAAATAAAAGGGAGCTTAAATGTCTCCCTTTTTTTGTTTACATAGTTCACATATAATACTAATACCCCATTTCAACCAGACAAAGTCTATACTTCTATCTCCATGCCAGTCAATGTCATTATAATATACAATTGATGGCGTTATATGCCAACGGTCCATTCTGTAAATTTCTATTTTCATTTTGATTTCTTATTTATTTGCCCTACTTATTACGGTGGATTTGTAAATTTAAATAAGTAAAAGGGCCCACCGGAAATGCAAAAAACCAGTGGGGTTGGTTCCCTTCTTAATCTTACCTTCTTGTATTATCTTCTTTATAAAAAAGACTCATTATAAAGAGTATTAATAATATTGACAGATACTCTTTCATTAACTTTATAAATCAAATGTTGCTGGTTCAAACAAATTATATTGAGGAGTTTCTTGTAAAGACTCTTCTTCTACTGCATCAGTAGTATCTTGTATTTGAATACCCATTTGACCTAATAAATCAGCTACCATAAAGTCATGAAACTTTTGAGTACTACTTAACCAATGTCTTGGATGAGTCTTCTTAAGCGCATGTGTTACATGATTATAAAAAGTCCAAGCATTTTCTGCATCAGCATCATATTCATATGATGGATCTTTCATTTCTGATTTAACAGTTGTAAGCTGTCCTACATCCAGCAATTCTTCATCCGCATACAATCTACCTAATAGTTCAGATTGTTCTTTAAATGAAAGATTTACCTGCTTTAATGAATCTTTATCATCAATCATTTTTCTATAATGCTTTTCAGCATTTTTAATTTGATTAGAAATTTGCATTCTAACTTCATAATCTGCAGAACCAGTGTGTTTTCTTGCAAAGTTCATCATGTCTCCAGAAACCATACCGTTATAACATACTCCAACATATGCACCTACGGCACACTGAAATCTAGTTGTTTTGTCATAAGAGTTCGTCCAAGCAAACATCATTCCTAATTCTGATTCTTGATTTATCTTATCATCAAGAGAACGTGTTGGTATGATATGATAAATTCCCTGAGCAACGTTTGCATTTATATTTGCTCTATACATTTCTCTTGTAACAGTAAAGCCACTGGCATTCAACATGTTAAGAGTGTTTTCTATAACATCTTTATGAGGTATAACCGTATAGCTATCCCCGTGAGACGGAAGTGAAGCTGCTTCTAAATAGCTTCTTGTTGTATCTTTTATTAGTTTTGGCATTTGTAAATTTTTAAAGTGTAAATATAACAAATATAATCTTAGAAACAAAATTAAAATATATATCTAATTGTTTTTAAGTCAAAATATTTACTATATATTGTTTTAAACTCATTTAATAATCTTGATTTATGGCTCAAGGGGTATCTTAATACACCACTTTTATTCTTCACTTCTGAGCTGTATTTCATTAATTCTTGAGCTTCATTTGAAGATCTAATCATTTGAAACTTATGATTTGTAAGTGCAATTACTTCACATTTATTTTCACCAGCAATATCTTTTACTTGTTTAAATAAATTATCATACTCTTCTTTCCATCCGGGGTAAAATATAAGTGGACTGTAATTACAATGTACTTCCCATCCTAAGTCTTTGAGACGGTTAATGTCATGTATACGGCTCAAGATACTTGACATCTTGGGTTCAAGTATATCAGAGTACTTCTGTGGCATAAGACTTACACGCACTCTAGGTTTCTTGTTGAAACTACTAACGTCTAAGGTTAGTAATCCAGGATACTTAGTAGCCATTGTGCTATTAAGCTGCGGGTGATCATCATAACGTTTAAGATAATGTAACAGTGGTTCAGGTAAATGTTTCTGCATTAATACTAAATCTGTATTACATGCAATATCTACCATAGTGTATATGGGGTCTTGTTGATCCGGTACTTTATCATAAGACTTTTCCCATTCAACAACAGACTGAAATATCTGATCTACGTTTGTATTTACATAGACTCTCTTGTCATTGTATCTTGACATATAACAATAAGTGCTAACACATCCTCCAAAACAACCATATATAAGGTTAGGAGCAATGCAGTTAGCACTATTATTATTGTCCTTAGTAACAAGAGTTTTAGTCTCTTGTACTTTAATCATTCACTATTTCTACGTCAGCCCATGCAACAAGATGAACAACATTACCTTTTAAATCTAAACAATGAGAATACATCCCATCTATGTGATTAAAAATTAGTATTTGTTCTTCCTGAATTGCAGGAGCTCCGGGAGGAACTTTTATATCAGATTTAACTTTTATTTTAGAGCCTCTAGGTACTTGATGTAATTCCATATTAATTGTCTTTTACAAATTGACCATTAACCATCTTACCTGTACGTTTAGCAATTACATTATAAGCTGATTCAAGGCACTCTTCTAATTTAAGTCCTTGCATTTTAGCTTGAATGATCAGGGTAACCATAATATCACCCATAGCATCAATGACTTCTTCACGGTCATCTGCGTTGATTGCTGTACATAATTCTGTACATTCTTCTAAAGTTTTAAGAGCTTGGGCCATTGGTGTGGCTTTATCCAAGATTCCTTTTTCTTGTGCCCATTCTTCAACGGCACATTCTAATTCAAAATAATCCATTTGGTTTTAATTGTTTAATTGTTTGCTAATAAATCTAATACTTCCACTAATGATTCATGTCTATGATTATCTTTTAATATGGTTTTACTTACATATTTAGAATTTAAAATTTTAGCAACTTCATTAATTGCTGAGTAATTTTTATCCTTTAAATCAATTTGTTGGTTATCTCCACAAAGAATCATAACTGAATTTTTACCAAGTCTTCCTAAGACCATGGCTAGTTGAGCTCTTGTTAAGTTTTGGAATTCATCTATAATAACTATAGAGTTATCAAAAGTCCTTCCTCTAAAATGAGCAAGTGATACTAATTCTATCTTCTCTTCATTTTCCATCTTCTCTAAGATGGCCGGTTTATTATAAACCTTCCTCATATTGGAACGAATTGGAACCAACCAAGGCTCCATCTTTTCTTTTTCTGAACCAGGTAAAAAACCATTATCTTCTGTTGAGACTGTAGGTCTTGTAATTATGATTTTATTATACTGTCTCTTAAAGAACTGGTCTAAAGCTACTTGGACAGCAAGCAGTGTTTTACCACTACCTGCATTACCAACTATAAAATTAAAAGGATGTTTTAAAATTAAGCTCTTAGCTTCTTTTTGTTCTTCAGAAAGAGTTATTGAAAATCTTATTGGCCCCTTGGGCGGTTTTTTATCTGTATTTTGAGTCATTTAAAATAGTGTTAACTGATTTGCACTTACATTCATTATACTATCTATCTCTTTTTCAATAGCTTCTAAATAGTAACCTTTGTGTATGCCATAAGCATCCCACTTAGGTTTTAATTCCATTTTATTAAAAACTGTTTGCACCCATCTACCAGATTCTAGTTGAATTTCTCTACCGTCTGATTTGTTTACTTTAACAATCTTTACACCTTGTTTAGAAATATAATACCTATTTATCTTCTGCAGATCTTCTTCATGGTATGCTCCATCTTTTATTGACTTTGCCACCTGTTTCCAATCTCCTTTAGATTTACCACCTATACAATAATCTAAAATGTTATTATTTTCATTTAAATAATCCATAGGTAACATGTCATGTATAAAATAATAAAAAATTGCTTTAGGTATAACAAGTTTTGATTTATTTTTATGTAATTGTAAGTTAAAGAAATCAAATCTACCTTTTGTTTTGGTGGGAGCAAAAAAGAATTTACTACCTTCTATTTTAAATTTATAATGAGGGTTTTTTTTCTTGACGTCTCTCCAAGTGGTCATATCTACTTCTTTATAGTTATTAAGCCCTATGTAGTTGTTTACATCGGCTAATACTAATTTTTGATATTCATCATGTTCTAGCTGTAAATTTGTAAGATCTTCCCACTCTTTACAAATAGCCATGTATTCATCTACATATTTTCTTGGAATAATTGTTTCTATACCATCAGTATTTTGCATTAATGCTTTACTATCAGGTATTCTTTCCATAATCATTTCATATAACATAACTAGACTTAACTGACCATTAATTGTAATCCTCATTGTAAGTTCAGGATCATAAAAGAAACTGTTCTTATCATTACTTAGACCAAAGGTTGAATTTAATATAATCTTGTAAACATAATTCATGGGATTTGATTTAGGAATTTTTTTTCTTTCATCAAAAAACCATTCATACTGATCACAAAAATCTTTAGCAGGAAAATGTCCCGGAGCCCATCCATTTCTAATTACAAGATTAGGATAAAATGATGTAACATCTGATGACATTATTACATAGTCATCATTTGATGTATACACTCCAGCCTTTCTTGCACCGTGAACACCACCTACACCAAAATCAGTTTTAACATCCTTATAATTTACAGAATACTTAAAAGCACCCTTAAGATTGTTAGGATCTAACTCTACAGCGTTAAATCTCTCAAGAAGATTTTGAAACTGTGGAGATGTAAATTTAATATAAGGTAGTATAATATTTTTAAACTTAACAATACTTCTATGAGTTCTCATTTGCTTAAGATCTCTTTTAGGTATATTTAGTTTTTCACACATGTAATAAGCAAATAATTCTTTACTTATCCTGGGCTCACTGGCACTGTATAAATTTATATCATATGTATTAGTCAACTCCTTTCTTAACTTAATTAGATCCTTAGACCTATTAAATATTTCTTTGGTTGACTTAACATCATTAATATTGTATTCTAATACAGTATCAATTTCCTCAAGTGTTGTAATCTCTGCAGTGTGATGAATAGGCATATCTAATATGTTTTCCCAATCCATACTATACTGAATCCATTTGAGGCCTGAACGTTTTGCAGGGTTATCCCAGTGATGCATTTTAAATAAATCAATCTGACCTATTTTCATTTTCCACTGAGGATAATCCATAAACTCCTTCTTGTTAGACTTTTCTATACAGTATTGAGCATACCTGTAAATAATATTTGCAATTTCACAACCTGTTAAATCTAACCACAAATAGTGATTATCTACTATATATTGAGTAATCTGACCATCAAAGGCTAAACCATTATATGATATATGCCATTCTTTATTTTTAACATTCTGTTCAAGAAAATCTATAAACTTATTAAAGTCATTTCTTAGATCATGAATTACAAATATTTCTGTCTCTGTTGTTTTATAATGTTCAAAGACGGCTGTGAAACAATTAGATAGTGTTTCATAATCATGTACCCAATGTTTTTTTTCCATCTTTTTAATTGTTATTTGTTGCATTTTTAAGACTTACTTCTCTTGCTTCAAGTATTAAATCCATTATTACGTCATATACTGATTCTACTGCATCTTTTTGTGATCCATGAAATCTTTTATCTATTTCTCTTTCAAAAGCACTAATACTTTGAATACAATTCTTTAGTTTTTTCTTTTCCATTTGAGAAAGAACATATTGTAAATTGTGAGAAACTTCACCTAAACATTTTGTTAGTGCACATAAGATATTAATATCAATTATTTCTTCATTCTTTAATTGCTTCATAACTTTACTTATTAGAGCCAAAAAAAGCCCAAATTAATGAGCTTTTTTTGGTATCTGATATTATCTCTTTAGTAGACTAAAGAAAATGTATAATTTATTGACCTGGCATAATAATTTTAGAAACTTTTGTTTCTTCAATATTTACCTCTAAGAACTCTTTATAATTAAATGAAGATGCATTTATTGCAAAAAGCTCAATGAATGTTTCAATGTCAGCTTTATCATTAATATAATACTCTTGAAAAGTATTAAGAGTTACTCTTTGTTCCTTAACAGTTTTACCTGTTGTATTATTTGGAACTTTTAATCTTTGAGGCTGACCGCTTTCATCAAGACGGGGCATCATATGAAAAGATTCTTTCTTCTCTTTTCCAATTACAGCTAATATGCTTGACGTTGGGTCAAACATGGCTTCAATATAAGGTGATTCTAAGCTCACCGGTACTAGACTAAATGATCTTGCTCCTCTGAATACAGAGTTTACAAGCATCATATTGTTTCCTAAATTTGCCATTGATTTTTAATGTTTGTCCAAAGATATAAAATTGTTTTTAAATAATTCTATTTCATCTGGGATATTTTCAAATAATGTTTCTTTTTTAATATCAGGAACTGAACATAATTCATGCACAGTTTCTATAATAGAAAGATCTACACCTAATTCTCTTGCATAAATTTCATGAAAAGAATCAGGTGATAAAAAACTTTCTACATATTGTGATATGTTACCTACAGTACCAAAGAATTTTGTAATTGTTTCCTTTGTGTTTATACTAAATTTGGAATACTTACCATCAATAAAAGAGTTAAAATCATGTTTGTATTTTGAAAAATCATAAACATATATATGTTGATCATTTCCCAGGTTAAAATATGCTTCAAGTAGTGGATGATTTTTGATGTATTTAGACTCAAACTCTATATATTTTGAATCCGCTTTTGCATTGTATAAACACATAAACTTCATGTCTTCAGGTTTATAAAATTTATCCCATGAAATATATGTTTGTTCAGGGACAAAAGCTATACCTTTTTTTAGTTTCAGTAAAGGATATAAAAAAACTTTACTTTTTTGGAAGTATTGTGTATATACACCAGCCATACTATAATATAACTTTTTTAGCTAAGAATTCATAAGGCAAAGTGTAGTTTCTCTCTTTGTAGTGGTATTCTGCAACAGTAAGAACATCCCTTAAACCCTCAGTCCATATTGATAATGTCTCAGAAGATACATCAAATACATAAACTTGCTTGTAACTATCTATCACAGCAAACTTATAAATAATTGAGTAATCTTTCTCTGACTCATCTAAATTTTCATAGACTAATTTACAATAAATAGCTGCTTGTAACCAATATTTATAGAAATCTATAGTCTCTCTGAAGTCTGATATAGACTTACTGGTTGTCTTGAGGTCACAAATTGTGACCAGTTTTTCATCAGCATCAACTTTATAGAAATCAATAATACCTTTTAAACCAAAAGGTTTATCAATTAAATCACAAGACAAAGGTTTCTCAGCATATGTCTGAATAGGATCTAAATCAAATTCAGTTGCTGCTTTACTAAAAAGACTCATTACATCTTTATTGCTTTTAATTATTTCAGCGTACTCTGTGCATTTAGCAAGAGTATCTTGATCAATCACATCAACGTTAGTGTTTAAAAGAAACTTCCAATAAGGCTCATAGTCATCAACTTTAATCTTTGCTATTCTAGCATCATCCAGTTTAAGTGACTGGTACAAATTAAACTCTTTTAAAGTGTCAAGTATGATTGTGTTATCAATACCTCCAAGAGTCTCTGAGTCTGTAACAGTAGATAAATGTTTGAATATCTTTCTTACATTATCTGATGGTGCACTACCAGGGACAACATTAAACTTATCATTAACATGCTCTGGTTCAAATACCAAACAGTGTACAAGCTTTCCTTCAACAAGATACTTATCTGTTTTGACTTCTCTGTCTTTTAATATATAGTCCTTGTAAAACAGGGACGGGGAAAATAATAATCTATTCAATGAAGAATAGCTAAATGAAAAGTCTTTAGAATAAAACTCTTCTTCTTTTTGTGTATCTATCATAATTTGTTTTAAAAATAAGGAGAGAGGACCCATAAGGGCCCTCCACGATTATGGCAATATTCTCCTTAAATTGTTATTAATTGTTCTTCTAACTCTGTGTTAAAAAAACTTGCTTCTCTTTTTAGTTTATCTATATACTTTGGATTAACCTTAATGGCATCTAAGTTTATAGTAAACACGCTATCATCAGATAAACCCATATGAGATTTAACTACATTATGAAAAGCATATCTAGCGCACTCTTTAAAAGCAAACTCACTAAAATGATCTGCCTCTATCAACTTCATTAGGTATGTATTATAGTAATGACCGGATCTAGTCTGTGTGTATGGTGAAAACTCTTTCAAACTTGCTTTCAAAGTTTTCACATTAACACTATTCCAGTTTCTTGCATCTTTTAAGTAATCATAGTAAAAATAATATAACAATGATACATAGTCAAATGACTTAGTTAAGTTACAATTTGAAAGTAACTCTAAAGCTAAAGCCCTGTTTTCTAAATCATCAGACTTAATCATTTTTCTTGCGTTAGAATACTCCTCCTGAGTTAATATATGCAAACCCTCATAAATTATTTCATTAAGGTTTGAATCTAATATAACATTACTTGAAGATGTTATTCCTACAATCTCATCATAACCTTCTTTATCTAAATAATAATGATTGTAATGTGTTCTTTCAGGATAACAGCTATCCATATTTATTTGATTGTAACCGTACTGAGCTTTAATAGAAACAAGATCATCTTGATTATAAAGCTCAAGCTCTGATATAAAATTATTTAAAGTATCAGCATCCACAACCCCAGCACCTTTAGCTTTATAACTTTTAATTACATCACTAACTAAATATAATGACTCCCAAGAATATGTTGCTAAGTTATTAAGATACTTAGATGATACAACCTTATAATCCGCTGTATCTTTATTTCTGGTAATAGAAATGTCATACTTCTCCTTTAATAAATCTACCTTCATACGTGGTAAATCTAATTTAGGATATCTATAGAAAGACTTACTTTGTATATCTACAGTATTAACTTTACTAATATTTATACCTTTAATATCAAACTGGCCTGTACCTGCAAAATATGACAGATACATATCAAAACTGTCAAATATAGCACCTGATCCATTTCTAAAGTGATAATTATATATTTTCTTCATCTTATAAATATTTTAAATATTCTTTTTTTACATTAACTTTAAACGTATACAGATTCCTGTTATAAATCTGTATGTCTTTTCTACATATAGGCTCAAAGTATCTGAATGTAATTTTTGAAAGCTTATCTTCTTTCTCCAACATTAATATCATATCTTCAGCTGTATTACGTGATAATTTGTTGAAGTTTGATTGATCCATCCAATATTGAATATCTTTATTTCTATTGAACTTATACATATTACTGTAAGCTTTTTGAGCAAACTCCCATAATAAATGTATGTTCTTAGTATAATCAATAGTTGGAATTATCTTTGATGCTAAATCATGATCTGCACTGTCATAAGAATTCAATTGAGAAACTAATAACTCTAACATTTCTTCATCTAATACAATTTTATTTGCAGAAGAATGAAGTACTGTTTCAGCATCAACTACAGAAACAGATGTTGTATCAATTTTATGTGCTAAGTTAATTGCCATACCTGTAAGCATCCACTCATCATAAAGACTCTCTTCAACATCTAAACTATAATATCTAACTTTATCTGTAACCTTTTCTGTTACTATAACATGATTATTATGGTTATCCACATCTAGTATAGACCCATTGGTAGAAGATATAGCTTCCATATTCCATAATTTACCGGCCATATACGTACTAGGTATATTCAGACCGTTTTGGAACTTACCAAATATTTCATCATGTCCAATTATAAGATCAGCCAATGTATAATCATTAGTTACTGTGATCTTATGCTCTTTTAAAGCTGCTTTCAATCTATCTTGTGATACATTACATCTGGGTAATATGAAAGCTTTCTTTTTGTTTATAAATGTCTGATCTGTTTCTGTTGGTACAGATAACAGTCTGACTATATTGTCATACGTTGTTTCATCTTGAGTAGCTAATACATCTTCAACACCTGAAGAGGTTAGCACCCCATATAATGGGGCACTATCCAATCCAAAGTGTGTCAATGCATCAGTATCAAAATCTTGATATACTGATTTTGTTGCCATTTTACTTCATTGTCATTTTGATGATATCAGCATTCATCATCATTTTGTTAAACTTAGCTTTGTTGCCATTAAATATTGTACGTACAATCAAATACTTAAGATCATTAGTGAAATAGTCTTTTGTACAAAGAGCTATTAATCTATCAGTGATCTTCTGAGTAATTGTATTGTCTTTAGAATATACAACAGCATAGTTAGCCAAACGTGTTGCAAGTGTAGATGCAATATCTGCACGGTAAGCATCATCTTTTCCAACACAACCTCTTAGTTCACCAAGAATATATGATTCATTATCATGAGCCAATAAATCTTTAGGTGTTACCAGTTTGTCCAGTTTGTTATTAATAAAAGTTGTAAACATAGATGCAAATGCATCACCTACAGAACCTTCACCAATCATTTGGATCATACTAAGGTTATCTTCAAAATTGTCAAAGCTTGAAATAGAGTTAAAGAATGTAGTAATAGATCTTGAGTTAGTTTCTTGTGTTACTAACTCAGGGTGTAATAACAAAAAGTTAATACATCTTGTATCTATACCAGCTTCTTCTGCCCAACGAGCCCATACATTAACATCAAACTTTAAGTTAGCAGTAATATAACGTGTCTTTTGTGCACTGTCAATACTGTTTACCATATAATCACCGTTATCCGGGTTTGCTGTCAATATAATATGCCAATCTTTTGGAAGAGACCATGAAATATAAGTCTGACGATCAATTAATTCCATAACTGCCTGAATAAATCTCACATCAGCACGGTTCCAGTCATCCAATAATAAAATACCACCTTCTTTTACATCAGCAATCCATTCTGGTGCTGCATAAGACATTCTGTTTTTACCAGTCATTTTATATCCGTTCTTTAGATATGCATCAACTGCTAACTCATCAACCCATTGACCAACTTTCTTAGTCACTGTGCCTCCTAGTTTTGCAAGATCAGCACCTGCTTTTGCTGTATAGTTTAAATCATTTACTTTCTTAACTGTTTTTTCTGTATACATCTGAAATTGACGTACAGGGAAACCAACTAAGTCACCAAGCTCTTCTATCTGAGCTAAGTTTAACTTAACAAAGTTTAAATTATTTTCTTTTGCTAATTCTATAATAGTAGATGTTTTACCGATACCTGATTCACCAACAACTTCAATTGCTACTGGATTTTTACCTTCTGCTTGTATCTTACGATTGTTTGTGATGATGTGATTTACAAAATCTTTTACTTCATCAATGTTTAAATTTACTTGTGCCATAATTGTTTTTTATTAATTTAATTTTATTACTTTTCCTGGTAAATCGTTATTCATATGAGACCTGCTGCTTAATACCCAAAGAGTATTTTTAGGGCAGTTGTCTGGATTATATGCTTCACCATCTGTTAAATATATAAGGGCTGTATAACGCCCGTACTCATTGTAGTGATCTACAACAGGTTGAAAAGATGTACCTCCTCTACCTTTAATGTTCCAATCTTTTTTTGGATTAAAGTCTTCTACAGAATTTAATCTTGTATCACACTGTGCTACTGTAATTTTATGACCGGTTTTATGCATGTGATTTATTTCATTCATAAATTCTACCAGTTCACTGCTTGATACAGAACCAGAAGTGTCAACACCAACAAGAATATGATTCTTAAACTTAATTTTAAGACCGGGATTTGCTATATAACGCTTATTATACTTTCTTCTTAGCTTCTTTGTATATACAACAGAAGAATTACCTACAAAACGTCTTAAATAAGCTTTCCAATCAAACTTTGCTGGTTCAACATGACGCAACCTAGATATTATCTCACCTAATTCTCCAGGAATAGTACCTTGTCTTTTCTCAGTTTGTTCTGCAACTTCTTTAAGTTGATGCTCTATTTGTTTTTCTATAAGCTTTTTATCAGCTTCAGAAAGTTCATCAAATTCATCCCATGTAGCGTGAGCATCATAAGGACTATCTCCTTCAGTATCATTAAGCATAGAGTCAAGAGATGGAGATGTCCCATCATCTTTAGCTTCTGACAGTAAATCATAATAGACTTTAGTACCCGCTTTTACTGGTAGTTTTAGTTCTGGAAATGAATCCATTGTAATGCCACCTTCAGGTAAGTAACTTGAATCTATGTATTGGTTTATCTCTAAATCTGCAGCAATATTAAATAACTTTTTGTCACTGTATATATCACGCATTATTAAGTGACCAAAGCTTATATGCAATATCTCATGCTTAACTAATCCAACTCTGTGCTCTAAACTCAGGTTATCAAAGAAATCAGGATTAACTGCCAACTGTACACCTATACCATGCTTGCTTACACCAGCGGTTGGTATGTCTTTTCTAAAAGTCTTATTAAGACCAACTAAAAAGAGCCCGTAAAAGGGCTCTTCAAGTATTAATGTTTTACTTGCTTTTGCAAGTTGATCTGCTGTTTTTACCATTTTAACTTCATGTTTATATCATAATTAAATTTATAATCAGTTACCTCTTCTATTGTTCCTTTTATCTCCTTGTCAAATAAGTATTCAAATAATGTTTTAACATCATCATCATCTTTACGGTACTGAATGATAAAGTTATAGAAATTCTGCCAACTTAAATTTGTTATGCTTGTATTTGATCTATACATTGATGATATTTCCTGTTTAAAAATATCAAACCCATCATTACTAAATATATCACTGTGTGATTCAATTATTTTTTCTCTTGTAGATTTATTAGAATCCTTAGCAAAAAACAATATATAAATAGGATCTAGATTTAAATTTTTTAAATTTTCCAATCCTATGTTTACATCTTCTTTTACTGATGAAGACAATATTTCATTTAAAGATTTATAATCTTTTATGTTTAAACTATTCATTTAATCTTCTATTTTTAAAGTTTTAGACATCCAATGTGGTTTTTTTTCACGATTTATGTGAGTCAACCATTCTTTTGCAGAAGGTATATAATTATTACAATCTTCTTTTACATGTTGTTCTCCAACATATCTTGTGTATACTGTTTTACCATCCGAGTTAGTAAAACTATTTCCAAATAATCTTTCTGCTTCAAAAATTCCTTCTGAATGATGGCGGAACATTCTATGAATACTATGACCCACCCATGATTTAGTTTCATCAAACCAATCATGAATGTGCACATAATCTTCAACTTTACCACCCCATTTTCTCACAGAACTCTTAGCATGTAATGATGGATGAGCCATTATATAAACAGCATTTCATCAGACCAGTCATAGTCTTCAGTTATATTCTGAGAATAATTTAAGTTAAATGTATTATTTTCTACATCAATTGTGATGTGACCATAACCACCTTCATTATTAACCCAGTCTCCAACTGTATCAACCTTAGAAGCAATAATATCCCAAGCAAAATCTCTGATTATTTCTTCTGCTTTTTTATTAGGCATATCAATATATTCATAACTATCTTTTTCAGTTCTGAAGTATATCTCATCAATATCTCCAGAATCACCACTTCCTGAAAACTCAATTGTAATTTCAACTACACCTAAGTGTTTGCAATTCATTAAAGTTAGAGCTCTTTTTAGATTTTCTTTATTTTTTTCTTCATTTTTATTCTCCATTGTTTTCCTTTGTTTTTTTTAATTCATTATCTTCTAAAATCTCTATATACACACCTGGATTTTCTTTATCATATGTATAATTATAAAATACTGGTAGTATATTATCTGCATTATCATCTTCTATCCAGTCATATGATGTCATATCATCTTGCACTGTTTGTGCAGGATTTATATAATCAAACTTATGACGTGTACCTCTAACAAATGTAAAACCAATTTTAACAGGAAGTTTATACTTCTTAAGTTCTTCTTGGAACTCAGGAGCATATTTCTGAAAATACTCTTTTGTATTTTTACGGTAGTTCATAACAGTTTTACTTGCTATAAAATACTTACCTGTCCATCTACGCCCATTTTTTGAGCTTGGTACATTGCCGGGTATAAACCATTTTTTATTTGCCATACTATTTTAAATTATTTTTTTATTAAAATGGATCATTATCCCAGTCTTCTGGCCATAACTTTTTAGCTATAAACTTTCCAACTATCATTACTACTACGGCTATTGTTAGCCAACCTATTGCTTCTATCATATTTATTTATTTAATGTTTCTTTTAATAATGGCTTTAGCATTGCATGAACCTTATCAAAACCATGTAACTTCATAGCGTCTGATATATCCTTGCATATAGTTAAGGCACATCCTTGAATATTATAGGCTTTTGCATATGCTTTAATTGCTTTTGAACCCGCCTCATCATTATCAAATAATGTGATTACCTTTTTGTATTTTTTCTTTAGATTATCAATTAGATAAGGTTTGATTAACGTGTTTTCACTATTAGGTGCAATCACTTCTATATTATAACCCATACCTTTTAAACACATTGCATCTTTTAAAGATGAACATATTACTAAGTAGGGTTGATTATATTTAAGTTGATCATAACCTTGCAGATACGGATTAATATTATAAAACTTGTGTTTAGGGTCTTTTGGTTGATATAACTTTATAAGATCTCCGTCTTTATTAAAGTAACCATATGTCATAGGTTTTCTAAACTTTGCAACTTCTACTTTATCATCCTGTTCCTTTACCATAGTAAAATATTCAATGGGTTTTACATTATATTCATTTAAAATTTTAGAACCAATTCTAAATGATAACCAATAGTCAGCATCAATACTATCCCATTCTTTTATACAAGCACCTTCAAATTTCCATTTAGCATTTGCTTGAAGAGTAATTAATTCAACATTTCCACTTTTAACATATTCATTGTATTCTTGAATAATTTTGTTAACAGCTTGAGTATAATTTAAATTAAATATTTTTTGAATTAAATCTGTTTTATTACCTGAAATACCAGTAGAAAAATCTTTAAATTTATACTGTCTTGTTCTAGTATCAACATAAATAGCAAAACTTGGAGTTCTTTCTCCAGGATTAAATATAGATGTTATTTTAATATTTTGACCTATTAATTTTTCAGGAATATTTAAATAGTATTGAAATACCCAATAACTTGGTATGTCTTTTATATTTATTAATAAATTTTTAGTACTAAACATATTATAAAAAAAAAGGGGTAGCCTAAACCACCCCTCCTATTATTTTAAAGATTAAAGATCAAAATCATCACCAGACACTGTTCCAGCTACTGGTTCAAATGAACTTGTAGTAGAAGCCGTGTTAGTAGACTTATTCTTTAATGGAACAATATGCTCAGATCTATTAAACTCAACTAAGTTAGAGTTATCTACATCTAATCTTTCAACAGTAACTCCATTTCTGCTACGCTTTGGTAAGAATAACTGTAGGTTGATGTAACCTTCTTTGTTTTCCCACTCACGTCCTGCAATACAGAAATTGTAATAAGTATCACCACTTAAAATAGTGTTTGCAGATGAAACAAATTGTTCAATTGTTTGTGCTTGAATTGAATCAAGTTCTCCACGTTTACCTTGTTGTTCAGCTAAAAAGATTAAAGCTTTCATAATTTCAGCATCACGATTGATTTCTCTACCGCTTGGTAATGTTGCATCAGCAAATGCATAACGTTGAAATGATACTCTACCAACTTGACCTTGATATCTTGGTCCACTTGGATTATTCATATCATGTAAGAAACCTTCAAACTCTCCTTTTACTGGTCTACTTTCTACATTGATTTGTAGATCATATGCAGAGCTATCATAAGGTGGAGCGTTTAAAACAATAGAATTAATTTTTAATTCTTGGTTACCTGCATCAATTACTGGTTTTACTTTGCCGCTACCGGCTGACATGTCTTTTGTACTTAACATTTCTCTTTTGATTTTAAATTTAACTTTGATTATTAATTTTCATAGGCTGTAATAGCCTCTCTGACATACTGAAGATCATTTGGAACAAAATCATCTTCAAACATATCCATTGGTGATTTACAGGTATTTTCTCCATTGTTTTGTGTTTCAAAACCATAGTGTAAACTACCATCATCTTCTTTACGGACTTTGCCAAACAATACAATAGAGAATAAACCCTCTAGTGTAAGTGCATTGTCAATCATTTTACCCACAGTTTTTGCTTTTACTTTACGGTTACCATTGATATCCGTTGATTCTTCAGCGTGGGTCAAGAAGAATACATAAAGATCTTCTCTCAAGTCTTTAGGAAGCTTTGCAACTTGAGCAAGATTTGCAGCAATCTGAGTAAACTTATCATAGCCTTTTTCATTAGCTTTATCAAAGTACTCAAAACTTGACATGTATTGCCAGTCATCAATTACTAAGTTTTTGATGTGAGGCATTTTATCACTTACATGCTGCATAGCTTTATAAACTCCTGGGCCGCTTGATACACTGATCAAATTACCATCTGGATTTGATTTATCCAAAGGAGTATATTTACTTTTCCACCCTTTAAAAGGTAAGGGTTTATTAGCAATATTTATAATAACTGTTTCTTTAGGATCTAAATTCCTAATTGAGGTTGATTTACCTGAGCCTGACTCAGCAATTACTAAAACACTTTGTGCCATACTTAACTATTTATTTTCTTTTCTATTTTACTTAAACTATCTGCAATTCTGTTTAGTGCTTTAACAATACCATTCATTGGTACTGCTTCATCTGGATTTGGAAGATCTTCCATTTGTTCCAGTAAGTTATCAAAGATAGTATTTTTTCCTTGTTTAGAAACTACATCACTTACAACTTTAAGTTCAGAAACAGGAATTAAGTGTCTTTGAAAACCACTATTGCTTTCTACTAACTCATATTCTTCTTTCCAGTGAGGATTATATTTATGTAAATATAAAGTTCTCTTAGGATCTTCTGAGTCATAATCAATACTTACAAATTCTGTGTAAATATCTTTGTTTCTTTCTAGCTCACTTGGGAAAAAACTAACATGTAGTTCATCCTTTCCTGATGGTCTATAAGCCATTTTGGGAATATAAGCAGCATTTGATAACTCATTCATATTGAAATAGTTTTCATGCTGTTCTCTTAGTTCTTTTACTTTTTGTTTTCTTTGTTCTGGAGTCATTTTTTCATTCCTTATTAAATTTTCAATTTTACATTCTTAATGCTTCTTGTGCTGGTGTTGGCATTTCAGCTATTTCCATTTTTTCAAACATTGCTTTAAAGAAACTCATTCTTGTATCACCATTACGGGCTTTTAAGAAGTGTAGTACTAATGTTCTATCATCTTCTATAATATACCTGTCTGGTCCATACAATCTAATTTTCTGTTTAGCTGGTCTATTAATACCTATTAAAGTATCAGCATGTTGAAGCATAGCATCTGAACCAAACAAATCTGATTCAAGAATATAATTACCATACTTACCTTGTTGTGCACGTTCTGGGTTATCAATGTTTCTATTAAGCTGTGATAAAGCAATAAACAAACATGGATACTCACGTTTTGTTTGTGTAAAGAACTCACCTAATTCAAATAGCATATCTAAACTACTATTTTGATATGGTGCTCTCTTAACAAGCATAGTGTGATCCAGTGTGATTATAGTCTTTTTACCTTTATGTATATTCATATACATATCAATCTGTTCTCTCATTTGATTAACAGTCATAGGTCTTGAGACTATATCAACAGGATATTTTACACGTTCTTTAGCATACTGATGACACTTGTTTAATACATCTGTTGTTAATACACTACCAGCACTACATAATTCTTTATATGTCTTACCAGTTATAGAACTAAACTCACGCAATGCTGAGGTTCTACCAACCATTTCAAACTGAAACTCTAAGACTCTAAAATCATCTTCAGAATTTAATTCAAAAGATTCTCTTATAATCTGATCTTTAATCAATGTTTTACCTGAACCAGGTCTTCCACCAATTACAGTAAGAGTGTTCCATTCTAAACCATCAGTAGTGGCGTCATTAAATTTAGGCCATGGAGTGTAAATAGATTTTTCTTCACCGTTTGCACGCTTGACCATATATTTAAGTGCATCATTAAATGCAGCATATTGACCCGCCCATCCTTCTGTTGGTTTACTCATTTTCTATTGTGTATATGATACTCTCAACATTTTCTATACTTGCTTCACAAGAAGCTTCATCCGGAACCCATGTTCCATCTCTAAGCATTTGAAAATCTTCTAGTATCTGGTTTAACTTATGTAATACTTCTGTTATTTTATCTGATGTCATTATACTACTTTTTCTTTAAAATGATGAGTCTCTGTTTTTACACCGTCTTTAATCATATCACAGTAATCTGCTAGTTTACTGTGTTTTACCTTATGTTTGTCTTGTTTTGCTATAAAGTACTGACTTGTAACCATATACATGTAGTTAGTCTCTCTATACTCATTTACATACATACGTGTTGCATCAAGTATTTCATCCCAAGTATAATCATAAGTTTCAAAAAACCATCTAAAAGACTCAGAAAGAGCTTTTACATTTTGTCTTGATGGCATTCCTGAAGGTAATCTTCCAGGTGGAAATATATTTCTATATATATCCAATTTATCATTAAGATCTTTACCCATCAATTCAATGTTGGTTTTCTTCTTGGCTTTAATAAAATAGCCATCTAATTTTGTAATTAGTTTTTTAGCTTTATTTGTAAGCTTGTATGATGATTCCTCTTTAATAAGAAATCCTTCTTCTAATAGTGCAGGTAATTCATCTTTAGATTTCAGTAACGGTACTGATGTCTTTTCCTTCACGCTGTACAATAGAAGCATTTGATTTGGAGTTATCTTCTCCTTTGTTATTTTCTGAAATATTTCCCACATATTGGTTTATTTTATTTTGCACTGATTCTATACATTTATTGAATTCAGAGTAACCAACATACATGTAGTCTTCACAAACTTTAATTGAATGTATGCATGTAGCATGGTCTCTTTTCATATACTTACCTGATTCTGATTTACCATAACCAAACCTTTCTACAGCTATGTAAAAGAAAATTTGTCTAAGCATTGTTATTGGCTTAATGCGTGTTCTATCTTTCAAACTTTTAGTATGAATAAAACTTGGGTACTGCTCATGTAATGTAGCAATACACATTTTCTCTAACACTTCAAGACTAACTCTATAATCTTTGTTTTTTACAAATAAATGTATATCTACGCCATATTCATTATACAGCTTTATTCTGAAAGCATGTATATCTTTTAGAATATTATTATGTTGATTTTCAGTCATTTAACTTATTTTGGGTCTTAACAAAGTTAAGAAATTTTTACCAATTTATCAAGGACTTTCCCTGATCATTAAGTATTTTGTTTATTGTTAGAAATAAATCTTTATCATTCCATACACCGCCTTTATAAGCAGCAGCTGCTGGATGTTCTACTTGAATTACAATATGATTAAGTAATAATTTTTGCCATTCTTGAGCTTTCTTACCAAGTAATACAACAACAAGCTTAGAAGGATAATTATTCATTCCAGTAAGTAGTTGTGTTGTAAATGAATGCCATAATGAATAGTGTGAACCTATTTTATTAATTTCTACTGTTAAAGCAGTATTAAGCATAAGCACACCTTGTTCTGACCATCTAGTCAAATCAGGATTTCTTTCATAACCTGGATACTGTTTCTCTAATGAATTAAATATATGTCTTAATGAAGGTTGTTCTTTCATTGTATTACTACAACTAAAAGATATACCATCAGCAACACCAAGTTGAGGATATGGATCTTGTCCAATAAATACAACTTTTGTTTCCTTATAAGGACACTTTGTAAAAGTTTTAAACCAATCTTTCATTGGTGGTGTAAATCTGGTGCCATTTTGCACCATACCTGCAAGTTTATTAAGAGTAGTGTAAAAACTTTCTGAATCCAAGTAAGGATATATTATATTTTCCCAACCTGAATTTTCTAGTTTTAATTTTAATTTACCTATCTTTTCAGGCATATTGATTGTTTGTTGATGCATATTTTACTATATTTGTATATTAAATGAAACATTATGGAAGATTTTGTAAAAACAACTAATACATACGATTTTACCAAAAACATTAAAGATATTGAAATTAATACCGGTTTTATATTAGGTCTTAATGATATACTGATGTTTTATATAACTAACATTGTTAAAGATGCAACTACTTTACCAGAGACTTTTAAAAAGTTTGAAAAAATAATTACAGGTGACGAACCAGAAAAAGTAAAATTAGATAAAATAGAAAGTCAAATATATACTTTATTTGCTCTTCAACAATTATTAAAAGCAAAAGCTAAAGAACAAAATTTAGAAATTGAAGTAGATAGTAAAATTACTAAAGAAGATTTGACTGCTTATATGACAGCTTTAATGGATGATGATTCAAAAGCTGCAGATAAAAAACTACAAGAAATACAAAAATTAATAAAACCTAAATTATCTTAAATTCATATTACTAAAATCTCCTATTTCTATACATGCTTGTATAGCTAAATTTAATTCATCTTTATCACACTTACCAAAAGACTTGCAGTACTCTGAATTATCTCTCATAAAACAAAGTCCTGCCTGTCTTTTTACATTTAGCTTAACCTCATTAAATGTATAACCAATCTCATTTGCTATTTCTCTACACATAACATGTATTCTTGCCAGTTGTGCATTACTACCTTTAACTTCATCAGATACACTAATGAACATCTCAACCTTTGCACCTTCTGGTGCATTGGCTAAAAAGTTATTAATTCTAGATTCATTTGCTTTTATAGGGTAAATAATTTTACCTCCTTTAATTTCTGCGTTTAGATATATATGATTTTTCATTTTTTTATATATTGATATTTTGTGATTCATGATGTTTCATAAGCATACAAACATAATCTAATGTATCATTTTCACTCATTTTATAAAAAATACTTTCTTTTTCATAACCATCTGTTAATAAAATATCCTCTATACATATAGTATATTTATATTTAGTTTGATTAGAATTTTTTGAAGCATCTAGTAAATATTCAATAATTATATCATTCTTTTTATATACATGTTTTTCTACTTTATTTGTTTTCATGATAATCTAATATTTCTTCTTCAAGATTATATATATCACCTTCTAGTATTATATCAAACACTGGGAGTATATCTACTGTAACTGTATTTTTGTTATAATCTTTCAATGTATACCAAACATGTGTTAACTCAACTGATGAAGGATAACCTGGTGTTCCTGGATTACCATGTTGATCATAATACTCATCAGGCTCACCTGCTTCATAAGAATATTCAATATCAAGATAAATCTCACTATCTCCTGTTGCAATTGTATGTGTATATAGTCCCATTATTTAAATCTTAAAGCATTATCAATTTGTATAAAGTTTTGACCACAAACATCACAGTTTATGTCTAACTCTTCATCTTGGTGTAGTGTTGTATTATTACAGTTAGGACAAGGATGTTCATCTAAGTGTATCCATTGTCTAGCTGCATTCTTATTTTCTTCTTCTATGTATTTATCATATGAGCCATACTGTTCTTGTATTTGCTGCATAAATATTTCTTTCATTTTTCCCATAACTTAATCTAATGGATTATAATATTTAATTTTCTTTTCATCAAAACTCTTAAGAGCATTTTTTACCCATCTTTCATCAGCTGTTCCTTTATAACATAGTATATGACAGGTTGCTTTTTCTGACGGATTAAGTCTTAATAGACGGCCAATTCTCTGAGATGTTTTTCTTTCATTACCGTATGCATGCATTATAATACCTTGCTTAAGCTTTGGTATAGTAACACCTTCACTAAGCTGTAGTACACAAGACATATTATTTATACGTCCATCACTAAATAACTCAAAATTATCTTCTGAATTTGGATTATTAGAATGATAACTGTGTTTACATATTCTATCAGCTTGATCTTGAGTGTTTGCAAATACAATACACTTAGAACTGATGTTTGCTAATATAGACTTTACATATTTTTCTTTAGTGTTATAGTCCATTAAAGCCCTCATTCTCATGATAGAAGCAAACTGTTGTTGTTTTGGCGTTATAGCCTCTTCAAATCTTTTGTTTACATACATATAATCTTTATATTCTGATGTATACCAGAATCCACCTTTCTTATTTTTCTTCTTGTGTGTAGGTGTTTTAGCTAAAAGTAACTCATGAACTATAATCTGATAATCATTTAAGATATTACTATCTGTAGCATCATCAACAGTAAAGGTGTATTTAATTGGGCAAAACTCTGCAACCATTGCATACTTCTCTGTTCCTTTACGTACTGGTGGTGTACCTGTTAAACCAAGTATGTTACCAGAAAATGCTGATAAAAAACTTCTATGGTTATTTAATAAACTATGACATTCATCTAAATAAAGAAGCTGGTATTCCATAGGATTCTGTTTATTAATAGATAAATAAGTTGTAAAGGTTAAATGATCTGCTAAACGTTCAAGTTCCATCTTTTTTAATTCAGATAGCCAAGACTCTTTGATTGATAGTTTTGGTATAACAACCAGTGCCTTAACAAATGGATCATAGTTCTTTAAGAAATGCTGTATTGCAATTCTTGTTTTACCTACACCCATAGATATACCTAAACCACATCTATTATGTTGCACTGCTATTGCCAATGCATCTCTTTGTACTATTTCTCTATTTGTCATTTTAAAATTTTAATAGTTTTAATAATTTAATATATCTAAATCTAAATTGTTATCAATTAGTAATTCATTTAGTTTATGTTTACACTTTTCAAATGCATCATAAGCATCTTGGCTCATATCATCTGGTGCATACTTAACCTGTAATCTCAACCATTGTTTCATCTCCCATAATGTATTAAACATTTTAGATGCATCATTGGCCATTTCAAATTCGGTTTGATCTTCCGGTAAATTGAATTCTAATATTGCTTTCATTTATTCATCTTTATTTATAAAATATATGTTATCTTTCTTCATATTGTATGAAATTCCATTCTCGGAAGTAATCATTATTTCAAAACTCCAACCAGACCATTTAAAATCAGGTGTTAGTTCA